GATTTATTAAGATTTATTAAGATTTATTAAGATTTATTAAGATTTATTAAGATTTATTAAGATTTATTAAGATTTATTAAGATTTATTAAGATTTATTAAGATTTATTAAGATTTATTAAGATTTATATTTGTAAACGACATAACCTATCAAAGAAAATAAACCAACAGCACTGATAGAAAATTTCTCAGCTTCTTCCAAATAACCCCAAGACATTACACTAGAAAATATAATATTCAATACACCACCCAACATTAAACCTGCGGATATTATAGGATGTTTTAATAAATGCCCCCCAATTATAGTTAAAACTGATCCAACTAAACTGACTCTGAAATGTTGAATACTAAGAGTCTTTCTGTTTGTACTTATTTGATTTCTAAGTTCTTTTTTATCATCTCCCGCATAAAGTACTCCACCTGGATTGCCACTATATAATTCAGTTTCTGATTTTTCTAAAGCAACATATTTATCCTTGTGATAAAGATAAATACCACGATTTAATGTAACAGCTGTCAAAAACCCAATGGCCATTACTAAATAAAAAGAATATTCGTCATACGACATTTTAATTTAATTTAATACATACAAAATAAATTTATTTAATACGCGTAAGTAATTCAGGTGGAACAAATTCTACTAAAATCACATCATTATCAGATACATAAAAAGTCATCCCATTCTCTAAACCTCTTTTAATATCAACTTTAATAATAACTTGCGAATGATCCCTAATTCCACTTATAACGGTATCCTTATCTTTTAGATAACTCTTAGACAAATGACAATGTTTACGCTCACATGGTTTTAATCCACTTGATTTTATTAATTCCCAATTTTCTAAACTGGTCCCATGATAACCATCAAAAATATTATCACATAATGATATTTTTTTCATCATTTTATCATCATTTAATTGATTACCTATATTTGCACTATGACCCTGATTTGCTCTTATGAAAAGTTTAGAATCCGACCCTTTTATTAATTTGAATCTTTGTTTTTTATTATTGTCAACAACTTTAATTAAATCATCCAGAGATAAATTTGATAATTTTTCTAGTTGCAATAAAGCATCAACTGATACATAACCTTCTTCGTTCATTGTTAATCCCATTTCATGAATACCATGTCTAAGGATCCATGATAATAATTTACTAAATCCATCGAGACGTCTAGATTCTAATTCTTGATCAGTCAATGGTTTTTTCTTTGGTTTTAGACTATCTTCTATCTCAGCTAGAGAATACAATCTAAAATCATTTTTATTGATCTCTGATATGGCTGCACTCAAAACTTCTTTTCGCTGATTTTTAAAGTGACTATCATCTATTTCTAGAGCATCCTTGACTGGAAACCATTTAACATTTTTTAATTCACCTTTGTCAAATATGAAAGTTTCAACATTTTCTAGTAATTGACCTATGAAATAAAGAACTGATGGTGTTTTGCTATCAGGCTTCTTAAATTCTGATAAAACGAAATTTGATAATAAATATTGATCACTTTTTATTCCAGTTTCTTCTTCAGTTTCACGTATAGCAGTTTTAACTATACTTTCATTTTTATCTCTTTTACCTTTTGGAAAAGAATAATGACCTGCTTCAGTTTCTACTAAAATAATTTTTGTAAAATCTTTATTAAATAGAACCACACCGGCACAATTATACACTTTTTGATCTAAAGACATTTTTTCACTTGACATTTTTTAATAAAGTCCTAAAAATATTTTTAGTTTCAATTTTTTATCACCTTACGGAAAAATTGATCTAGCAAAGATCTCTATATATAAGAATAAAAATGTATACACAATTTGATACTACTACAGATAGTGATCTGGATAATGAACTGGAATCTAGTTCAAAAACATATTACATTGTAACAGATTTGAATAATAAGGTTGCTAAAACAGATATAGTAATACATGAAGGATTAAATATTATTGATGATTTTTATAAAAGTGTTAAAAATTTTAGATTTTTTAACAAAAATGGGATTCACGAGTTCTATCATTTAGGGTTAATTATTTATGAATTACGTATTCCATCAGAAACATATGAATTACCAGTTAAATTATATTTTGAATGTTGTTCACGGTCATCATATATTAAACCAATTTCTAAAACATATACAGCTAATGCTTTTATTATTGGAAAAAAATATGATTTGCGATTCTTAAGTACATTGAAAACACTTAAATTGGATTATTTTTCATTTAAATTATGTAAATGGAGTGCAAAATATAAATTAATAAATATCTTAAATATGATTGACTCTAAAAAATCAATTGCCAAATTACTAGACAGAGATAAATATTTCAAAAGTATTCTTTATTCAGCCATTGTAAATAATAATATTGATGTTCTAGATTGGTTCAAAAGTAAATACGATTCCGATTCAGTTGGCGATTATATTATAGAAAAATCTACTCAATTAGCTTCAATGCTAGAAAGAATAGAAATATTAGATTGGTTCTCAAAAAGTGGATATATATTCGAATATGACGAAAAAATAATTTTAGAATTACTCAAAAATTATAAAATGAAATCAATTAAATGGTATATTGAACATAATTGTCCTTTAAATTATTTAGACAAGTATGATACTGAAATATTAACAACTTTCGATGACTTCCTAATTTATGGTGATATTGATCTATTAAATACTTGGATAAATCATTATGGAAAACGATATGCACATTATACTGAAAGAGGTTGCAATTATTTAGTAGAAAATAATAAAAATGATGTTATAGAGTGGATGCACAAGAACAATCTAAAACTTATTACAAAAATAAAAAATAAAAATGATTAAATTAATGTTCAATTAATATTCAATTAATATTTACATTTTTTCTACATCACTATCAGTGAGTTTATCATATTCATCCGATGATGATTCTGAATCAGTGACTAATTCAGGATAATTATCCTTTACTACCTTTTGCATAAAGGATTCATCCAAAATACGATCCAATACATTTTTAAAAATATCATTTGGCTTGTGCTTATTCGAATTTTTATTTTGAGCATTTTTAGTTTTTTCTTCTGTGTCCTCTTTGTTTATTAGAATAACTTCATCATTTAATTTGGAAATGATTGAAATTATTGCTTCATCACAATTGAAGGCTTGTAAAATATTCTTAAAAAGTACTAATAATGAACTTATAAAATTACATATGTCTAACTTCTTAATTTCTTTTCTTAATTCTTCAGTGGATTTATTTGGTTTTCCGAATGATAAACTATATGAAAATAAATTGCTGACACTACTATACCAACCTGATGAGCTAGTTTTCTTCGCGAAAAAATCTGGTAAAGACTTTTCAAAAATATCAGCATACATATCACCATAAAGTGCTCTAACACTTTTTGAAATTTCATTAACACATGATAAACTAAATGTTCGGAAGATATAATTTACTCCAAGATCAATCTTATCATCTGGATTATGGAATTCATATTTCGGTTTTTCAGTTACCAATCTTGCAACATAATTCATTGATTTATCATCATTAAGAATAAGCTCAATTTTTTCAAAAATATAATCATACTCCGCAAATAAATTTTTTAGAGGTTCAACCATAACTGAATACGTCGATCTAACTAAAGATATAAGATTTTTAATTTCTTGTGGATCATTATCAGGATTAACTGTAATATATTTCGAAAGTTTTGCTTTCAAATTTGATAATTTGTAAAAATCACAATCAGACATGAGATTTATTAACATCTCTTTGTCAAGTCCCTCAAAATAAATATCATATCCACAAAAATATTTATAAATATAGTTAAATGATTCGGGATCTCTATATAATGGAGGCCCACAAAATGTTCTAGACTGTTTGTCTTTCACCGTCTTGAGTGCTTCTTGTCCAAAAATAGAGTCAGGTTCCTTATCGCATATGTTTTGCGCGGGTAAATTAAGTGTAATAAGTGTTTTATCGTTAATTAAAATACGCAGGGCCATGGCCATTGATAAAATTAGAATTAATTAAAATAGAAGATACCAAATTAATAACAATTCAATTTTTTTTGATTGATGCTGATGTCTTATTTAGTATTGGGAAACATTGATCGAAGCATACTAACAGCAAATTGACCCATTAACATATTACATAATTTATTAATGACTTCTGAATCAGGATTTTTTTTATAATCTTTGAAAGATGTTTGCAAAGCTTCTTTAATTAAATTTTTAGCTTCTTCATTATTTTCAATTAGATCAACAAGTCCTTGATAAATTTCTTGAGATTCTCTATTAACACCAAGACCTTTCATAATTGATTGAAAATAGTTAGAAAGTTGTTTTAACTCATTAAAACTTGCTTCAGTTTCTTTACTTTTTGTATCCGGATCATAGACTTTAACATATTTTGATAAGATTTGTTGTAAATTTAACATATTGAAGAATTTTGCATCAGCAGCAATTCTTTTTAAACGAAATAAAGGTATTTCCTTCCAATCTACCTCATATCCTCTTAAGTAATCATGAATAAAACTAAAACATTTAGAATCTCTATCAAAAAAAGGCATATTACCTTCAGGATCTTTTGAATTACAACGACCTTCTAGAATTTTATTTAGAAGACAATCTGGTTCTTTTTGGAGATTATCAACTCCTAGAATAAACACCTCGCCACCTACATTAATTATTATTGACGTTAAAGTATTTTTAGACTTTGACATTAATTTATATATATTTTTCTTTCAGTTAAGATAATTTTATTGCAAACGCACCAAAAAGATATATTTATCTTTAATAAAGTTAAGAAGTATATTTTAGAGATGCTTTTAGAATTACATTTAGAACAAATTATGTCTGATAAAAAAATAGCTGAACTAGAAGGGCATTATTTTGAAGAGAAAGATTTTAAATATATTATAAAAGAGGATGTGGATGTTTATCGTATTGATTCAAAAGGTCAATCACATTTACTTTTAAAATTAAGAAAAAAAGTAATACCACCAGCTATTTCCAAAAAAGCTTTTAAAGCTTTAATAGAAGAAGCAAAAAAACCACATACAAATAGAGGTGCTGCAGCTGGTTTATTAACTCAACGCAAATTACCCCCATATGTCAAAGGTATTGTAACAAAAACAAAATTTAGAGGAAAATATATTGGACATGATGACCGTATCAGAAAAGATGACATTAGTAATATATCTAGAAGTAGTATAATAGGTTATTATGATCAAGCTGATCGTAACAGATATAGAAAAAAAACGAAAAGTAGATCTATATTAAAGGTTCCATGTAGGATGACTAAATTTACGAAAGAATATCCAGATAAATGGAAAGATACTATACCTCTTTTTAAAATAATAGATAAACAATTTAAAATTTTATGTCCAGAGAAACATCAAAAACAATTAGAAAGAGCTAGTAAAACACCAGAATATCAAATAGATACAACGGCTTTCAGTACAGGCACAATAAATTATAATTGGCAAACTGCTCTTCACAGGGATGCCGGCGATTTTGAAGACGGTTTCGGTAATTTAATTGTGTTGGAAAATGCCAAAAAAAATAAACAAGATTGGACCGGATGTTACATAGGATTTCCCCAATATAATGTAGCGGTTGAAGTAAGAGAAGGTGATTTCTTAGCAATGGATGTACATCAATGGCATGCAAATACCCCTTTAATACCTTTAACATCTTTATCATCTTTCCCTCCTTTAACTTCTATGAAAAAGAAAAAACAAGAAGAATATACGAGATTATCTGTAGTTTCTTATTTGCGTAAAAACATGATAAAATGTGTGATTAAATTATGATAAATATCCCCTTTTTAACTCATTACTATATGATAAAATTGAAAGTAAAATTACAATATATATATTTATTAAACAATTTAAATAAAATGAATTCTAAACTAATCGATGCATTCAGTGCGTTTAGTACACCACCAGGCGCGACAAAAACATTGCTCGCACATTTCCTGAACAATGCCAAAACAACGAGAAACGGGTTGCCTTACAATGTCCAGTTCACACATGATTCTTGTGTGATAACGTTTCCACCGCACTGTATCAGTTTGCGGATCATGGTTTATGATTGGGGAACATTCATGCAGAAATCTAGATCAAATAGTGTAGTTTACCGGATTGATCTGATTGAAAATCAAGAGCGTCTTCGTGTAAGTTCTAAGTATCTTGGGTACGATATTCATGATAGTTTCAATACAAAGACATTTACAAATTTTTCCTTGATTGAGGCGGAAATTATGAGGGTTTATAACCTCCTGAAATCTAGCCTAAATAACCCCAGTATCAAGATTATCAATAGTATTGATGAACGATGGGGTTACACTTCGGATGCGGAACCCATCAACTGTACACAGACCATCACAAGGGAATTGTACCAAAGCGGACTTACCGCTGCAAAAACCCTAGTAAAGAATATTGAGGAACATGTGGATGAGATGACTGAACAAAGGAAGGCTGCCACAATTTCATTGAATCAGCTGAATGCCAAAAACTATGAAAAGGCTTACAACGATTTTCTATCAAAACAGGCAGAAAAAGAAAACATTTCGGTCAAACCAGACGATCAAACAGCCGCAAAGACGCCTACAATCAGTTCAAAGACCCCCTCAGCCACTCCAAAGAAGTTGAAGCCAATCCTAGGCGAAGATAGTCGAAAGCCAGCTAAGATTTCTAACGAACAACGACAGTTTACACAACCTCCCACCATACATCCAACGTTCTTCAACATTTCTATTGTTCAAGATAAGGATAAGAATCAGGAGTACCTGTTGCTCCTGAAGATGGAAAACAAACACAGTTGCACACACAACATTTTCTATCTAGGTTTTAGGAATACACCATTTAACATGGTGCACACAGCTAAAACATTTGGAGTTGAAATTGTTTTTCTAGACCAAAACATGGAAGTTGATCAATCATATCTCAACCATGTCCATAACCATATGATTACGTCAGTTGATGAGTTTGAGACAGTTTTCCTATCACTGGAAAAGAAATTCCACTGAGACACATCATAATATTATTATTACCCCCTCAAATGTTTAGGTTTTAAAACAAAACTATTAATCCTAAACTTTGAGATATATTTATCCATTTCTCTATCTATGGATTGATAGTTCATACACACAAATTGACATCCTAAATCCCATGCGATTTTAGGATCTTGATTATATGTGAAAAACTCACCTTCTTTTTGAGGATATACTATACTTAAATTATTAAAATTAAATTTTTTTATTTGACTGATTTCAATAGTATTCTTGGTTTTATCAATACCAGAATTATCCAATAATAATTCAGAAATATGCAATCTCTTCATTTTTGCATAATCCCATGAATAATTAACGATTTCATCTAAATTACTACCTTGAAATCCATCACTCGCGAAAATAATAACTTTACCCATTAATTCAGCTAGAGGTACTAATGCAACATTTTTAGCTTGGTAATTATAAGATGGATCAAGCAAATAATCTAAAAAATATTTATTAATTATTGCTTGAATTTTATTGTGAATTATATAATTATTATTGGTTTTAAGATTGAGTCCTATAAATAAAGGATCCTGATAATTAGGAACACCATCTGTTCCATCATACACTCTGAAAGCATGTTTTCTTAATGTTTTTATAACATCTTCAAATGTTAAAGTATTAAGTGATAGTTTCCATTCTCCTTTTTCAAACCCAGTAGACACAATTGGAACCGCATCTAATCCATAACTGTCCGCAAAAATTTGAAATTCTAAATATCTCGCGCCAGCTTGAAGCGTTTTCTTAACCATATCAGTACTTACATAATCAAACATCTGATATCCTGATAAAGCCGTGTTACAACTACTATTTATATAAAAATCAGCTAATCTATATTTCTTAAGAAGAGTCGGTTTCATTGATTCTAAATTTTGAAAATTTATATATATATTCATATTACTTATAACTCTACTAACCCTAAAAGATTTAGAAAAAAAGAATAATATACCAGCCAATATTGTTATCCCAACCAAAATTATAATTAAAAATTTATTTTGGTCAGGATTATTTTTAATTACATTATTATTACTATTATTATTTGACAATCTACTAGAAATTAAATTCATTCTTTACTACTTTCTTTACTTTCTTTACTTTCTATAAAGAATTTTTATCTATCAACTTTGTATCTAAAAATAAAAATTGATTTAATAATAATGTCAATGAAGTTTCCTATTTAATTTAATAATGTCATCGTTTAAAATTAAGATTGCACTTGATTATAGTGGAGTAATACATCCCGAAATAAATCCAAACAATTTAGACAACTTTAAAACTAGAAATGTTCATCGATTAAAAAATAAAATTGGTCCCAGATGGGATGAAAAATTTAGTGATATAAATGATTGGGAAACACATCTAAAACAATTAGGTAATGATTGGTATGACAATCAAATTAAAGAAGGTCATGATTATCTTTTAAAAGTATTAGATCTACTTGGATCTGATAACGTTTATATAATTTCTAAAGCAAACCCTAAAAGACAACAAGAAACTATTACGTCTCTTGAGGAAGCTGGTTTAATTAGTTCCCCAGGTGATACATCAAACACCAAACTACTAAAAAAAGAAAATATTATCTTTATCCCAGTTACACCAGATAAATATCGCACTTCTGAATTCAAAGAAAAAGGTCATGCCGCCAGAAAACTCAGAATTGATGTCATGATCGACGATGACATCCGCAATTTAGAATCCTTTAAAACATACTGTCCTTGGGGTTATTGTCTCCATTATGTTCCTTTTTTTGAAATCCTAGAATATCCCCATAAAATAACCGAAAAATCTTATATGATGAGTTGTTGGAGTCAAATATATGCTTACATTCAAGATATTAAAGATACCTCCAAAAACACCAAACATACAAGACATATTCAAGATACTCAATCTCAATCTCAAGATGATTTCACCAATGATGATCCTGTTCCACAAAATAAATGGACAAATCGTGATGGCTCCTCTGGTGGTTTAGGAGACGGAGTCCCAGATCAACCACGATTTAATTCAAACCAAACACGCAACCGAAACTCTAACAAAGATCAATCTAATTGTACTAGAGATCAATCTAATTATAATAGAGATCAATCTAGTTACAATAGAGATTACAATAGAGATTACAACAGAGATTACAACAGAGATTACAACAGAGATTATAATGGAAATCGAGGAAGAGGTAGAGGTTATGTGAATCGTAGTTATAATAATAATAATAATGAAGGTTCATCTGGAGGATATTCAAAACGATTTAGTGATAGAAATGTTGATAGAAATGTTGATAAAACGGAAGGTCAATCAGCAACCAGTGGCGAAAATACATCACACAGTTATGATAATTCAAATTCATATACAGATAATGCTTCTTACGGAAATGATCATAAGTATGGATACAAACCAAGAGGACGAGGAGGGTATAGAGGCAGAGGAGGTAATAGAGGCGGATATGTTATTCGAAGTGAATATAGAACTGAACATGGCAGGTATGATGACAGGGATGAATATCGGGGAGATAATCATCAAGCCTCTAAAAAAGTAGAAAAAACATATAGTTTGGCATCAACTGGTGATTTTCCATCTTTGTGATTTCATTATTAAATATCAAAAAAATAAAAAATTTAATATATTTTATTTAATATATTCTATAATTAATATTTAATAATTTTAGTTATTTTTTAATTGAGCTTTTCATAATTGTTCAAAAACTTTGTCATGTTCTTGAAGATGAGTGTTGTTGACTTTGAAACCCTTTCTGTACCATATGTTTCAGTCAGAGCATCTACAACATGACGATACCATGAACACTGGAGAAGCTTACTCCTTTCGTTCTTGGGAGCTGTCTTGTACGCTTGAAGAAAAACTTCATGAGAATCATGAGTAAATTCCTTACTAATTTCCTCATTAATTTCATCTGATGTCAAAGGAGCATGACGGGCCTTCTCCAGACTCTTCTCATACTTTTCACGCTTTCGTGAAATAATTGGAGACTCAGCTAGAGATGCCATATACAAATCATACGCTTCACTGTTTTTTCCTTGCAATCCTTGTGGTTTTTCCTTCTTCATGGGTTCTCCATGATGTGTCTTGATCTTCAACAAACGTCCAAGAGGTCCTGGTTGATACAACATAGCACCTTCTCGATTTACATCTGCATCACACCAATCAAGAACTTTCTTGAAATCCGCAAGCGAAAAGGAATTTCCATGCATCAACAATGGAACAGTTGGGATGTTGTACTTATCATAAATAACCTTATTTTCTGGTGTTACGTACTTAATGACCCTTTCACCAGTTAGATCGAAATAAACTTGATTGAAGAGCCACAGTCGAGACTTCATAGTGTCCTGATAAGCCAGTTGACATGGAGTAGCACCTGGTAGTGTAAGTTCACAGTAGAAATGACACTCAGTTAGTCCGATGTCTCTCATCAAATTAATAAAGCCTTCCAAGGCTGGAGGCAAAATCTTAGTAAGATTAGCCCTTTGGTAAGTGTATGGCTTGTCCTTTGGAGCATCTTGTAACTTTTGAATTGTCATATCTTCAGCGTCAGCACCTGGGAAACACGGATGTCCTCCATGACTCTTCATACTTATTTGATAAGTTCCATCAAGACGCAACACAATAGTAATCCAAAATTGAGATCCATCAACCTTTTCAGTGACATACCAATCACTTTCCCAATCGAACAATGGCTTTGGATATTTTTCATCTACACTCTCTTCAAATGCTCGTGAAAGGCTAGATGCCTTACGATAAAAAGTCTTAGGATCATCAGATGATGAATCCTTAACAGATGCCGAAGCATCTAGATTTTGTTCTTGATCAGACATGTTTTTTAGTTGAAGATTATAAATGCACGAAAATTAAATCAATTTTTTAATTATTTTTTTACATAACTTTTACCAAAAACAAAATAAGTATTTGGCGTGTTAACCTCATTTGTCCTAGATAATCTAACAATACCATCATCTGGTTGAATAAATAGAGGCAATCTTCTATCATCTCCGGCATAATAAATTTTATTGATTGAGTCCATTTTATCCAAGTAAAAACGGGTGAATTTGCTAGGTTTTTCAGCGGTAGTTCTTAATTTAAATTGATCAATAATGGTCCAATAACCACCATTTTTATTTTTAATATGGATATAATCATGTTTTTTTGATCCAGGAATATTTAATCCCATATCAGTTTCATTAATAAATTCATAGAAACTATCATCATCTAAATCACTACTTGATGCTTTAATCAATTTGTTAATAGGTTTAATAAATATTCCATTAGTTTTTCGAATAGTATACATTTTTTTAACTGAAATTTTAAAGATATTGAATGTTGCTTGTGTTGCTAACTGATAATCTTGATTGTCGTCATTTTTAACAATGATTTCATTACTATCATTATGATAAGTAAGTATATCCTTTTTTAATCCAGAAACATAAAAAGATAATAAATTATCCTGATCATTTTTTTCAGAACCTGCTCGCGAAATAGTAAACCCATTCATAGCTATAAATGTAGCTTTTTTAATAAAAATATCCCGTGTATCACTATTTTGCTTATTAATACGCCAATCTTCCATTATCAGTTTACCATCAAGAAAAGTCAAATATAAATATGGTTTTGTCGCAGCAACTAAAGAAATATAATGTGGTGTCCCACTTAATGACGGTTTAATAAGAAAACAATCATCAAGTGTTATTTGGTCATCTGGTTTTTCTAAAATTTCTAAATATTTATTGGAATGTGAAAAAACTTTCGTTAAATCACTAACAGGTCTAAAATAAACTGGTTGATCATAATAAATATCATATAAAAGTGATCTAACTTGATCTCTATTTTCTTTTTGATCTGGAACTAAATTATTAAGTCCGATTATTTTTTTGGTTGGTTGGATGACACGTAATCCATTTGGCTTCAGAACAAAACTATCTTCGATGAATTTATTAAAATACATTTGTCTATTATTATCTGAAATTTGATAATTTAATGCTACAAATTGACACCCATAACTCCATCCTTCGTTCGGATCAAAATTAAGACTTTGTGAATCCATTTCAGTTGATGGATATACAATACATAATTTTTTACGATTATGTTCAGTAAGTTTATCAGATTCTTGTTTATGATCTTCTGGTGTTTTTCCTTCTTTTAGTTTTTCTTTATTTTTATTATTTGCATAATCATAAAGTTCAGTGTAATGAAGTCTAATCGGAGTATATTTATTAACAATTTTATAATAATTGTCAATTGTAGTCTTGTCTGTTTCAGTCCAATTTGTTGTAATGATTGGGTCTGACCATATGATAACTTGATTAAATAATGAACACATTTTAGTTTGGGATGGATCTAAGTCAACTGGAAATCTATTACCGGTTTCTTTTAAATTTTCTTTGGAATCTGGGAAAAAATGATCAAGTATTTTAGAAATATTTCTCACTGTTCTGGGATCATTATTAATTTTAAGTTTTATATAAATGAATAAAGGTAGTTGATTAGTTTTAATCTCTGGATTGAAAGCAAACTCTGAAATTGTTTGACATGTTTTTTCAAAATCAATATAATTCAAAGATGTTTGCCATTGTCCTTGCTCATATCCAGTTGTAACAATAGGTTTTGCATTAGGTCCTATAGAGTCATTTAAAATTTCTAGTTCAATATAGCGAGCTCCCATAATTAACACATTTTTAATCATATCTAGACTGACATAGTCATATTTTTGGTTTCCTATTAGAAAAGTATTAGCGGAACTAGCTATGTAAAAATCGGATAAATAATATGATGAATAAATGTCATCACATTGTGTTTTTGTTGTAGTTTTAAGTTCTGGCAATTTTAATTCCAAATAATTATTCATGATCTTTTTTAATTTCCTATTTTCTGAAAAGTAATAGTATGAAAACATCATATACATAAGAAATATTACTACAAGAAATATTGCTACAGATTGCATAATATATTTAATTACTATTCAGATCGATATTTTATACAAAAAAAATTGAATGAAAATAAATATTATTATAATAATAATTATTATAAACCAATGAAATACCAAGAATTACTGGATTTGTTAAGATATTTATGTTGTTGTGTAGATAAAAGTATACCAGATCCATTAACAACATCGAAAGAGAAAAAAGAAATTTCGTCATTTGAGAATCCTTTGTTTGAGGCTGATGATTTTGAAATCATAACTCATGATGTTCTTTACGTTCCCACCGAAAATAATAGTTAACACTTAAATTAAATATTTAAGTTTTCCATTGTTCATCACAGAAATGACAGAAATAAATGTGTTTTAATTCTTCCGGATTATATCTGACATAAGAAACCTTATTTTGTTGTTTTTTATGTGAAGGACATTCATCATTAGGACACACAATACTTTGATCTCTAGGTAGAGTATTATCATGACGTGTATTATCATTAATATATGATTGTGTATAAATATCACTATCATAGTTATTAACGTAAATTGCAGAATTATCAGTTCTCAATTTAGAATTACCACAATGTTTGCAATTATATTTAATTTTAGTTTTACCATCGCTATCTGTAATAATTTGAGACCGGGCAAGATTTTGACAATTTTCACAAAATTCCATTAATTTATATTTATATTATATTTGTATTTCAGTTAGAAAATCTTATTTCAATTTTTTATTTATTTCTTACTTTTATAATATAACTAACATAATTAAAAATGGTTTCCAAACAAAGAAAATCCAAAACCCAACGTAAAACTAGAAAAATTAGAGGTGGTTCTTTGGCTTCATCCAGAGTAGAATCTTTAGTTCAACCAGGTTGTTCACAAGTTCAAATGCCTCAATCTGATAAACCAAGTGGGGATTTATCAAATGTGAATCTTTATCAAACCACTGGAGGTTCTCGTAGAAAATTTAAAAAAATTAAAGGAGGATCCCCAGCATCTGATTACGTTATGAAATATTTAAATAACCCAGAACACTCCTATGAACATGCTTTTGAAGGTACACCAACTACTTCAAAAGCCACTCCACAAGCTGGTGGTAAAAAAAATAAAAAGAATTCTAAAACTAAAAAGAATTCTAAACGTGGTGGTGGTTCCAGTGATTGGGTCAGTACTCATAATTCTAGATCATGGACTGGTGGTACTGGAAATCAATCTTTATTTAACCAATTTACTAGTGAGGAATATATGTCCGGTGAACAAATTCTTAAACAATTAGAATCCAATTCACAGAATGTTATGTTGACTGGAACTGGAAATGCACCTGTAGGATCTTTGACCGGTGGATATAATAAAAGATCCAAAAGATCTAGAAAAAATAAAGGAAAAAAGAGAAATTAATTTAATTTAGATTTTAATTTTTCGATGCGTTCCAGGAGACTTGTATAATTAATTTTAACTGATAAACTATATGTTTGACATATTATTAATTTATCATGATCTTCGACATATTTTTTAATATTTTCCATATAGGACTCATATTTTTCTAAGAATAATTTTTTAATTATTGGTAAAAAATGTGTATATCTTATGGGACAATTTTCTAAAACATCACATATTGCTGTTTTGAAATTATAATATCGGATTATTTTAATATAATTCTGTGATAAATGACCAACTTCATTTTCATAATCAGGTTCATTTGTAATGGGATTACTATTCATTACAGATTGAATTGTTTTAGCAATTGAAACAATATTTAAACTTGGACACCACTCCTCTTTACCCCATGTATTAAGAATAGATAAACATACAAATCCTTCAACATAAAAATTAGGATGAAATCTTATCCTATCACCACTTGTCGTAAAACGCACTTCAGGTGGACTTAATGGATAATTTGTTGGAATTGTCATATCAAAGAAATAAAATCCATTTTGATATGGTGTATCTGAAGGTCCTACTATCATAATGCTTATGTCTCTTATATTTTCAGGTGAATAATTAATATATATACCTTCCTTGTTGAGATTGTCTTTTTCCATTTCATAATTTTTAATATCTAGAAATAATCTATTTTTAAATTGTAACATGATTGTGATGTTTTATTAATCATATTTTTTTAAATTTATATTTGATTTTTATATAAATATTTCTGGTCAGTTTGAGATAATTTTAATACTACCAACTGGATACTAAAAAAATTAACAATATTACTGATGAAACTTTAACAATTTGATATTCTAGATGAACAAGAATTAAACATTTTTATTTTGTAAGAAGTAGCATGGGTAGATCAATCTTTTTTGAAGAGAGGAAAAATAGTATTTATCTCTTTTTGAGACGGAAGTATAATTAGCAAAAAAATATTTTAATAAATGATGTTGAAGTTTCAAGATTTATAAATATTTCTGAAAACAAGTCAAATTGATTGAACTTTTTAAATGATTTATCGCTTCTATATAATTATTTAATTTTTTAGATCATTTTGGGTAAATTTTATATAAAAATTGAAATCTTTAATTTTTTATAATTAATATCCTGGTATGTCTGCCAAACGGCTTCATACCTACCAGGGTGTTTCACCCCCCGAAGTCCAGGACCCAAGCGGATCTGGCACCTCCCATGTCCCAAGCGGATTTGGTGAGAAACCACCTGGGAAATGTGTTCCAGAGTGGATTGCTCCGGCGACTACCAAGGATTCAGTTGCTCCAGTTGCTTCTGCAGCTTGGTACGAGCAAGAGAAACTTAAACGTCTCGCCCGCAAGAACGAAGAGGAGATGAAGAAAGCCCCGGCTACTCCAAAGCATCCAGCAGTTATTGCTGCCCAAAAAAAGTCCACAGAAGTTGCTCGCATTGAAGCCAGACTCATTGAAGCTGGTTCCAGTGCCTTCTCAAACGTGAAGCTGATGGGCTCCCGCGAGAATACCATTAAAATCTTGCGCAAGGCTATCAAGCTCCTTAATTTCATTTACGAGGGAGATTGCGACGGGGCATATGGTCAATCATCTGTGATTGAGCTTTTTAAGCTCAATTTTGCTGAGTGTCCTGGTGTGAATCAGTTGCTCTCTTCTCTTTTTGAGCTTCTTCCAGGACTGGACCCCGAAGAAAAGCCCGAGAAGGCCAACCACGCCAACGAGCTCTGCTTTGAGATTCTGCATATCGTGGAGCACGAGCTGCAGAATCCCTTGAGCACTCTTCTCGTGCGATACCTTCTCTTGATTGAGGCGCACACGCGAGAGTCTCATTGTTATTACTGTGGCTTTGTCTACGGGATTCACCTGGACGACTACTGCAGTGGGGACATGGAGCAACCATGCACCGATGAGACACCGGTGGGTGTTGCTCTCAATGAATGCGTGGAGAGTATCTGCAAGTGTCTTCAGGAGCAGGCCAACTTGCAGGAGTCTCATGCGGCACCAGCACCAGCACCAGCACCAGCACCAGCACCAGTGGCACCAGCACCAGCACCAGCACCAGCACCAGTGGCACCAGTGGCACCAGCACCAGCACCAGCACCAGCACCAGTGGCACCAGCACCACCACCATCGTCAGCAGCCGCTCTGGTGGCGGCTATGTGCATCTCTACACGCTGAGCTTATAAGATAAGCTATATATATATATATATAAACTTTTTTTTAGATTTTTTAGCATTAAACTCTTAACAAAATTGAAAATATTATACTAGAACAATAGAGTATTATATGGCACAGCCACAACTTGATACGGAAATGGGTATTTTACCCACTGATCAGACAGAAAAAGAAAAACTCATACACTTGTTGACAGGTGAGCCATTTGAACTTTTTATCCAAGATTATGGACGGATTGACTCAAATCATTATAGTCTTATAAAAAAAATCTGTGATGGGCTTCTCTCCTTTTTCAAGTCACGGATTGATCAAGACGTTTATGACGAGATTATTCGCAACGTGAAACAAATTCTTTCCCATCTTCAACAGCTTTGTGGCAACCCTGATGTCACTCGGCGTATGCTTCCAAATGATTATAATCAGTTTCGTAGACCAATTATCTGGGAGATGAGGGATTTTTGCTCAAACATTTTGACAACTCTTCTTTCACTATCTAGTAAACTTGTTGCATCAAGCGCTGACGACATAGCACATCATTCGCATCAAATTATGATAGCTTATATGAATTGCTTTGATTACAGCTTGCGCGTATCAGTTCAAGATAATTATACAACGATCCTTGTACATATTTATAATTGCAAAGTGCGTCGGTTGATTGCCGGTTTAGATGTCAAAAAGATGATCGAGTTGGTACATGAATCTCTAGTAGAGATTAAGGACAAACGATACTTTGCACATAAATGGCTGAGACATTGTTCATACGATACTATAGTGGAACATTTGTCATTATATCGTCAATTATTCGTAGCAATTGAAGAAGTCATTTTTAAGTGCTTGTCTGATGTTCCTGAGGTTTTGGTCGCAAAACGTAAAACATTTGATACTTTTATTAATCAACTTGGTGACGAACACAAAAAAAACACATTCGCTATGCTGGATCGCATGAGCAAAAATGTTGTGGCTTCGATAAATAAATCTATTGAGTTTATTGAACATCAACAACTTGATGAGGAATCCTCAATGAGTAACTATAAAGTTCTTTTGAATTCTCTTTATGTATTTTTGTCGGAGTACATTACATACTACATGACCACATCAGATTTCGCAAAACCACCATCAGAATCTTTTGATATTTTTCAGAATGTACTTGAACAATCGTATAAAAATATGTAAAAAGATACTAATACTAAATTATACCAAATTATTAAATATATTACTAAATAAATATTTTTTTTAGAAATTTTAGAATTAAACATATAACAAAATTGAAAAGTTTAGTTTATTGTATTTAATATCCTCCAGAATGGAGAAGATATCTTCTACTTCTGATCAAGGTGTTTCACCTATTACTTCATGGCCTCGGTGTGATCATAGATTGTTGCGAGTTTTGCAGATCTTGCTTGGTGTACACATAGATTGCTATTATTGGCCATATTGTGTGATTGAGTCTTTTCTGGAACTTTTCAAAGAGACTCTTGAAGGCTTTATTCAGGAAATTTTCGAAGAAGCTTGTCAAAGTTTTCTTTGGGAAATTTTCGAAGAGCCTCCCGAAAGTTTTCCCTTCGTGAGAGGATTTTCATCAGATGAATACGTGTTGTTGTCTAGTACGCTCTATTGGCGGAAACAATATTCTTCTTTAAAAGTGTGTGATTTTCTCCGCGAAGCTATCGAGCTTTTAGAGGAGAATCTGTCTCGAGAGAAAGTTACGAGACTCCTAATCGATAATTCATCGATTCCATCAAACAACCCACGCTCGGGACAAATGGTCCAACAGACAGTTTTGTCATTACCATCGTGTTTTTATGAAAAATATCCGGAAATTCTGGAGATTATTTCTGGAAATAACGATTCACGCGAACAAGGACCGTCTAGAATTACATTTCCATACGCGAAACATCTCGTGAGTCAATGCCGATACTGGCTCGAACAAATGTCTAACCGAATTCGTGTATTTGATCATTCTCCAACAGGAAGTTTCCATATTGACTTTTTGATGAACAGAGGTTTCGCAATCTTTCGAGATCAAACCCAACAGCACACAAAGTTGTTGGTGGAAGTGATTGAGATGCTGGAAGTGGCTATCGCGCATGCTCCGCACGATGTACCGATTTTGAATGATTGTCCTCGTGCGGTGTCAGATCAGAAAGCTGAGGATGATGAAAACCAGAACGGTAATGGTGAGCATGATGAATATTATGATGACGATGAGAACGAAGACCAGAGCGAGGATGCTCAGGATGATGATGAGTTTGATGAAACGTGCATGTGAAGTGTGTAGATAACCATGTTTGAGTGTGATGAACTTCTGAAATAAATATTTTTTTTTTAGAAATTTTAACATCGTATCCAGTGACAAAATTGAAATTTGCGACACCTAAATATCAGATATAAATATGCAGTTTTACAACATGGAAACTAGCCCTCAAATGGGCTATTGCAATTATATTAAAAATTATATCCGAAAAATCTCTAACGGGTTGGATAACCCGTATGCAAACCCAAACGCATTTTTACAGTTATGTGAGAGAACAAAAACAGATGAATCAGCATACGTTCGTCTGTCAGAAAGGTTCTGTTGGTTGAACTATATGTTGACTGGATTGTGCTCTTCTTCTTGCTTAATGCTCTTGACTGTTTCAGAGGTTAAATCCCTTTTGGATCTATATCAAAATGTTCTCAAGAATCTTTCTCCACACGAAGAATATTATCTAATGTCACTGAAGGATCATGGGATTATAAAACCTTTCAAGTATTTTGGTGTACATCAACTTGTTTTGGAAGTGATTGAGATACTTACAGATAAGTTGGCTACTTCAATTGAAATCAAAATTGCGAGTGAGCCAGCTCATATGATGACGAATACAGGATTGATTCCAACTCGTATTGCACATGACTTTTTATCTCTTCCCACACCTTTTTGGGAAATTAACTCGATAATTAAACACATTTTACCTCACCCAGATCATCAAATTGGTGACGACTTTCCTTGTGTCATTAGTTTTGAATACGGCGTTCGTCTTCTAAGTGACTACAAAAAAACTATGAATACTATAATATCTATCGGTGATCAGAATGAGTGCATAGATATGAAAAACATTCTTCTTAACGATCTCAAGATAAATGTTTGGCGTATATTTCAACATAGAATGTTTGAATATGCTAAAATGTGCGTCGAAGCCGTTTATATTTTGAGTACCACTATAGACAGATCATCATCTATTCATCAATGTGCATCATGCCGTGATTACGATTATAATGAGGATGACTACGACGACGATAATAATGATGATGAATATTATCACTATGAAGATTATTGTGACAAAGAAGATGACGGCAATGATGCTGATGCAGGTAATGATGCTTATGACGGTGGCAATGGCAATGGCAATGATTATGATTATGATTGTGGTTATATGTCTTTATCTTCATCTTTTGATGATGATATTGATATTCCGTAATTAACTTCATAATTGCATTACAATTGATTACCCAATTAATAATTATAAAAAATATTTTTTTTATAAGGTACTAAAATAAAAAGTAAAAATATATATTGATATACATTAATGCATATTAATGTTATGCATAATATTCTAGGTATATTTATTTAACCACCCATTTTCCATTCATTGGGGCAATTATTGCAACTAACGAACAATGTGATACCTTCGTCAGCAGATCTTGTCTGAGCTGTAGCAATAGAGACGTCTCTTTGACCACATTTTCCGCATTTATATTGGGTTGAACCAATAGTTTTTCTTTTTTCAAATTGTACTTTTTCCTTCTTTTTTAATTGTTCTCGCAATTCTAAATGATGTTCTGGATGTAAATCATCAGAACTCATAAAAGACACTTGATATGGATCTATTTTACCATTTAATAAATCCCTTTGTAATGCTTGATTATTAAACTTAGGACTGAAGTTTTGATAAATAGAAATAGCTTTACGCTCATAAAGACCACTGAACAATCTATCATCCCACAAACATAAAAATCCAGTATTTTGACCATTTTTGATAGTCCAATTATAAATGCCTCTTTCAAGATCTAATAATAATTTAATATTATTTGGGGTTAATTTCTTCTTTTGAAATAATAATTCCTGGAATATGAAATAGATTTTTTGACGTTTTTCACTTAAATTTTCAACAGAACTTGATGATGTAGTTTCAGCCTTAAGAATATCAGCACTAACTAATCGACTAAAACAACAATGATGAATTTTTTGAGCCTTCTTTTTCCTTTTGCTTGTGCGATCATCTAAGTCAAATTCATCATCGTCGTCATAATCTTGATATAAGTTAGCTTCATCCTCAAACTCATCTCCTCCTGCATCATCGTCATATTGATATTCTTCATCTTCTTCATCTTCTTCATCTTCATCTTCTTCTCCATCGTTGATTTCATCCGGAATTGGTTTTTCTTGTTGTTCAATTTCATCATCATCATCATCATTAATGATTTCTTCTTCAATTTGTTCATCATCATCGTTATATTCATCATCTTTCTTGGCCAGATCAATATTATTCAAATCATCTCCAATTATTGGTTGGCAATTATGACCTAATGGATCAATTTTGAATAAAATAATATCACCATAAAAATCTTGATCTGGATAATCATCAATCAAAAAATTATGCATATTAATTTTACTAGTGTCACCAGAAATCCATCCATACAATTGATAATATTCACCAGAAACACTCCAATCTGATAATAATTTTAATTTAAATTGAGATTTATCAGAAAATTCTTGACCAGTATTTGGTATTAATTTTATAAAACTCTTATATGTTATTAATTTTTCAATGGGACTTTCTCGTAAATTAGATGGCAATGGTTTTAAAGATAAACCAGTTGTTGTACCATCTTGCAAAAAAATCCATGCATCATAAGATAATTCAGTCATGTTAAAATCTAATATAATTTATTTTCTATTATAGTTAAGTTTTATTCTGGTTTCAATTTTATTCCAATTTCAATTTTATTCTAGATTCAGTTACAACTAGAACAATCTAAAATTTTTACTTTTATATACTAGAAAGTTTTTAAAAAGTATTATTCCAGTTACCATTACACCTAGAACAATCTAAAATTTTTACTTTGTTACACTAGAAAGTTTTTTAAAAGTATTATTCCAGTTACTATTACAACTAGAACAATCTAAAATTTTTACTTTTGTGTTCTAGAAAGTTTTTAAAAAGTATTATTCTAGATTCAGTTACAACTAGAACATCTTAAAATTTTTACTTTGTTACACTAGAAAGTTTTTTAAAAGTATTATTCCAGTTACTATTACAACTAGAACATCTTAAAATTTTTACTTTGTTACACTAGAAAGTTTTTAAAAATATTATTCTAGTTACCACTACAACTAGAACATTTTAAAATTTTTACTTTTGTGTTCTAGAAAGTTTTTTAAAAGTATTATTCCAGTTACTATTACAACTAGAACAATCTAAAATTTTTACTTTTGTGTTCTAGAAAGTTTTTAAAATATATTATTCCAGATTGATTACAACTGGAACATCTTAAAATTTTTACTTTTGTGTTCTAGAAAGTTTTTAAAATATATTATTCCAGATTGATTACAACTGGAACATCTTAAAATTTTTACTTTTGTGTTCTAGAAAGTTTTTAAAAAATATTATTCCAGTTACTATTACAACTAGAACATTTTAAAATTTTTACTTTTGTGTCCTAGAAAGTTTTTAAAAGGTAATGAAGACAACACATCTAAAACATTTTTCATTTTCTAGGGCGACAATAAATCATTTTACGGTTCTTTTTTCAAGAGACGATACCCCAAAGATCAATCACCCCCTTAAGACCAGTACATGAACTGTCAAAAGTTTTCGGGAGCATTCGTAATCATCACGAATGAAATAGACATAATCCAGGTTCAGAATAATCTGTATGAAGAATTATATCGTAAAATTCACGACATATTCCGAAAGCTTTTGACAGTTTATGTGTTGTTAAGTAAAATTGAATTTAATAATAAATTCTATATTAAAATTTAATGGAAAAAAAGATAGTTAATTTAGTGAATACTCAACATGATTTAATTCAAAATCCGAAAAACGAAATATATTTGAGAATTGAAATGGGTAAATCACCTTTTAATGGTTTAATTAAATTATTTAAATGTGTTCCTGAATTTAAGAATTATTTAGCTTCACATGGAAAATTAGAAAAAACATATACATATTATCAATATCAATATCAAAATACTTGGTTTAGACGATATAAAGATGAAAAATTAACAACTGAGAATTTAGAGGATCATTTCTTGGGTTCTTCAAATTATAATGAACATGGTATAGATTATAGATTTTCTTTACATCAAACTATAGAAACTAGTATTTTCTCACAACATTTAGCATTTCATAATATATCATTTATAACGGAAGAAATTTGGTTAATAAATGGATATGAAATTATTAATAAAAAAGAAAAAAAGAACAATATTGAAGTTAATACTTTTGTATTAAATATTAAATTACCAATTGCAAGTGGTCAAATGGATACTATTAATAAAATTATAGATGATATAGGGCTTATTTTTAAAAACATAATCGGTAATATTCGGAAGAACCAGACGTTGGACTCGATCTTAGTATTTTAACTACTTCTCCAGGTACCATACCTAAATATTTTGCCATAGGATCATCTCTGGAAATCTTAGGTAATTTATCATCTGTTAGATTGTATTTTTTTAATAATTCCTGTTTTTCTTCTTCAGTCATAACCTTATGTTTAGGTACTTTAACATGATCTACAATATTAATTAATAATTGAGGTAATCCAATAATTTGCACAAAATATCCTTTTTGATTATAAAAGTTATTTAACATAGTTTCGAAAGATGATCCAGCAATATGAATTTCATCCGGTGCTATCAATAACAATTTATCTTTTTCATTCAATTGTGATTCATAAATTTGATTAATGAAAGACTCAACCGCTCTAGCAGTCTTAATCTTATCCAATCTATATTTAACATATGTGACAGTTCCATTACGATTTTTTAAAATCATATCGAGGGGTCCAGGTTCGGGAGTTATAAAACTTTTACTACCTAGAGATTCATGTAACATTTTTTTTAACTCCTCTGGACTAAAATTTTCATGCCCACTTACATCGATATCCCTCTCTTTAAGCATTTTAATCATATTGTAACGGGTTTTTTCGAGTAAATCAAGATTCATTGGTGATTATTTAATTTAAGTAAATATTTTAAGTTTCTTCATTTAACCCATTTCAATTTTTTTAAAAAATTGAAAACAATTTTCAATTAGTATACATAAAACCCCTCAATTAATTTCTAATATGTATATACTATTAACAAATGAAATCGGCAAGTTTTCTAATATTTCTGTAGGTAGTACATATCAACACTTAATATTAAGCAAAACAGGTCTAAACAAAAGCGACACAACACAATTCAATGATTTCACAGCGTCACATGGATTATTTGGAAATATGATCCCTTTAACTAATATGCGATACCGTGATTATCACATTAAACCATATTGGATTAGAATTGTAACAATTCCCAATAATACAAGAAATCAATATCATAATTGGTATGCTAGTTGGTCACCAACTATAAATTATAATAAATGTATATTAAGTGAAAAATATCAATTATATTCTATTAGGGCAATTAAAAAATTTAATCTAGAAATAACGGATGATTACATAATTGAAGTATGTAATCAAAATAAAATAGATATTTTGGAATGGCTCAAAAATAATAAATTAGACATATTATTGAAATATGATACATATAAATTGGATGATGCATCATATAATGGTAATATTGATGTTCTAACATGGTGGAAAAACTCTGGATTACCTTTAAAATATTCTGAGCGTGCACTTACCTCTGCATCTAGGAATAATAATATTAATGTTCTAGCATGGTGGAAAAATTCGGAATTACCTTTAAAATATTCAGAGGAAGTTTTAGTACATGCCTCCGTATGTAATCGCATCGAAGTTTTAACATGGTGGAAAGAATCTGGATTACCTTTAAAATATGACCAATTCACATTGTGCACAATCAACGAACATGGACATATTGACGTTTTAAAATGGTGGATTGAATCAGGATTATTATGTAAATATATTTTTATAGCATTTTAATCTAATTATATATATCAGTTATAAAATTGATTCAGATTTCTTTATTTTTTTAGATCTCAAAATGTTTATATTATTCACTGATAAAAATGATAATGCATTTGATATTAATAAACAAATTTTTATACCAATCAAGTGTAGACTAAATGATGTTGATGTGAAAGCGTTTTATGTATTAAATAATAATGCATCATTTGATTATTCTGAAAATACTAGCGGATATGGTGATTATTCTGATTTATATAAACGTCTTTATTATTGTAGAATTGTTTTGTGGCCACATTATGAATATGTATTTAAACCACCTAGATATAAACAAAATATTATTGCCAAAAATTCATGCATATTTAGTGATAGATATCCGATATATTCTATAAAAACCATTAAAAAGAAGATATATGGGGAGAAAATGTTTAATTATGTTTATACTAGTCAATTGGCTCGTCTAGGTAAGGTTGATATTTTAGAATATTTAGAATGTAATTACTCTCAATTATGGGTATCTAATATTATTTATTTCGCATCTAAATTTAATCAGATTAATGTATTAAACTGGTATAAAAATTTATGTTTGTTGAAGAAATATCAATATCATATTCCGCATGGGGCAAAAGATCTGATAGATGACATTTCATGTGAAGGCAACATACATATTCTAGAATGGTTGAAAAACTCTGACATGATACCACCACTAATATATTCTGAAAGAACATTACATGATGCATCTAGAAATGGCAATCTTAATGTTCTAGAATGGTGGAAAAATAGTGGATTACCTTTACAGTATAATGGGACAGCATTACATACTGCATCTATAAATGGTAATCTTAATGTTTTAACCTGGTGGAGAAATAGTGGATTGGAATTAAAATATTATAATAATTCATTCGCTACTGCATCTTATTATGGTAAAATTAACGTTCTAACATGGTGGAAAAATAGTGGATTACCTCTCGAATATGACACAAATACATTAGATTACCCCTGTCATAATACACTTTGTTCTATAGATGTTCTAAACTGGTGGAAAAACTCTGGATTAGAATTAAAATATTCTAAAATTGCTCTGGAATATGCATACAACAATAATCATACACATGTACTAAAATGGTGGAAAAAATCTGGGTTACTTCTAAAATATCCAGATATTTCAATATCTGCTTATATAAATCTATTAATATAAATCTTTTACTATTAAAAAAAAATTGATTTAGTTTAGTTAGTTGATGATAGATCATATGCATATATTATTGACAGATCAAGATGACTACATTTACGGTTATGATAATAATAATAACATTAAAATTGTTTCACTTCATATTTCCGAGATAAATTTAAAAAAACATAATAATTCATTAAATTTTAATTTAGAATATATTGATCCTAAAGAACGTATAATTAATTTGGACAACCTTCATAGCAAGTTATGCAATACTAATAGACTAGTAAGCATGTCGGACATTCTAGCTTTATTGTCAGGTGCAAAAATATATGCAGAAAAAGAACGTTTGATATATTATTTTAGAATAGTAATATCGAGAGACAAACATAATTATGTATTGAGTGATAGATATACAATATTTTCTATGTCAACTATTAAAAAATTTAATATTAATGTTTCACCTGTTTATATGGAATATTTGTGTTGTAATAATAAAATAGACATACTAGAATATTTACAACGTAATAACAGATTAGAATCAAGTAAGGGTTATATACAAAATGATAATACTTTAGTTGATAAAATATCTAAAATGAAACATATTAAGGTTCTTGAATTCCTTAAAAATATAGGATTACCTTTAAAATATTCCTCATGGGCTTTATATTTTGCATCTTATGAAGGTCATATTGATGTTCTAGAATGGTGGAAGCAGTCTGGATTAGAATTAAAGTATGATGAAAGGGTATTAAGATATGCATTAAGAAATGCATCTGAACAAGGTCATATTAATGTTCTAGAATGGTGGAAAAACTCTGGATTACCTTTAATATATTCTGAATTTATATTAAACAGGGCATCTGAAAAAGGTAGAATTAATGTTCTAGAATGGTGGAAAAACTCTGGATTGCCTTTAAAATATGATGCTGAAGCATTATATTGGGCATCTTATTATGGTCATATTAATGTTCTAGAATGGTGGAAAAACTCTGGATTACATTTAAAATATGATAAAAATGCATTAAAATATGCATCAGGTAATGATCATATTAATGTTCTAGAATGGTGGAAAAACTCTGGATTGCCTTTAAAATACGATGAATCAATATTAAATTATGCATCAGAAAATGGTCATATTAATGTTCTAGAATGGTGGAAAAACTCTGGATTACATTTAAAATATGATAAAAATGCATTAAAATGTGCATCAAAATATGCATCAGGTAATGATCATATTAATGTTCTAGAATGGTGGAAAAACTCTGGATTGCCTTTAAAATACGATGAATCAATATTAAATTATGCATCAGAAAATGGTCATATTAATGTTCTAGAATGGTGGAAAAACTCTGGATTGCCTTTAAAATATGATAAAAATGTATTAAAATATGCATCAAAGTTTACTTCTACTAAAGTTTTAAGTTGGTGGAAAAACTCTGGATTACCTTTAAAATATCCAACAATTTCGACATATCTTTATATAAAATTTTGTATATAAAAATTGATTATAAAAATTTAAATAAATATATTATTAATATTTTTTCATATGCGTATATTATTAACAGATCAAGATGACTACATTTATGATTACTGCAATAATTGCTTTCAAAGTAGGCTTGTCAAGATACCTTTTAAAGTTATTCATATTTCCGAAATAAATTCGAAAAACCATACTAATGCTTTAAATTTCCATTTAGAATATATTAATGCTAAAGAACGTATAATTAATTTGGACAACTTTTATCAAAAGTTATGTAAAACTAATATACTAAGTACATTTTATAATATGCTAAATATATGGTTGGAATTATATAAACATTATAAAAAAATAGACAAAAAAGAACACTTTATATATTATTTTAGAATAGTAATATCGAGAGAGAAATATAAATATGTATTAAGTGATAGATATCCAATATTTTCTATATCAACTATAAAAAATTTCAATCTTAATGTTTCATCAGTTTATATGGGATATTTATGTTATAAAAATAAAATAGATATACTAGAATATTTACAACGTAATAACAAATTAGAATCCGTTAAGGGTTATATACAAAATGATGATACTTTAGTTGATGTAATGTCAAATAGAAAACAGATTAAAGTTCTTGAATTCCTTAAAAATATAGGATTACCTTTAAAATATTCTGATGAATCATTGGATGAAGCATCTCAAAAAGGTCAAGTTGCTGTTCTAGAATGGTGGAAAAACTCTCAATTACCTTTACAATATTCTTATAAAGCATTGGAAGCTGCATCTGGTAATGGTCATATTAATGTTCTAGAATGGTGGAAGCAGTCTGGATTAGAATTAAAATATGATGAAAGGGTATTAAGAAATGCATCAAAAAAGGGTCATGTTGCTGTTCTAGAATGGTGGAAAAACTCTGGATTACCTTTAAAATATTCTGAACGTGCATTAAATTGGGCATCTTTTAATGGACATGTTGCTGTTCTAGAATGGTGGAAAAACTCTGGATTACTTTTAAAATATGATAAAAATGTATTAAATTGGGCATCTGAACAGGGTCGAGTTGCTGTTCTAGAATGGTGGAAAAACTCTGGATTAGAATTAAAATATAATGCAACAGATATATTTATGACCGCGATAACTATGAACCGTATTGATGTTCTGGAATGGTGGAAAAATTCTGGATTACCAATTGAATATAATGAAAGCTTGATACTTAGCTATGTACGTTTCTCTAAATATTCTAATAAAACACTTTCTAAATGGTGGAAAAACTCTGGATTACTCTTCAAAAAAACATCACCACCAATCAGATGGCTTTTAATAAAATTATTGCTATAAAAAATTGATTCAATATTATTCATAATTGATATCGCAAATGCGTATACTACTAACTAATGAAAATGACTTAGCTTATAAAAATAATTTTACTTATACTTATGGTAATTTGGTTAATATTTCAGAAGTAAATTTTAACATACATACTCTAGATTTGCGTTTTGAATATATTAATACTAAAGAACGTATAATTAATTTGGAAAAGTTTTATCAAAAAGTGTTTGGAATGACACCAGTGACCAGTATGTATGGACTGACGATTATGATGCCACGTTATTTTAGAGTTGTAATATCAGGAGGCAAATATAAATATGTATTAAGTGATAAATACCCTATATTTTCTATATCAACTATTAAAAAATTTAATCTGAATGTTTCACCATTTTACATGAAATATTTGTGTCACACAAATAAAATAGATATACTAAAATATTTAGAAAGTTGCAACAAATTAAAATCTCTTAAGTATCTTGTGCAAAATGATAATAATTTGATTGATGCAATATCTAATGAAAAACATATTAAAGTTCTTGAATTATTAAAAAACAGTGGATTACTCAATAGTGGATTACCTTTAAAATATTCTTTTAGAGCGATAGATTTTGCATCAGCATTAGCCAATATTGATATTTTAAATTGGTGGAAAAACTCTGGATTACTTTTAAAATATTCTAATAAAGCACTTGATCATGCATCTGAATTTGGTCATGTTAATGTTCTAGAATGGTGGAAAAACTCTAAATTACCTTTACGATATACTTCATTGGGAATAGACAATGCATCCCATAATAATCATGTAAATATTCTAGAATGGTGGAAAAACTCTGGATTAGAATTAAAATATTCTGGATATTCATTAAATTGGGCGTCCAGAAATAGTCATGTTGCTGTTCTAGAATGGTGGAAAAACTCTGGATTACCTTTACAATATTCAGAATATGAATTATACGCCGCAACGTGTAGTTGTAATATTGATATGCTAGACTGGTGGAAAAATTCTGGATTACCTCTTAAATATAATCGTGATGAGTATTTGCGTTATTTATATTCGGGATGGAGGGACAGTGGAGTTTTGAAATGGTGGGAAAACTCTGGATTACTTTTCAAAAAAAAACCAAATCTAATAGAACGTCTACGTCTTCATCTTTATATAAAATTCTTAGCATAAAAATATATTAAAAAATTGATTATAAATACTTTATTAATTTTTTTTACGTATTTATAAAATGATTATAGTATTAACCAATGAAAAAGATGAAATTTTTCACGAAACACCACACACTTTTACACCAATAAAGAATGGAATAAACATTGTAGATGATGCTTTTTGGTGGAATCGTAGTGGAAATAAAAAAATAGATTTATGTGACCTAGCCGGTAGATCATCTTCACTAGCCAATCGTGGAGTTTATCCTAGACATAATTTTGCTCATTTTGATACATTTACCCATTTTAGAGTTGTTTTACTTTTCAACTCCAATATTTATGAACTATGTCAACGGAATTTAGTATGTTTATTAAGTAAAAGATATCCTATATATTCTATAAAAACTATTGAGATGTTTAATGTAAATATTACGAAATATTATATTGAAGCTCTAATTTATAAAAATAAAATAGATGTTCTAGAGTATTTAAAAAATCATAAAATAAAATTACTTCATGATGTACCTAATGCTATGGACATAGCATCATATAGTGATTGTACGGATGTTCTAGACTGGTGGAAAAACTCTGGATTACCGTTAAAATATTCTGAATCATCATTAGGTATTGCATCAGCGTTAGGTAATGTTAATATTTTAGAATGGTGGAAAAATTCTGGATTACCCTTAAAATATTCTAAAATTCCAGTTGATGATGGATCATTGAATGGTCATGTTAATGTTCTAGATTGGTGGTTTAATAGTGGTTTAAAATTTAAATATTCAGAAAGAGCATTAGACTGGGCATCCGCACGTGGTTATGTTAATGTTCTAGATTGGTGGTTTAATAGTGGTTTAAAATTTAAATATTCAGAAAGAGCATTAGACTGGGCATCCGCACGTGGTTATGTTAATGTTCTAGAATGGTGGTTTAATAGTGGTTTAGAATTAAAATATACAGACAAGGCAATACAGTTTGCATCTTCCAATCATATGTTTAATTCTCTAGAGTGGTGGAAAAACTCAGGATTACCTTTAAAATATAATGAATCTTTTTTGCACCTACAGTGGATGACTGAATCAGAATATATAGATATCCTAGAATGGTGGAAAAATTCCGGATTACCTTTAACATATGATAAGGTTGATTACGTATTAGACGATTTATATATTTTAGGGGCAAAAAAAAGTTTAAGATGGTGGAAGCAATCTGGATTACCCTTAAAATATCCAAATTTAATAACACGCCTTTATATTAACCTATTTGTATAATATAAATAAAATTGATGATGAATATTTTATTAATTTTTTTTTACATATTCATAAAATGTTTATAGTATATACTAATGAAAATGATGAAATTTTAGATTTAAATTCATGTACTTTCAAACCTATAAAGTGTGGATTAAATAGTTTAGATTGTATATTTAGGGTTGATGGTACCATAATTAATTTTGACAGAATGTATAATGTATTTTTATGGTATTCTATAGGAATGTATTGTAATATACCCGTGAATCGATTTTTATACTTTAGAATAGTTTTACCACTAAATAATAATCATTGTAGAAGGAATATACGTGATACAGACTGTTTTTACGTTTTAGACGAGTGTTTATTGAGTGACAAATATCCAATATATTCCATTAAAACTATTGAAAAATTTAATGTTAGCATTACATATTCATATGTTCAAGCTTTATTACGTCGCGAAAATAGATTAAATATTATAAAATACTTATATAGTAATAAACCGGAAGTGTTTAACTGGACATATTACCTACATTATCCGTTAGATAGTATGTCAAAAAATGGTAATGTTAATTGTCTAGAATGGTGGAAAAACTCTGGATTAGAATTAGCATATTCTAGTGATTCATTGGATTGGGCATCACATAATGATCATATTAATGTTCTGGAATGGTGGTTAAATAGTGGATTATCTTTAAAATATTCTAGTTATTCATTGGATGGGGCATCACAAATGGGACATATACATGTTTTAGAATGGTGGAAAAACTCTGGATTACCTTTAAAATATTCTGAAAATGCCTTGTCTTTTGCTCACAGAAATGTTTTTAAATGGTGGAAGAAATCTGGATTACCTCTAAAATATCCATCATGGACTATATATCTTTATATGAAATTCTTTGTATAAAATTGATTATTAATATTTTTACATATAAAATTTTGATAAATGTTTATAGTATTTTCTAATGAAAAAGATGAATTTTTCAGTCTAGTTTCATATACTTTAGTATCTATAAAGAGTGGATTAAATAGTTTAGATTGTGTATTTTATGTTAATCCTCCGATTGATGTAGCTCTAATTTTGGATATATTTGAGTGGCATGAAATGAGACAATTATGTTATTTCAGGATTGTTTTATCACCAAAAAAATATTTAAAATATGGACGTACGATGTTTGGTCAGGTGACATATCATTTAGACGAATATGTATTGAGTGATAGATATCCAATATTATCTGTATCAACTATTAATAAATTTGATATAAAAATTACTAAGTATTATGTGTTTAAATTGTGCATAATAAATAAACTTGATATTCTAGAATTTTTATATAATAAAAAATTATTGTCAGTTGATCAGCCATCTGATTGTAATAATTATCCACTAGATATTGCATCTTGTCATGGTCATATTAATGTTCTTAAATGGTTAAAGAACACATGTTTGCCATTGAAGTATGGTGATAATGCATTAATTTTGGCATCTGGTAATGGTCATGTTGCTGTTCTAGAATGGTGGAAAAACTCTGGATTAGAATTAAAATATTCTGAACAGGCATTAAATCGTGCGTCTATGGAGGGTCATATTAATGTTCTAGAATGGTGGAAAAATTCAGGATTAGAATTAAAATATGAAAATGCATTAAATGCAGCATCACATAATGGACATATAAATGTTCTGGAATGGTGGAAAAATTCTGGATTAGAATTAAAATATGATGAAGATGCATTAAAATGGGCATCTTATGATGGTAAAGTTGCTGTTCTAGAATGGTGGAAAAATTCTGGATTAGAATTAAAATATTCTAAAAATATATTATACGATTTATACACAAAAAAACAAAAAAACGTCTTGAAATGGTGGAAGAAATCTAAGTTGCCATTAGAATATCCATCATGGACTATATATCTTTATATGAAATTCTTTGTATAAAATTGAATTTGCGTTATTTTATTAATAATATCAATAAAAAAATGCGAATATTGTTGACGACTGAATATGATCAAGTATATAGTAGTGCACATATGTATAGTTTTGCACATGAAATAAATAATTGTAAATTAAATGATATCAAACTGAATATGCATGTGGTTGATATGAATATGAATATTAATGGTGAACGGGAAATCGATTTTAAAAATTTTTACAAAAAGCGTTGGGGTATTACCTTTACTAACATACCATTTAGATTTATTGATTTAATGAATGACATTAAACCATATTATTTTAGAATCATAATGTCAATTGGATTAGATGGTAATTATATATTAAGTGATAAATATCCACTATATTCAATATGTAATATTAAAAAATTTAATATTAGTATTTGTCCATTTTACGTTGGATATTTATGTTACAAAAATAAAATAAATGTCTTAAAATATTTGGGGAATAACAAACCGGAGTCAATTAAGGATTGCATGCAAAAAGATCATACTATAATTTCAATTGCATCAATATGTGGTAATATCAATGTTCTAGAATGGTTTAAAAACTCTGGATTAGAACTAAAATATACTGAATTTACATTAGATGGAGCATCAGAAAATAATTTAATTAATGTCTTAGAGTGGTGGAAAAATAGTGGGTTAGAACTAAAATATTCTGGAGATGCATTATATGTTGCAACCTATAGGGGAAAAATAGGTGTTCTAGAATGGTGGAAAAAATCTGGATTACCGTTAAAATATGATAGAGATGTTATTTTGGATGTGGCCAAAGAAAATAAAAATGTTGATGTTTCAACATGGTGGAAAAATAGTGGATTACTAACTTAAGAATATAAAATTGAATTAGTATCATTTCATTTAACGCGATTATAAAAAATTATAAAGGCTTATTCAAAAATATGTATATATTAATGACACATGAAAATGATACACTATATGATCAAAAAAATGCCAAAATTATATCTGAAATAAACTGGAAATTTAATGTAAATAATACTGTATTTGATAATCATATTGTAAATATTAATCCAGAAGAACGCAGAATAAGATTTAATACAAAATTTGGAGGAACTCCTATATCATCTAGCTTTATTTATGTATTACCAGACCACCACAATATTTATTGGATACCGTATTATTTTAGGATTGCACTACGGATAGGAACATGTGGTAATTATATATTAAGTGAGAGATATCAACTATATTCAATACGGGCCATTAAAAAATTAAATCTTAATGTGTGTACATTTTACGTTGGATATTTATGTTACAAAAATAAAATAAACGTTCTAGAATATTTGAAGAATAATAGATTAGAGTCTATTAATGATTGCTTGCAAAAAGATGATAATATAATGTCAATTCCATCTTTGGGTGATGCCAATGTTGGTGTTCTAGAATGGTTCAAAAATTCAGGATTAAAACTAAACTATAATCGATATACATTGGATGCAGCATCTGGAGAAGGTTATATTAATGTCTTAGAGTGGTGGAAAAATAGTGGTTTGCAATTATATTATTCTGGACTTGCGATGGATATGGCATCTAGACATGGTCATATAAATGTTTTAGAATGGTGGAAAAATTCTGGATTACCTTTAAAATATTATAGAATATCAGTAAATCCAAATACTAAGTCTGCTTATAATTTTAATGTATTAGAATGGTGGAAAAATAGTGGATTATTGGATTAGTATTATTGGATTAGTATTATAAAATTGATTTAGCTTTTTTTAATTTTAATATAAATTATATTAAATGCATGTCAAAATTACTAATGAAAATGAATGTCATTATGGATTCCAATATAAAACTGGATTAAATACATTGGATAAATACTTTGATAAATCAGGTTCATGTGTTGCTGGAGGGTTTTATATAACTGATTTGGACAATGTTGATAAATTTTATTATAAGGGAGTTTGGTTGAGAATTATTGAAATTCCTAAAGGTGCTAAATCAGTGAAAGATCCTGATGATGTTCATGGTGAAAAATGGAGACTTGATAAAATAATCCTAAAAAATAAGTATCCTCTTTATAATCTAGAAACAATCAAAAAATTTAATCTTAAAATTACAAATTACTACATTACTGAAGTATGTAAACGTGGTCATATTGATATTTTAGAGTGGTATCTCATTAACAATCCAAGTTTTAAATTCAGTAATCAAATACTAAATGAAACAATTAAATGTGGTCAAATTAAAACACTTGAATGGTGTCGTGAGCGCAACCTTGTTCCAATTGATTTACCAATTTTAGATATAGGTTCTGCTGAAGGACATTTAGAAGTTTTGGTATGGTTACAAAAATCTGGATTACCATGTAAATATTCTGAAATGGCAATGGATGATGCGTCGTATTATGGTCATATTGATGTACTTGAATGGTGGTTAAATAGTGGATTATCTTTAAAATATTCTGAAATGGCTTTGGAACATGCTTCGTGGATGTCTAATATTAATGTGTTGGCATGGTGGAAAAATTCTGGATTACCGTTAAAATATTCTGAAAATGTTTTAAATTTGGCGGCTGAAAATGGTAATATTGATGTTTTAACATGGTGGTTACATAGTGGTTTAGAATTAAACTATGGTAGCTTTATACATAATTATAATTTATATTATCATCTTGATAAAAATATTAATAAATGGTTCAACAATAACAAAAACTCAAAAGTTTTTGGAATTTCTTGAAATACTGAATAGTTAAAAATTGATCAAGTAATCATATATTGTATAGTAATAGTAATAAATGTCAAAAACATGTAATGACAAGATAAATCCATATGGCAATGGATACAATTATCATCCGCTATTCAACATGCTATTATCGCATGAACAAATGTTGGCGGACTTCGAAAGGCACAATAGTGTTCAACGTATGAAATTGGGGGTAAGTCGTAAAAAACATGAGATCATGATTCATGGTAGTAGTGATGCATTATATTTTAATGCATCGCATACAAAAACCTTCATACACACCTAGTATCACTATATTCTTAAAAAACTAAAAGATGGCAATGGCTCTTGGTTTAATGCCACTCAAAAAGTCACGCACAAAAAGGTCTCAGAAACCACCTAGAATTCATTTTTAGATTAAATATTTTCTAATAAAATATAGTGTATTATTGACCAATTAAATTATTTTTTGTTCATTTTAGAAGTATTGGTTGCTAAAAAATTGATCAAGTAATCATCTACATAAGTAAATAAAAACTATGGAGCAATCTACATTGAAAAACAATGCACTCTGTTATGAATATACCTTCAGTGCCACATACAAAGATTACCCAAATCACACCATTGTTAGACATGTTATACGTGAGTACGATCATAGTCTTTGTGCGTTCGTAACCAAAATCACAACAAAAACATATCATTATGGGGAGTGTATTAATAGTCATTCAACATACCAATATAGTCATTTAATATACCAAGATTATTCATCAAGTTGGTATCCCAATCACACCCAGTTGCAAACTAAAACCGCACCTGCATTAAAATATCATGAATCTTGGCATCATTCTCAACACAATGCACCACATGCAAAACCTTCATACACATACACACCTAGTATCACTATATTCTTAAAAAACTCAAAGATGGCAATTGCTCTTGGTTTAGTGCCACTCAAAAAGTCACGCACAAAAAGGTCTCAGAAACCACCTAGAATTCATTTTTAGATTAAATATTTTCTAATAAAATATAGTGTATTATTAATCAACTATTTTTTTATTAAAATATTTGAAAATGTAATTGAATGTGCTTATTAAATTTGTAATAGGATGTGATGTGGCGTTCAAAAAAATTGAAAGGGTATCTAAAGATATCAAAGTGATCTAAAGAAAAATTGAATTAGATATTCCAAACCATTAAAATTTTCTGTATTATGTCTAGTAAAAAAGAAGTAGTTAGTAAAAAGAATGAAACTGAATTATACGGTGATAAAGTTTCTGAAGAATATGAGATGAAAGACCTTCATAATCATATTCTGACACGACCCGACAGTTATATCGGATCAATTCATGTTACTAGGGAATATTTTTATGTTCCAATCGATGAAGAAGATGGAGAACAAAGAATGGTATATACTGCACTTGAATATATCCAAGGATTATTTAAAATTGTTGATGAAATTCTTGTAAATGCACGAGATCAATATGTTCGGTTGAATACTAATATAGAGCCTAGTGATGTTAAGAAAAAGGATATTCAAGTGAGTAATATTTGGATTAAGGTTGATAAAGTAACTGGAGAGATTTCGGTCAAAAATGATGGTAATGGTGTTCCTATTGCCAAACACACTAAAGAGAAAATATATATCCCTGAGATGGTTTTCGGTCATTTATTAACATCTTCCAATTATAAAGAAGATGTCAGAAGATTTACTGGTGGTAAAAATGGATATGGTGCTAAATGTACCAATATTTATTCTACTAACTTTATGATTGAAACTGTTGATCATTTTCAGAAAAAGAAATACACGCAACATTTTAGTAACAATATGTATAAAAGAGAAGAACCAGAAATTATTAGTAATTTTTCCGGTGACCCTTACACAGAAATTAAATTTACACCAGATTATAAAAAATTTGGTTTAGATGGTATGACTGATGATTTTTATGCTTTAATTAAAGCCAGAGCGTATGATATTGCTGGATGTACTGATGCTAAAGTGAAAGTACATTTTAATAATTGTTTGATTCGTGTATCTGATTTTAAGGATTATGTTGAAATGCATTTTCCAAAAGAAAACCGAAATGAAATCGTATATGAAAAGGTTAATTCAAACTGGGAAATTGCGATTGCTCCCAATTTTTCAAGTGAATTAACTGGTAAACAAATATCTTTTGCGAATGGTGCTCGTACTATTAAAGGAGGTCGTCATGTACAATATATTTTTAATCAAGTTTATCGTGGTGTTTCTGACAGATTGAAGAAAAGAAAAGAAGAAGTCAAAGAAAGCATTTTGCGATACAATATGATGATATTTGTAAATTGTACTATTGATAGTCCAAACTTTGATGGGCAAACTAAAGAAGAATTAACAACTGAAATTAAGAAATTGTATCCAACATGTACTGTTTCAGAAAAATTTATGAATCAATTAATGAAAACTTCCATAATTGAGAATGCTATTCAATTCGGAAAAGCTACTCAAAGTCTAGCAACACCCAAAAATGCTTTAACTAGAAAATCCATTTTGAGAGATATTCCCAAACTGGAAGACGCAAATGACGCCGGTTCAAAACATTGGAACGAATGTGTTCTAATTATCACTGAAGGAGATTCTGCCAAATCCATGGTCATGAAAGCCTTACCTAACCGTGATAGATATGGAGTTTTCCCTATTAGAGGAAAATTACTCAACGTTTTAGAAGCAACTGACAAACAAATCAAAGAAAATAATGAAATCAATAATATCCTAAGAATTTTAGGTATTACAACCAAGAAATATGTTAAGGGGACACCTTTAAGATATGGTAAAATGATGATCATGACGGATCAAGATTTGGATGGGGCGCATATTAAGGGTTTGATATTGAATTTTCTTAAGTATTTGGGTCTAGAGCAATTTGATGGTTTTGCATGTTCTTTTATTACACCGATTGTTAAAATTACTAAAGGATCTAATCATAAAGCTTTCTATAGTTCGCAAGAATTTGATAAATGGTTAGCTCAGAATAATGGTGGTAAAGGATGGACGACTAAGTATTACAAAGGGTTGGGTACTTCGACGGATAAAGAAGCTCGTGAATATTTTGAGGATATTGATAAACATTTAACATCATATGAATGGGATGATAAATCAAGTGATGCTATAACATTAGCTTTTAATGGTGAAAAAGAACATATTCGTGATCGTAAAACATGGTTATGTGCATATGATCCTAATGTTGCTCCTGATTATAGTAAGAAAGTAAATATAACGGATTTTTTCAATAAGGAATATATTCATTTTTCAAATTATGACAATGTCAGATCAATTCCAAATATATGTGATGGTTTTAAACCGTCTCAGAGAAAAATTCTGTATTGTGCTTTTGAGAAACGTAATCTAAAAAATGATGTTAAGGTGGCGCAATTTGGTTCTGCTGTTGCTGAAACAACTGGTTATCATCATGGTGAAGTCAGTTTATTCGGTGCAATTGTAAATATGGCTCAAGATTACATTGGAAGTAATAACATTAACTTATTTGTACCTTCTGGTCAATTTGGTTCTCGTTATGAAGCTGGGAAAGATTCTGGTGCACCGAGATATATTTTTACACGATTACAGCCAATTACATCATTAATTTTCAGAAGTGAAGACAAACATCTCCTAAAACAATTAAAAGATGATGATGGTAATTTTATTGAACCTCAATGGTATTTACCTATTATACCTATGTGTTTAGTGAATGGAACTGAAGGTATTGGAACGGGTTATTCGACTGGGTTACCTCCGTTTAATGTGACGGATATTATAGCGAATTTGAGATTATTAATGAAGGGTCAACCAACTTTTGAAATGATTCCATGGTTTCGTGGTTTTTCTAGGAATGTTTCAACAAAGAAAATCGCAAACTGTAGTTATGTAATAAAAGGTAAATATAGTATGGATATTGAGAATGATACATTACATGTAACAGAATTACCAATTGGAACTAGTAGTGCAAGTTACAAAGAGTTTTTATCATCATTATTGGGGTGTGCTCCAGTAAAAACTAAAAAAGGAAGTCAAAATTCGTCTAAAACCGCTGGTAAATTTGATCATTGTGTTAGGGATTTCAAGAATAATTCTGGTGGTAATAAAGTTGATTTCACAATTTATTTTGAAAAAGGTGGTCTAGAAGGACATATGATTAATGCCGTTAATAAAGATAAAAATGGTATTACTGTATTTGAAAAACAATTCAAATTAGCAACCACTTTATCCTTTCCAGGCAAGATGGTTTTATATGATCATAATAATACTTTAAAAGTATATCAATCAATTGATGAAATATTGAAAGACTTTTTTACAGTACGTTTAGATTATTATAAGAAAAGACGTCTTTATCTTCTAGATGCTTTACAGAAAGAATCTCATTTCATTAACATTAAAGCGAAATTTGTGAAGGATGTTATTGAAGGTCGTATTATTATATTTGATTCTAGTAAAAAGAAGAGTAATAGTAAAATACAAATTAGTGCAGATCTAGAAAAAGCTGATTATCCTATGATGGTGGATGAACAACTTAAGGAGCTTAAAGATATGACTGATGTGGATCGTTTAACTGGCAATTATGATTATCTTTTAGATATGAAGTTAGTTGCGTTGACACAAGAAAAAGTGGATATTCTTCTAGCGAAAAAGAAAGAAGTTGATGATAATTATCAGTCACTTAAAAATAAAACAGAAGTAGATTTATGGGAACATGATTTACAAGAATTCGAAGAACAATATAAAAAGGATGTTAAATTATATGAAAAAACTCTTGCGGATGAATTCAAAGGTAATGTCCAAAAATCTGTAGATGACAAAGACAAAGACAAAAAGAAAAAAACAGGTAAAACTGTTACAAAAACAATTAAAAAGGGTGCTAAAAGTGCCAAAGAAACTGAAGAAGACGAATAATTATTTCATCTTGATTACATAAGGAGGATTTTCTGGATATGAAGGATATTCATTAATGTAAGTTTCTAATAATTTTAATGTTTTTTGATATTTTTTTAACCAAGGTCTGCTAATTTTAAGAGGATTAGCCGATAATATTCTAGGTTCCATATCAGGTATAACTTCTAAACATTGAGGTGCTCTAGCATGTAATAATCTTACTAAACTGGGAAACATTTCAAGATCACCATTTTCTATATTTTCGACTAATTCATTTAGAGCTTTATTATCAAATGCTCTAGAATATGCTACATCTAATCTCCATAATTTTGGAGTACCATTTTTATCTGGTAAATCACCTGAAATGGCTGAATAATATGTATATCTATAATCTTTTCTATTATCTATGAGAGTTTCAACCCAATCATTTGAGATTTTGGTGTGACCTTTTCTAATTACATTATCTGGTAAGTATGATTTGGATAACATACCTACATTTGCTATTTGTGGGCAATGTGCAATAGCTATCTTAATTTCTTTATTTTTTTTGAAATGAAACAATTGTAAATTAAGAATTTTTTGATATAATTCAAAATGATAATTACTCAATTCAGATTCATTATTACAACAATGATCACCTAAACTGCGATCATAAATTAAACTATCAGATTTCAAGTATTCACCATGAAGATAGCTTTGAAATTTATTTTTTTCATTATCACCTAAGGTGCCATATGCATATTCATAAAAGGTTTTATTTAATATTTGAATCCATGATTTACCAGTCAAAGTATCAACCCAAGGATTTTCAAATTTTGCTAAATCATTAACTAACATATTAATTTTTATATCTTTTGAAGTATCCTTTTCAGTGTATTTTGGTGGTGATTCCTTAATATTAATATGTTGTTGTGTGTTTTTAATATTTTTCAAATAGTTATGTAATCTACTATCATTATTTAGAATAGTATTTAATGATATATTTAGTTTATCAGTGTTAATATTATAATAATATTCAATCATATTTTTAAGAATGCCTCCATGTGCCATAACCCAATCACCTATTTGTACAACTAGAAAGACATATCCGGCTCTTAATTTGCAATTTAGTATTTGATCAATAGCGAAATAATGTTGTCGCAAATGTGATTTAATTTGTTTGCAAGATTCCCCATTAGTTTTTAAAGCATTCCAGACTAATTTATAATTATTTATAGTAATTTTTTGTGTTTCATATAGTGTATTAAGCGTATGATAATAAAAATATGGACTTGAATAAGATGTATAAAAAAAGGGGAATCCGCTAGGAATACTCTCAAAATCGTGATTTCCTATAATTTTAATTAGTTTTCCACCAGATTGTTCAGCTTGTATCATGGTCATATTTAGTAAATCTAGGACATGTAATTCTGATTTGGAGTCTTCTCCGATAGATTTATTAACAATTTCGTTGTTGCCTGTGTAATAGTTTAAGATTTGTACTTTTTCAAAAATAGATTCTTCGCGACATCTATCGACTAAATCACCTAAACATATAACCCAAGTATCACCTCCAATCCATCTGTAATGTGTTTTATTATTGTGATGTTTTTTTTCTAGAACGGCAGCTTGTTCAACTAAGATAGTTTCAAGGGCATCAAAATCACCATGAATATCACCTATTAGGATCATTCTAGATTTTGGTTGTTTGAAAATACCATATTTAGATAGTTTAGGTTTGTTTTTAAAGTCATTGTATTTTTCATTTTCAAGATCCTCTAGGTTAAACCAATCTAGAACACTATTTTGTTGAGTTTTTTTATCAGACATAATTGGTTTTTTTGATTCAGATTAATTAATAATTAGATATTTCTCTAGACTCTTTCAGATTGAGCAGATAATAAGTTCATATTTTTTTCCCTAGTTGTAATCTTAAAACAATATAGATTTTGCATATCTAAATTAATTAATCTCCCTGTATCATATGTAGTTATAGAATCAATAGTTTCTACAGTATCCATTTCATCATTTTTATATGTAGTATACCAAGATAGTTCTGATAGTCCTCCAGTATTAATATTTAGTGTTGCTGGTCGTGCAATATGAATACGATTTTGTAAAAAAAGACTATCATCACTACAACTTAATGCTAGAATACTATGGCCTTCACTTCTATTCATAAAATCGTTAAACATTTGACTTTCGGGACTGGATGTATTATGATGATAATATCCTTTAATTAAGATTGTATCAGTTGGTTGATATTCGTTTGAACTAAAGAATTTGGAAGTTTGAATAACGATAACTTCATTGCGTTCGTCACTTATATCTGATGAATAATTATATACAAATTTGATATCAATTGTATCATTTAGATTAGTTAAGACTTTTCCTAAGGGGGTTTTAACTTTAATAGTCATATTTGTCAATGAACTTAATGGTGATGGGTAAAATTTTTTGAACCAATCATCGACTGGTTTGTATTCAACGTGTCTTGCTATTAAATTTGGACTAGTATACATTGATGCGGCTGGAACTACTACTGAAAAAGCGTTACTTAGGTCTCGTGATGATCCGTCGTATACATTGTTAATTTCGTCTATTTCAACAAGATAATATGGATCTGAAATTAATAAATGGGTTAAACTGGAATGGTAGTCGACCGGTTGTTTTAAACCAGGAGTTAGAAAACTTACTAACTCTATTGAAACTATATTTTTATACACATTTCTTAATCCTACACATTTTTGACCTTGTTCTACTATTTTTTCATATCCAACAATTTGACCGAATGGTTGATCAGCTCTATAAGCCTGATATGTAACTCCATTAAGAGACCATCCACTATTATTGGGATCACCTCTTAAACCATTATTTGCTTGAGTAATAGTAGCTGGTATTGTAGGGTTATTTTCGTATAATGGAAGGGAAATTAGACCGTCACTTGTGGGTGAGAATTTAATTTGAAAATTATATTGAGTTTCATTGGGATCATTACCGATCCAATTGCGATCTAAACTGGAAATTAATAACATATGGGATATATCTTGATATGTTTCAGTGGTTGATCTTGATGATCTTGATGATTTTTCTGGTTCAGTTTCAGAATCATCTGATTCAGTATCAGATTCATCTTCTTCTTGTTCTTGCATTTTAGATTGTTGTTCTGCTAAATAACGAGGATCTAGACGCATATTACGATGTTGATTGTGTTGTTGATATAAAATTCTAGCTCTTTCGATATCTTGTGTATACACACCTCTATGGGCTAGTTGTTGAGGTGTTAATCTAAAATTTTGTTGTGAATTATGCATTGTATTATATCTTTAAGAAAGTTAAGATATTCTAATTTTTAACATAAAAATAAAAAAACTAAATTATTCATTTTTTGAATATTTTAGATTAACATGAGATTCCTTGAGGTTATGATTCGTTAGAATATATTCTATGATTCTGTCATGTTCTTTCATGGGGATTTTACCACTACTAGATAATCCAGTATCAACAAAATCCCGAACTACTTCTTTAAATTTGACAATAGCTGGTGTTTCAGGTGGAATACCTAGTTCATGTAGTTTTTTCATGATGACGACCATTTCGGAGACTCTTTCGGCTTTTGTTTTATCATGATTGACTTTCTCCTTTTTAACTTTTTTGCCCATATTTAGAATAACTAGAAGAAAAAGTTATATAAATTTTATCTTGCCATTTTGTAAAGATAAATTAAAAATGACTGGATCTATTCTAGCTTTAGCCGCCGTTGGAAAACAAGATATAGAATTGATAGGTAATCCAACCATTAGATTTTTTAAAAGTGTTTATAGGCAATATTCACATTTTTCAACTGAATCAGTCCAATTACAATTTGATCAAACATTAGGATTTGGAAAGAAAACATCACTAATTATACCTAGAAGAGGTGATTTATTAGGTTCTATTATTTTAGAAATTAAATTGCCTGCGTTAGAAAATGGTATAAGTTGGGTTAATGGTATTGGCCATTCTCTTATTGAAGAAATTTCGATTGAAATCGGTGGTGTTCTTATAGATAGACATTCGGGTGAATATTTGGATATTATAAGTCAATTGGAAGTAGAAAGTGGAAAAAAGGATGGTTATAATGAAATGATTGCAAAACGTGAATTTTATACTAGATTTAGTCAAGAATCTGGTTTAACTTTATATATTCCTTTACAATTCTGGTTTTGTAAGGAAATGAGTAGTGCAATTCCCTTAGTTGCTTTACAACACAATGAAGTTAAAATTAAAGTAGATCTAAGACCATTTAATCAAACATGGTTTTCTGGGACATTAATGAGTAATAAACCAACACCAGTGGAAATTATATCTGGTCAATTACATTGTGATTTTATTTATTTGGATACGGAAGAAAGACGATTTTTTGCTACTAAACCCCATAGATATTTAATAGAACAATTACAAATTAGAGATGGTAATGGAGTTAATGAAGGATCTAGTGGGGATAATATTGATATATTTCTTAATCATCCAGTTAAAGATATTTTATGGATTTATAGGGCTGATACTGTAAGTAATACTAATGATTGGCTTAATTTTAGTAAGACTATTTATGATGAAGATGATCCAGAGGATTTGGAAGAACCTTTATCGCGATGTGGATTTCAGGTGAATGGTCATGATTTATTTGAAAAAAAAGATGCGGATTATTTTAGAAAAGTAGTACCTTATCAGAAATATACTAGTACTCCTAATAATTATATATATGCTTATTCTTTTAGTCAAAAACCTAGTAAATTTCAACCATGTGGTCATTTAAATTTTTCAATGATTAGTTCAGCGGTTTTAAATCTAGAATATTCATCTTCTATTCCTAAAGGTATTATCAACATTTATGCTAGAAATTATAACATACTACAAATTAAAAATGGTCAGGCTGGATTATTATATTCGGCTTGAGAATACTCTTCCAAATAATGTCGTCTACAAAGTGCTATAAATTTATCTAGACCACCTAGGATAATTTCATTGTTTGTGTTTGTATTTGTAGTTGTCTTTGTATTTGTCTTTATCAAATGTGAGAAAATTGCGGGTGTACCATCGCAACATTTTGCACAATATGCTTTTAGTTTAATAATGTCATCAGACATCGGAATTAATCTCAATAGATCCATGTTGCCATTGCACTTAAATGGTTGTCGTTTATAATCACCATCTAATCCAGATAAAATTATATGTTTGTTGTTATTATCAACTTGATCAACGACAAAATCGTAAAGTTTATCAAAAAATTGTGCTTCTTCTATAACTAGAATGGTGGATTCTTGGTATGTTTGATTAGTAAGTAAATCATTTAAGTTTTGACATGGATGTGATTCTATTTTCTCTTGTAAATGGGAGCAAATGTAATTTTCTCCATATCTAGTATCATTATGATTGTGTACTACAAACACTTTTAATCCAATACTTCGGGCTCTATTAATATTTTTAATTAATTCAGTAGTTTTACCACTAAACATAGGACCCAAAATAATAGTTAATTTCCCTGACATTTATTATTTTTTTAATAACATTACAATAAATTAGAATGGTTCAATCAATTTTATTATAAATTTACATAACACATTCAAGAACACATTCAAGAGCATTCGGATGTTTTCGTGAATTTTACGAAAATAACTATTAAAAATTATTAAAAATCTAGGATTATCGAAATAACATTCGTAATGATGACGAAATCTCCCGAAAACTTTTGACAGTTTATGTGCGATCTCTAATGGTATCTTGAGTCTTTGGGGTGTCACGAGTCAAAAAAACATTAGTAAATTCACTCACTAAACCTATTGGGTAAATTGAAATTGTATTAGTTCATGATCATTTGGAGCGAAAAAGTAAAAATTTTAAGGGGTTCTAGATGTAATAGTAACTGGAATAATACTTTTTAAAAACTTTCTAGGATACAAAAGTAAAAATTTTAGAATGTTCTAGTTGTAATCTAATCTGGAATAATATTTTTTAAAAACTTTCTAGGATACAAAAGTAAAAATTTTAGAATGTTCTAGATGCAATAGTAACTGGAATAATACTTTTTAAAAACTTTCTAGGATACAAAAGTAAAAATTTTAGAATGTTCTAGTTGTAATCTATCTAGAATAATATTTTTTTAAAACTTTCTAGTGGATAAAAGTAAAAATTTTAGAGTGTTCTAGTTGTAATAGTAACTGGAATAATACTTTTTAAAAACTTTCTAGAATATAAAAGTAAAAATATTAAGGTGTTCTAGTTGTAATCTATCTAGAATAATACTTTTTAAAAACTTTCTCAGACACAAAAGTAAAAATATTAAAGTGTTCTAGATGCAATAGTAACTGGAATAATACTTTTTAAAAATTTTCTAGGATATAAAAGTAAAAATTTCAGAGTGTTCTAGTTGTAATCTATCTAGAATAATATTTTTTTAAAACTTTCTAGGATACAAAAGTAAAAATTTCAGAGTGTTCTAGTTGTAATAGTAACTGGAATAATACTTTTTTAAAACTTTCCAGGACACAAAAGTAAAAATTTTAGAGTGTTCTAGTTGTAATAGTAACTGGAATAATACTTTTTAAAAACTTTCTAGGACACAAAAGTAAAAATTTTAGAGTGTTCTAGTTGTAATCTATCTAGAATAATATTTTTTTTAAACTTTCTAGTGGATAAAAGTAAAAATTTTAGAGTGTTCTAGTTGTAATAGTAACTGGAATAATATGTTTTAAAAACTTTCCAGGATACAAAAGTAAAAATTTTAGATTGTTCTAGTTGTAATCTATCTAGAATAATACTTTTTAAAAACTTTCTAGGATATAAAAGTAAAAATTTCAGAGTGTTCTAGATGTAATAGTAACTGGAATAATACTTTTTAAAAACTTTCTAGGATACAAAAGTAAAAATTTTAGAATGTTCTAGTTGTAATCTATCTAGAATAATATTTTTTAAAAACTTTCTAGTGGATAAAAGTAAAAATAAATTATCATAAAATTGAAACTAATAATTTGTAAATGTCTCAGTATTGTAAAATATATTTTAATGTCTTTTCATTCATTTTTGATAACACAGTATGATTTAAAAAAAGATGATTATATTGAATTATCGGTTCCAGAACTATTACCATACTTTGATTATTCAGATACACGTTTTACCCTGAAGTCTGATGTTGATATTATGATGGATAATTATATATGTAATTGTAGTAAAAAACAAAAAAATATTAATATTATAAAAAGATTAGAATATGTTAGAAAATTGCAGATTGAACAAAATGATAATATTAGAAGACATAATATAAATGATGTTAAAAGAATGTTTGGTGTTGATATGACAAACTGGAAATTAGATAAATTAATATTTGATGAACACATTATTGAAATGTTATTGCAAAAAGGATCCTCTTTTACATTAGAACAATTTAATGATATTATGACCACATATAAAATAAAGATTGTAGGACAATATAATTCATTATATGACTATATTTTAGATGGGAAAAAACAAAAAATATATAAATATAATCCAGCATATATTATAGATAATGAAGAATTCGGAGTTTTAGATAATACTATTAGTTTATTTAGAAATGTAAAAAAAAAGATAAAGGATACATTAGATTGTATTAAAACGTATAAGTATTTGGGTTTTGTAAATGAATTAATAAATAAATGTGATTCTTTTAGTGATTCAATTGAAAACATATATAAAGAAGAGCATTCAGATGAAGATCGTGAAAATATAATAAAAATTAAATCAAAATATAAGAATATAAATATACAAGATTTAGTTGGTAAATCATCAATTGAATTAAAAGAACTGATTGATATTAAACTTAATAAACTACAGGATTATTATGGGTTATTTGATTTTGCGAATATTATAAAAGCGATATGTGGTCAGTGTCATCATTCGCAAACACCTAATGTTTCTGTTCAAAGTGATCGATATCATCAAACAACTTTTAAAAAAGTAAACGGTAATCACAGTCATCAGCAATCTACCATATGCGAAAATTGTGTAAGTTCGGTAGGTGTCAAATTTAGTGAATATATATTGGAAGTTTTTGAATTTGATTATAAAATAAATAGACCTACTATTTATAATAAAAACGAGGTATGTGATATTTTTGAGGATATTCTTAAATCTAAATATAATATAATATATAAACGTTTAATTGATTTATCCTTTATACGAAATTGTAATGAACCATATTTGACTAGAAATATGAATTATGATTCGACTAAATTGTTTTTGAAAGATGATAATAATTTATCTAAAAACTTTTACAGAAAATTTTTAGATAATGGCAATATTAATTTGCAAATAATTCAGGATCAACATCAGTCAGAAATACATTCCGGACGTAATAATCCAACTATGTATAATGATTTAAAAAAAAAGTATATAGATCAAATGCTTGTTTTTCCTTTTGAATTTGATTATAGAACTAGAGTATATGGTTCTTTATATACAGAATTACCTACTAAAACTAGATTGGATTTAATACCAATTTTTGAGCAAAAATTATTAGATCAGAATGTATTTTATGATACAATTGATGATTTATTTGGTGATAATATAAAATTGACAAATGAAATGAAAGTAGAAATTCAACGTTTTTTGAAATCAATAAATAATGCAATACGTGAATATGATCCAAATAATTCTATATGCGCCTATGGTGTTGATTATGGAGTGACATATATATCTACAATTTTTAAAACATATACGGATACAAAAAAAATGAATGATGAAGCTTCTAATAACTTTACAGTAAATATTAAAAAATTTGAAAATCTATTATGTAAATTTGAGTCTGCTAATATTTTTGATGATGTTGAAAATTATAGACCATCTTATGATAAATTATTACAAGAATATGAAAATGAAAAAAATAAAAAATCAACTAGGACATTGGGAGAATATTCACAAAAAATTATAATGTTGCTTTATGGAATGATTAATAGTTATAGTGTAAATTTTTGCAACAAAATAATTGATAAAATACCTAATATTGAAATACCATATTTTAATAACCATTTTGATGAAATGAAAAAACAAGTTTATAATACAGCTTCTTACAATACTACTCCTACAAGATATTTGAAGGGGGTTCCTACGAAAATTTCCATCCCGTTGGAACATGAAAAAATGCTCATATCTTTACTAGATATATGTGCGTTTGCATCAAAATTTATTCCTCTAAATTATAAAATTTCATCTAATAATACTAAATCTCAAACAAAGTCATGGGTGATTAAATTTGAATCAGAAAATTCACAACCAATCTTCCCAACTATATTTGAATTGGGTTGCAAGTGTAGTGGAAAACGGAAATATAACTATAGTGGACATGATTGTGGTGATTTATATGAAAAAGCATGTGAAAAATGTGTCAATGATTTTGAAAATGAAATGAAGATATTTCTAGATTACATAAAGAACGAGCATGACACTTTAAAGGCTGATATTAAGGATAAACTCAAATTATCGGGACATATATCGCAATTTGCTATTGACACATTAGAATTACCTGATTTGGAAAAAATATATAGTGTTATTAAAAATTTAGATAGTCAAACTTTATAGATGTTACTAATCTAGAATAATACTTTTTAAAAACTTTCTAGAGTGTTCTAGTTGTATTTACATAACACATTCAAGAGCATTCGGATGTTTTCGTCAATTTTACGAAATAACACTTGAAATCCTAGAATTTTTGAATAACATTCGTAATAACATTCGTAATGATTACGAAATCTTCCGAAAACTGTTGACAGTTTATGTGCGATACATTACGTCTTTGGGGTGTCATGAATCAAAAAAACATTAGTAAATTAACCTTGCAAAACCATTGGGCAAATTGAAATTGTATTGGTTCATGATCTTTTGGAGAAAAAACTTTCATATACACACGTAAAACTTCAGGTAACTACATATAAAAAAAAAATTGAATTGAAAAATATATTATTAATTATTAGTGCCTAGATGACCGAGTGGTTAAGGTGGTGGACTTAAGATCCACTGGACTATCTGTCCGCGTAGGTTCAAACCCTGCTCTAGGCAAACTTTTTTTTTCTATCTTTTTTAAAAATTTTCTAGTGTATTATCTATTATTCTAGATATGTTTACATACACATTCAAGAGCATTCGGAAGCTTTCGTAAAATTCACGAAATAACACTTGAAATCCTAGAATAATCAAATTGACATTCGTGATGACTACGAAAATCTCCGAAATCCTTTGACAGTTTATGTGCGACTCTTATGGACCTTGAGACAGGACGGGCATCACGAGTCCAAAAAATAACTGTAAAATCCACTTATAAAGCTTTGAGAAAAGTAAAATATTATATGCCGGAGTTTATTTTTAATCATTCTAGTTGTAAATGAATCTAGAATAATACTTTTTAAAAACTTTCTAGGACACAAAAGTAAAAATTTTAGATTGTTCTAGTTGTGATCAATCTGGAATAATACTTTTTAAAAACTTTCTAGGACACAAAAGTAAAAATTTTAGATTGTTCTAGTTGTGATCAATCTGGAATAATACTTTTTAAAAACTTTCTAGGACACAAAAGTAAAAATTTTAGATTGTTCTAGTTGTAAATGAATCTAGAATAATACTTTTTAAAAACTTTCTAGTGTATAAAAGTAAAAATTTTAAAGTGTTCTAGTTGTAATCAATCTGGAATAATACTTTTTAAAAACTTTCTAGTGTATAAAAGTAAAAATTTTAAAGTGTTCTAGTTGTAATCAATCTGGAATAATACTTTTTAAAAACTTTCTAGGTCACAAAAGTAAAAATTTTAGATTGTTCTAGTTGTAAATGAATCTAGAATAATACTTTTTAAAAACTTTCTAGTGTACAAAAGTAAAAATTTTAGATTGTTCTAGTTGTAATTGAATCTAGAATAATACTTTTTAAAAACTTTCTAGTGTACAAAAGTAAAAATTTTAGACTGTTCTAGTTGTAATCAATCTAGAATAATATTTTTAAAAAACTTTCTAGTGTACAAAAGTAAAAATTTTAGATTGTTCTAGTATATAAAAGTAAAATAAAAATTGAAATTGGTAACCGTTATAAATTGTGTTTAATATAATAAAATGGAAAATACATGGTATTTAAGCCAATCGCATCTCAATAAAGATTTAGGTATTGATCATCTTGATTATTATGAACGTAAAGAGAGGTGTCCGCCGATTGAATCTATTGAATGTATTAAAAAGTTAGGTAAATTTAGAGTTGAATTTACAAATTACAATCATCATAAATATCTGTTGTTCAGACCATATCCCAAAACATCACGTACATGTAAATTCAGATACAATCATCTGCTTGATATACCAGCTAAGATTAAGTTTTTCGAAGATGATGTATTGATTAAGGAAATGGATCAAACGTATGAAAATCCGTGTATTATCTTGGGTGGAGATGGTGAAACTAGAAAGGGAACTAAATTTACTTTATTGGTTCAAGATGTTACTAGAAAAAATTGTATTGATGGTCCTGAACGTACAGATGTATATGATTTTGAGTTTAATTTGATCCGTAGTACATTTTATCTGCCTCTCGAGGATTTGTTTGAAACTAATCATGATTATTTCTTAACTATTGCGGATACATGGTGCAACGATACTCATTATAGTCCTCACTTAGGTATTGTTAAGAAATCAGATTTCTTTGCGGATAACGGCGAAGAACAAGATGGTCCATATGATAAATCTCGTGTAGGATTACCAACTAATGATTTTGGTGGTGTTTTGTATCCTGTTAAAGTTACAAAAGATAAAATGATATTGAGTGATGGTCGGGAATTGGATTATAGTGAGGTCATGGATTTTGATTTTGATCCAGAGGATAAAGAAAGTGCCGCTATTATCAATATTTTCACACACTATGGAATTCCTAATCCAGAAGGTTTACTGAAATTTGCTCGTGAAGACCCAACCGTTGGTGAGCAAGTCGCCCAAACAGGACGTGCGTGTATAAGTCTCAGTGACAATACAGATCCCAGTGACAAAACAGATCTATGTGACAATACAGATCCCAGTGACAAAACAGATCTAAGTGACAAAACAGATCCCAGTGACAAAACAGATCCCTGTGACAATACAGATCTATGTGACAAAACTTAAAAGATCTAAAAGTTTATAAAAATTATTAAAAAATTATAAAAAAATATTATACGAATAAATTTTTTTCTTTTAATAAAATAACGAATAAATAGTATTTGTATTAGAAATGCTAAAATCTTTTTTGGGTATTAAATTAAATCACAGTTCTGTTCTAGCATGGTTATTTATTTTAACAATCGTGGCGGTTCAATTAGTCAATAGATTTGTTTACAATGTTAAAGCCAACGAGAATGTGTTACTATCGAATGATAAATCTCTTCAAAAATTGGCAAGAGATAATCATGCTGGATTCACTGATCCCTTTTTCCAAATTGCGGCTGCCAACATGTATGCTAAAGATAGAAAGTATAATTTACATTTCATTGTCAACGCTATAATTTACTATTTCTTCTTAATAAGTGGATTAGTATTATCTGAATGTCTTTTAGGACATTTTAATATGATTATCTTAGTTGTTTTGGGTATGATGGTGTCTTATTTGACATCAGCAATGAATAATATATATTGTAAAACAAATACTCCAGCGGTTGGCATGGTTGGTGGTGTTTATTGTTGTGGTGAACATTTTGCCTGGTTTATGTCAGGTGTAACCATGGCCATATTACTTAATTATCATTTCTTCAAAACTAAGAAAGTAAGCACATTTATGCTTGGATTATTATTCTTAGTATTTGGAGCTGGTATTTTAATGTATGAACACTTTTTTAACATGAAAGAATCAAAAGAATCTAATGGAGTTGAATGGTGTATGCAAGCCACATCATCAGTACGTCCATACTTGTTTGGTGGTGTCATAACTATGGGTATGATGGGTCTTTTATTCAAAACTCATTAAGAATTTAATTAATAACTGATTTCTTCAGAGAGATCGATACAGCTTTTGAGATTGGTTCTGCAACAATAACGAATTAATCCGAGTTCATCTAGAATTTTCCCTGCTACTGTTTTAGTAAATTCGGGTATACTGAGATCAATGAATTGATTTTCGTATTCTTCTAGGGATATATCATTTTTGAATAATTCTTCTCTTAAACGGCGATTGAAGGTTTCCCATTTATCACCGATAACTTTATTACAGGAAAAACATCTAACAGGTACTAGCATTAATTTTGATTGATATAGTATTAAAATACTCTTAGATTTTTTATTCAATTTTTAAATCAATTTTATTTATTTATTCTAATTCAACAAACAAATAAAATTGATTTGTTTTTATTAATCTCATTATACATGATAAGAAGACTAGAAAAATTAAAAATGGAAGATGATAATAATTTTGTTTTACTATCAAACGGTAGTCCAGAAGGGCAAAAAGTGGATTTAAATTTACCTTTATTTGATGTGCCATCAAGTGGAGCATTTAACACAATTATGCAAACTTATTTTGATTATTATTATGAGCACATTGGTAAAAAAACTTTTATAATTTGCACAATCACTTCGAACAAATTTGAGCATTTTATTTGGACGCCAAACCTCAACAACAAAGATCATGATTATAAGACATGGTATCAGTGTTTATTAGGAGATTCAGGTTTTATAGATAGTTATAGTTATCTAAACAATAATACTACTTATAAAGGAGGTATAGGAAACCCTTACTTGGAATTGTATAGTGGTGATACTCTTGATAAACTTAATAAAGGGAAATTAAAAAAATATCCATCTCTTCATACATTTTTAGAAAGAATGGTTGATTATAAAGGATGGAATATAGTAATGATAACAGCGGATAACCGATGTTTTATACAAGAACATCACATTGATCGTATATTTTTAGCGAAATAAATTAATTATTTTCTCTAATGTTAATTAAAATTAAATAAAAATTTTATTTAATAATGCCGTCCAAAACAAATAAAATAATAAAAAAAAGATCACGACACACACGCAAGAAGCAAAAAGGAGGTGATTATTTGTTTGAAATCGATTTCACAAGGGGTAATAGTATTTTAATAATTTATGAAAATAATGATTGTTCACTTATAGAAATAAATCAAGCCTTTATTAAAGAATATTTGTTTTCATTACCATATGACTTATATGATACAAATTTACAACATGTGTATATAGACTATTTACATTTATCTGTCAGAACAGATAAAAAGTCTGAGACAATATATGAATTTCGCAATACAGATAAAATTGTTGAATTACTTAATAAATATTGGATATTTTCTATGGTGGGTGGTTATAAAGATAAAATTAAATTACCACTATTTGGTAATCGGATCATTAAAACATGTATTACTTGTTGTAATTACTCCAAAATAGATTTTAAAATAAATTCTATTGGAACTTCATATAATTTAGATGCCTTAATGAATTTTGGTATTAAAATTTGTGAAGTTTCTAGATTAAACTATATTACAGATGTATCTGTAATATTTCCAAGGCGTAATTTTTTTATTGATTCAATGAGTTTATCATGGAATGGAAGACCATATAAATCAAATAATCATGCATTAGATCAAAACAATCACAAAAATAGTAATAATAATAATAAAGATCCATTTGAAAAACTATTAAGTAATAATAATAAACCAGGATTAGCGCTACAGAATAATGAAAGAAACACATTGGTTAATGACAGTATACCATTGGATAAATCAAAACAAGAACAACAATTTTATTCGGATGAAAAAAATAAGTCTGTATATTTTATAAAAAATTATATTGAAAATAATAAACAACATGGTTTGATTATAATGCATGAGAATCCAACATCTAGAAGTGTTGTTAATACGATTACAATAAAAGATGTGAAATCAATTAAATATATTTGCAAAACATCTCAAGAAATTAATATTATTTTGGAAGGCCCCGATGATAAAGTATTTAATATTACTTATAAAAATAAACCACATATGACCCCAATACTGGTGTATCATTTAAGTTGGATATGTGATATTCAAACTGATACAGTAAAGATCAAAAATGTTTATAAAAATATTATAGAAGTTAGAAAAAGTTCGTTGTTTGTTTTAAATAATAATGATGAGTCATTATCAAACATTTCTTACACATTTACCAACAAAACTGTTAAAAAAATAAATGATGTTATTGTTGGATTAGGAGGTAACAAAACTATTAATATTGATTATGGAAACATTAATTATGAGAATGCACTTGTTTATAATAATGGTGTTGGATTAGATACTTCTATACCAAATGATAATTATCGTATTTTATATAAGGATGGATCAGATCAAAATTTAAGTCAATTAGATGCTATCAAACAACTTTTTGAGAATTTGAAACCACAAGCCAGCAAAATAAAAAATAAAATGCTTATAGCGTACTCATTTCCAGAAAACAAAAAAAAATATTTCAGTATTGACAGAAATGAAAGTAAATTATTAATGTTTTGTGTTGAATTAATTACTGAGAGTAACACTAGAAATCCAGAAGGGATACCATATAATTTTGGATATAAAAATAAAAAATCATCAATATATGGACCAGTGGTAGTTCAATTTCGTACATTATCTGGAGTTAAACAATTATCGGTTGGTGATGATACAGTAGATATTAGTTTGATTCATGGTATTAAATTTGATATTAATTATGAAGAAAATGAATGGAATATTTATGTAAATATGGAGTACAAGGAGAGTTGCAATGATAAAAAAATAAAAACGATGATGCTAAAACAAAAAATAACATTTGATGTTTTACCAAGTGCACGTGGTGATGATAATCATAGTCGTAATAATCATAGTCGTAATAATCGTAGTTCGATTGTTAGTAATGTTCCAAGTAATAATGCTTCTAATGGTTCTCATGCAGATGGGTATAAGGATTTTATTGTAGCAAATGCAAATGTAAATGTAAATGCAAGTAATGGGGATAGTATTACTGGAGAATTAAATGGTCCTACAATTGGATCAATGAGTAACATAAATATATTTAATCTAGGATTATTTGTAAAACATTTGATTGATATAGATGCCAAAATAATATAGATATTTAATTTATTTTCTCTAATATTAATTAAAACGATTTTGTAAATAAATGCCTAAAACACATACTAAATTAAAAAGAAAAACCCATAAAAAAAAGGTTAAATATACTAAACAAAAGCAATTAAAAAAACTTCCAATTCAAAAAGGCGGTCTAGTTATTAATTTAAATTTTAATAATAATAATGCACTATTAATAATTTATGAGAATAATTCATGTTCAATACTAAAAATTGATGGGCTCACAATTCATGAATATTATTTATTCAACCCTCCTTTAAATTATGATAAAACTCTTAAACATTTTTATATTGAAAAATGTAATATACCTATAACTTTGGGTAAAGATGACACTTACCACATACACAATTTTAATGATGAAAATGTTATTATAAAATTATTCAATAAATTTTGGAATTTTAGTATGGTTACAAATCACAAAGATAAAATACAATTATTAAACTTTGAAAATCGTATAATTAGGACATGTATTACAGGTTGTTATGTTAAAGAGATGAATGCATCAATTACTTCATATAATGTATGTGCATTAATGAGTTTTGGTATTAAGCTTTATCAACAATTTAATCAACAATTTAAACTGGTACAATTATTTTCTAAACATTATAACGAAAAAAATATTCGAATTGATAATATGCAGTTATACTGGAATGGTACTAATATAACACACTCATATAATCCCGAACTAGGGACGCCAGAACGTCACTACATAATATCATGTGGTGGAAATAAATCAGTTAAAATAGATTGGTTTAATACAACTGAGAGTGACCCTTCCAAAAAACAGGGTAATATTTTATTACAAAATATTGTATCCATATCATACATGACACAAAATTCCGCAAATGATAGAACAATATACGGGGCACCTGACAAAAACATACCAGATGAATATAAAAAATATAAACATAATTATAGTGATTCCATTGATATTGTTATAAACGGTGAAGATAAGAATATTTACACTATGAAATATTATTATAAACCTTATATGAATGTTTTTTTGCTGGATCCGTTAAGTTGTATTTGTACAACAATAAATATCAATAGTGAATACCAATTTGTTGCTGAAGTCTCACCTAAAAATAGTAAATATCAATATGCTGTTAGAAAAGAAAATGCCTTGTTTATTTCTGGTACTATAGAAGATCATCGTTCATTTAATGTATGTTATATTTTAGAAGGTGGTGGAAAAAATTTAAATGTTAAAATATTATCAAATGTTGTTATATTAGCAAAATTATTTGAACACTTGAATTATAATTCAGAAGTATTCAGCTATAGAATTTTACATTTACCACAACATGGTATAGAGTCAAGCACAAACCCTATAAGTTCTAGTTTTTTGAACAATCCACAAGAATTCAAAAAAATCATTGTGCAACTTTTTGAAAAATTTAAAATTCACTTTGAACACAAGCTTGATCAAGTATATTCTTATACAACTATAATGTACAAAAGTCCTTATTTTAATGCAAAAACTCAAGGAATAGGAATAGATAATAGTCAAGGAATAGATAATAGTCAAGGAATAGATAATAGTCAAAGATTATTACTATTTTGTGTTAAATTACTTGCTAAATTTACAAATGAATATAAAAATTTAAAAAACCCATCAGAATACAAATTTATAAATAGTAAAGGTCAAGTTTCAGTATCATTTTTGTGGGTTAAAGAAGAAAACGAAGAAGTTGGATATATTATAAAAAATAATGAAAAAATTAGGGTCAATGAAATGCATATAATAAATTTTTGGGTGGAAATAAAAAATAATGATTTTTACATTTCAGTAAATATTAATGATGATGAAATGAGTCAAAAGATAGAATTTGATGATATTATATTGATACCAGAGCAACCTATTAAAATTGCAAATAATACATTGAACAATAATAATAATAATCATAGTAACACATTAAGTATATTAGCAAATGCAGGTAATAATAGTAATAATAACGCCTCAAGTGTCACCGCAAACGCAGGTAATAATATTAGTAACAATAATAATAATATGAGTAAATCAAGAATACCTCAATATATTAGTATTTATGATGCTTTATTGTTTGTAAAAAATCTTATGAAATTAAAAAAATTACAAAAAACACATAATTTTATGTGAATTTCCCTTTAGAAATTAATTTAAACGTATTTTTATATATATTATATATAATAAATCAATGGCAAAACTAATTGATGTATATTTTGATGATCAACAAAAGTATCAAAAACAGTTTGGTGAAAAAACTGTTGTGTATATTCAGGTTGGTGATTTTTTTGAAATATATGGTGCCGAAATGACCAATGGGGATCAATTGGGTGTATTAGATAAAATTTCAAAATTATGTAATTTTACGGTATCACAAAAAAATGTTAATGTATCTGGAGCAAGTAAAGTCTTTATGGGTGGTTTCCCACTATACATGATAGATAAATATGTTAATATTTTAGTAGATGATTATGGATGGACTGTTGTTGTAATAAAACAAGATGAACAACGGAGTGGTACAACAAGATCATTAGAAGGAATTTATAGTCCAGGGACCAATATTCGAACATCAGATGATAGTAATACTTTAGCAATGGTTTACATTGAAAGTGTTAATAATCGCAAAGGAACTGGATTAAAAACAGTTTATATTGGATTATCATCAATGGATTGTTTATCTGGACAAGCTACCGTATATGAGACTTTCGCGTCAGACCAACAAACATCTATAATTTTCGATGAAGTTCATAAATTCATTTCAGCAAAAAATCCACGTGAAATTATTGTTGAAACTGTTAATCTAGAACATATTAATGACCAAGAATTAGCTAAATGTTTAGACATTTATGATAGACATCATCAAATTAATAAATTAAATCATGGTAAATCTGAGAAACAGAGAGAATTTCAAGAGAAATTCTTCGAAAAAATATATCCACACACTAGTAATATTTCTATCCTAGAACATTTGCAACTTCAATATAAAGAATATGGTACATTAAGTCTTTTATTACTTTTAAAGTATATTCTTGATCATTCAAATGTAGTTTTAAATAAGATCCACAAACCTGAAGTTTGGGAAATGAATCAACAATTAATTCTAGCAAATAATTCTTTACAACAGTTAAATATTGTAGAAAATCGTTATAATTCCAAAGAACCTTCTTTATTAACTATTATTAATAAAACTAGTACAGTAATCGGTACCCGTATTTTTCGTGATCGTTTATTAAATCCCATTAAAGATCCAGGTGTTATTCAGAGACGATATGATACTATTAATGAAATAATGGCACTTGATTCAAACGGAGTTCCAAATAAAACTGTTTATCTGAATTTAGAGAAAAACCTAAATAAAATTCGTGATTTGGAAAGATTGCATCGTCAAATTGCGATGAAAACTATAAAACCAATTGAACTAAGTGGTATGTCATATTCCTATGGTGCTGTTATTGATTTATATAAAGTGATTCAAAATATGATTAAAAATAATAGTAATTTAAAGGCATATTTGAGTGATGTATTACCTGATGAAACAACATGGAAAAAATTTGTAGAAGCTAAAGAAGAATTAGATGCAACATATGATTATGATAAAACCAATTTTAATACTCTGGAAAAAATAGATGTCAATTTCTTTCTCCCAGGATGTAATGCTACAATCGACGCTCATCAATATGAAATAGATCATTGTTTATTAATATTCCAGAGTTTTGCTGATTGGATGAACAAAGTTATTAGTGAATTAGATACTAATATGGTTGTTAAGACAGTTGTAAGATATGATTATAATGACACATATGGACATCATATATATTTAACTAAAAATCGTTTTGTAAGTTTTTTAAATAAATTAAAAGCAAAGGCATTAGCATATCCAGATGATAAATTTGTATTAGAAATCCCTAAGAAAAGTGTTAAGAATGGTGTAAGTAAAATTAAATATGAATTTGACATAAGAGCCATAACATCGATTAATAAATCAAGAAGTACTAATTGTAATGATGTAGTAGTTATATTAGAAGATCCAGGTAATTTAGATAATAAAATAGTACATATGAAGATGAAGGAAGGAGTTGTTAAAAAACAACCAGTATCTACCGCTAGTTATTCCTTATTTGATCGTTTGAATCAGAAATTAAAAGCTGATCAAGCAGATCTTAAATGTACTATAATTGCTGTATATAAAGAGATAATATATGAGTATGGTATTAAATATTTGGAATGTTTATCTAGAATTACTAAATTTATAGGAGAGATTGATGTATTAAAAGCTGGTGCTAGAATGGCTATAGAATTTTCCTATGTTAAACCGGTAATAAAGAAGGATCCTCAAAAGGGTAGTTTTCTGGCATTTACAGGTATTAGACATCCTATTATTGAAAATATTAATACTAGAGCACCTTATATAACTAATGATTTGGAGTTGGGTGATAAAATAGATGGTATATTATTATTTGGGGTTAATGCTAGTGGCAAGTCATCTTTAATGAAAGCTGTTGGTATTAATTTAATCTTGGCTCAAGCTGGGTTTTTTGTTGCTGCTAAATCTTTTGAATATTATCCATTTGATTATCTTTTTACGAGAATCTGGAATAATGATAATATTTTTAAAGGTCAATCAACATTTGAGGTTGAAATAAGTGAATTGAGATCCATTATACAAAAAGCGAGTAATAAAAGTTTAGTTCTAGGTGATGAATTATGTTCTGGTACTGAAACGGTTTCGGCGAGTGCGATTGTTACAGCTGGTATTAAAAGATTATCTAATGCAAATGCTAAATTTATCTTTGCAACTCATTTACATTTCTTGGCTAATAATAGTCATCTAGTTAATTTAAAAAATGTTAAAAATTTACATTTGAGTGTTACTTATGATCATTCTACAAAAAAACTAATATATGATCGTAAATTGAAAGATGGTTCTGGACCATCTACGTATGGGTTGGAGGTGTGTAAAGCGATGGGATTGGATGAAGATTTTTTGAAAGAAGCTTTTGAAATAAGAAAGGAAATTAGTCATGATCAATCTGGATCACTTTCAAACCAGAAGACATCTAAATATAATAGTGATGTAAGAGTTGATAAGTGTTTAGTTTGTAATGCAAAAGGTGAAGATGTACATCATATACAATTTCAATGTACCGCTAACAAAATAGGAATGATTGGATCTATACATAAAAATAGAGAATCCAATTTAGTAGTTTTATGCAAAGAATGTCATAATAAAGTCCATAGTAATCAATTAACTATAAGAGGATATATAGAAACATCAGAAGGAATTGAATTAGATTATAATTATCCTTCACGTGAAGAAGTTGAAGAAAAAAACAAATCAAGCAAAAAATACACCGATGATGATATTAATTATATTATGAGTCTCAATAAGGCTGGATCACCAATTAAAAATATTAAAATAGCATTAGATAAGAATAGGAATCTAATTTTATCAGAGGCGACGATTAGAAAAATAATTAAAGAACATAAATAATTTAATAATTTCAATTTAATATTTTTTTATTTATTATAAGTAATGTTTAAGTATTTAGTTTTAGAAAATATTTTAACGAATAAAGAATGTCAACAAATTATTGAGATTTATGATCCTCTTCTGAATCATATTAAATATGATTGTAGGAATATTAAGTTAAGTGAAATATTATTTGAGAGAATTAAGAAATATATACCGAATAATATTTGTGAAATAAGTGATCATTGGTGTATTAGTAAATGTTTAGCCAATTATGGATCAACTGTAGAGCATTTCGATGGTAATGTATTATATGATAATAAAATAAGTCAATATACAGTATTGATATATTTGAATGATGATTATATGGGTGGCAATACTATTATAAGCAATCCATATTGTAAAGAAAAGATTAAAATAAAACCTAAAACTGGGTCTATATTATTATTAGATCAGGATATAATTCACTATTCTGAGAAACATCATGATAATGTTAAATATATTATTAAATCTGATTTAATGATTAAAATAGATTAGCTTTAGTTACTGTAAGCTAAACCACCCATACCAGACATAATTCTAAGAATATTATAGTTGGGAGCGAATACTGTTAGTTTGCTATCAACGACGCTAACTCCATTAAAATCGAGGTTTAATACAACATTATCGAGACGACTCATGTTGCATGTGCCACTGGGTTGGTGTTCTTCTGGTTTAAGGGCAAAAGAATAGTTGTAGATGTGTTTGGAGGGTGCTCTAGAGTGATGATGAAATGGTTGGACTTCACGGAAATATAAAGCATCTCTGGCTCTCATTCTGTCGTGTCCATTAAAAAGTAATTTAGCTTCATTAATGGTGTCACCTCCAGTTGAACTGGAAAAGTTAAACCAGTTATTACCAGTAGAAGTATTAGCAGTTCTTAATGTATCCCTATTGATAACCCATAAAAGTTCTTTACAAGGATGATTAAAATCTAAACGACAATTCAAACTAGAAGTGTTAGCCTTGATACCTTCAGTACCATTACATTGAACTTGTTCAATCAAATATTCATGGGAAACTTGTGCAAAACGACGACGTTCATCAGTATCTAGATAAATATAATCTAACCACAAACTGGCACTCATAATACGAGCGGTTGCTCCAGAAGTATCTTGAGGATTTGTAATAACAACATTACTACGTGTTAATTCTCGTAATGGTCTCAAATCAAAATGCATTTTGACTTCATGATATTGGAGAGCAATTAAAGGTAATGCTAGACCAGGATTACGACAGAACCAAAATTGCAAAGGTACATATAAAGTTTTAGATGTAAGAGCATTAGTTTCTAATGAAATATCACTTTCATATTTTCCAATTAAACTTCTATAAACTCTCATACTAGCATCATCATAACTTAGTTCTCCAAAGATTTCTAACCATTCACCATAATGTTTGTCAATCATTTGACCTCCAATTTCAACTTCAACACTCTTAATTAAAGCGTTACCAATCGAATTAACCCAACCATGCCATGTAGAACTATTTTGACTTTGATTTAAAGCCGGTAGAACAACACGTAACATGGCTTTAGTGACTAAATCACCGTTACGAGCGATAGTGACAGTGACTTTTTTTCCAAAATCAACATCACCCTCAAAAGTTTGTTCAATAGATTCAATAGAAAAGTTAGTATGACGACGATAAACTACTTTAAAGAATGTTATTTGGGCATTTCCCGTTAAATAAATATCTTGGGCGCCATAAGCGACTAATTGCATTAAACCACCACTCATTTTAAATTGATTTAACTTATATAATAAACAAGAAGAAAATTTTTACAAACGCAAACTCTCAATAATTTAATTTATTATTATCCATAACATCTAGATCACTTCTATATAATCTTCTATATAATCTTCTAAGTAAATTATAGAATCATTACTATAAACTTTAATTATATCATGTAAATTAAATGTATCCTTATAATGATAAATATTATTGAATTCTATGTTAATAGACATATTATTATATTGAATAGCAATTAAAGGCAATTCTAGATTAGGATTCTGATTAAACCAGAATTGTAGGGGTATGTAAGTGTTATTAAGAACATTAGACATAATTGGATAAATTATCTAAATCATCACTTAAATAAATTAAAGAGTCATTACTAAAAATATTTGTGATATTTTGCAAACTAAATTTATTTTTGCTTTTTGCGTATTCATGATTAATATTCCATCCAACCATATTTTTTATTTTGAATCCATTAATGAGACATTCTTTTATTAAACTATATGTTTTAATTGAAGCATTGGAACCAGTTATATAAACATCTTGTGCTCCATAAGCCACTATGTTCCAAATTGACATTTCTATATTATACACAATTAATTAAGCATGTACTTAAATTTTATTATAAATTATTGAGATAATCTTCTAGAAGATCAGTGGGGTCATCCATTAAAAATATGAGGTTATCTTTGTCAGAGATATATGTATCAATAATATTTTGCAAATTAATTTTATTAGGTTTATAAAAAATGTTGGGAATTTTCCGCTTAACCTTTTTAATACGGAACATCCCAGAGTTTGTTAATTTTATTATATAATATGTTTCAGTTGTAATAATTGGGTCGATTGCAAAGTTAGTATGCCTATTACAATTAATTCTAAAATATGTTATTCTATGAGAACCGGTTAAATGTATATCTTGTGCTCCATAATTTACCAATTGAGTTATAGACATTTTTAATTAATTCAACGATAAATTTTTTGTTATACTTTTTAATTGTTATCTGGGTGCAAATCAGCATCAGAATTTGAGAAAACATTTATGACATATTTCAAATCGAATGTTGAACTATATTTCTTGTTATAAATTATATTTAATATAGGTTGTTTTGTAGAATTTTCAGTTAATTGAGACCACACATTTATCCAATCAGCGTACTGACGATCAATCACACGTCCTCCAATTGATATTTCTACTGATTTTATCATTATTTTTATTATTTATTATATTATCCAATAATAAAAAATTATTTAATTCATATTATATTTGTATTATAATTATTTTTAGATTAGTTTAGTGAGTAATCATCTTAACAATCATCATCATCATCAGATGGTGTTGGTGTGCATGAATATATAGGTGGTTCTGTAGAGTTTCTGAAATGAAACATAGAAGGGTTTTTCGATGCATTATCATGATAAAAACTAGGATTAATTCTGAAAAATCCTGAAATAATATTAAGATTACATCTGAAGTATGATGCTTCATTACATACACGACCAGCGGCATATTCTACATCATCCGAAGTTGTCTTTTCAGAATCAAATATGCCTGTTTCAATATAGTTTTTAAAAGCTTCAATATCTAGTTTATTTTTAATGATATTAAACTCTTCTTTAGTGTAACCAGAAAATTGTGAAAAGGATTTTGAGAATTCATTTACGCCACATGATGATCTTGTTGCGTCTAATACAGATTTGTCAGCCAAAAAATCTTTATAAGGTTGTAATAATCTATAATGTCTATCTCCGTATTCTTTTTTAGGATCAATAGACATCATCATATTACTAATGTAATCTTTCATAACCATAAAAGGGTCACTGTGATAGCAAAGGGATAAACATCCCAGATATACTCCACCTAGTTTTTGGAAAACAAATTCGCGATTTTCTGTGATTTGCTCATCACTCAATCCGTTTTGTGAATATAACAATTTATGAAAACGTGTGAGAGGTGAAACATCTTTAATGGTAATATCATTCAACCCTGCTTTTTTGAGAATGTATTCATGTTCTGCGGAATAATATCTTGAGTCATGTTTGGAATAATCAATTTTCCATTCAGCCTTTTTGGAATATAAATCGAGAGTTAGAAGTTGGTTTAAACCAAGTCCGAACCAGATAACTACGTCGCCAGTGTCACCTGAAACAGTTGAATAAACAATAGGTAAAATATCGGGATGTGATTTGTGATCAAAAAGTTTTAAATATTCATAATAATCAGATAAACAACAATTAAAATGATTGGTATTATCCGAACCTTTTAGAAATTTTAGAAAATTATTTGTTTTGTTTTGAACTGGATATTGAATTTTGCGGAGACTTGAAATAATTTTCTCTAATTGTTTTGTTTTATCATCATGTATTTGAGGACATAATGACAGCATTTTTGTATACATTAAATTAAAACTCTCCAAATTATCAAGTTCTTCAGTATATTCATGGATGAATACTGAAGGATGTGATTCAATATTAAGTTTAAAAATATTAGTGTAAATTGATTTCTTGAGTGGATCAATTTCAAACCATGATTCAGGAATTAAATACGAACTCTTATTAGGAAAATTAACCTTTAGATAATGTTCTTTTTGTGTTTTTTGGGTTGAGTTAGGTATTAAAATAAGATTTGCGACTAGAATAATTTTACGACCTTCTAGGATGGGTAATCCTTCATGATAGAGATCTTTATCGAAAATCAGGACAGATCCGGGGCAATGACCAGTTTCTTTAATTTGTATATAATCTGTGTTAAGTGTTAGTGTATTTAGTGGTTTTTTTGTGTGACTACTGTTGAGATAAATGATAGTTTCACCGCCTAGATTGCATGAATGACAACATAATAGAAGTGTGTAACTTTTGAAAAAGTTTCCGGTTAAATTTTGATAATCAGTATGTGCTTTGAAAAATTGTCCTGGAAGATATTGAACTAATTCTAGGTCATCATGTCGTAAAATGACTTCATAATTTGGTAATTGGGATTGAATTTTATCGATGATTGATTTTTGTAGAAGATCAAAGAGTTGTGGGCAATTTTCAAATTTAATTCTGGAAGAATCCCTAACACTTACATCATAAATTTTCTGTTCCTTTTCTGTATCCAATAATTCAGAAGGATTATCACCAATTAATCCAGTAGTATCATTAATAGGAAAGTTTGATAAAAATCCCTTGAGTTCTTCTTTTGAAAGAATGTCAGGCATTACGTGATAACCTTTGTGATGATCAAAAGACATGTATATTTATAATAAAAAATTTATTATGAAAAATAAATCAATTTTATTGATCAATGGTGGTATCTAATTTAGTTTAGTTTAATTTAGTCTAGATCTGCGAACATTAGAAGAATAATACTTACGAGTATAATATCATTTATTGACAGGGTTAGAGACATTTTATATGATTATGAAAAATATGTAAAGAATAAATCAAATCAATTTTTTTTACGATAGTAACATTAATGAAGTAACAATATTATAATAATGGTATAATGACTAAACTAATATTAATGTAGAGGTGTTAAAAATATATTTATTTTTTTCTTTTTAATAATATAAATAACTTTCTTTCAAAAATGTCTGAAATAGCGAATGATGTTAAGTTTAGTACAATTGAGGTTACATCTAATCTAGGTGTTAATTTTTCAGCGAATAATACTCGTATTAAGCACACTGGTTCAGGTGAATTAACAATGTCATCAACAGTTGGGGATCTTACTTTTACCACAGGTGGGACATCTTCGAATGCGTTGACAATTAATGCACCATCAGGAGGTATTGACATTAATGCAGGTGGAAAAATATCAATTGATACAACTAGTGTGGATGGTGGTATACATATAGCTACATCGACAGCTGGTATTCCAGTTATTATAGGTACATCTACTACAAGTGCAACTATTGCGGGTGATTTAGTTGTTTCGGGTAATTTAATTGTAAATGGTGATAGTGTTACTAACAATGTTATCACATATACTTCGGAGGATTCTATATTTTATTTGAATTCTGGGCAAACTGGAACAAGCACAAAAGACATTGGTTTAATTGGTGAACGCGGAAGTGCATCTAATGTTGCTTGGGTATGGGATGAGTCAGCGGATGAATGGGTTGCAGCTCACACAAATACTACAGAAGCGGATGATGGTATTGTAAATATTCTCAATTACAATCAGATTCGTTGTGGTGGTTTGGCTGTTGTGACAGATGTATCGAAAGATACTACCACATGTGATGTTGATGTAGATGGTGAAATTAATTTGCACACAAGTGAAGCTGAAAGTCATGCGATTGATTTGTATGCAACAGCTGGAGGTATTCGTTTAAAAGCGACAGGTCATAACGTTAACATTGATCCTTCTGATGCAAATGAATCAGCTAGTACAAGTGGTCATATTTTGCATATTTCTTCGAATACTGTAACCGATTCAAGCACTTCTTCAGGTGGAACGACTGCTGTATTTCATGGTGTTAAAATAGAAGCTCCCACTTTAGCGGCTGTTAACGACAGTGTAACAACTACCACAGCTAGTACTTTATATATTAGTGGAGCACCTTCAGCGGGTGGTAATCAAACTTTGACACATGCTTATGCGTTAAATGCTGACGGTTTTACTAGAATTGGAGGTCCATTGCTTATTACTGGATCAGTTGATATATTATCATCAGTTTCTTTGGGTGGTAATCTTGATATGAATGAGAACAACATAGTAAATAATGGAAATCTTGCAACGGATACAATTAGCCCACGTTTAAATGATATAACAATCAATGTGAATCATGATCGTCCAATGGCTCTTGAAATAAGGGATTCTTTTAATAGTTATATTTTAATTGATTCGACAAGTGGGGATGAATGTGTTCATTTGAATAGTGATGTTACTTTGAGAACTGGTGAAGCTATAACAATTAGTCATGCTGCCGATGCAAATGGTGAAGATTTAACAATTGCTCAAACTGGTAATTTCAACGCAAGTTTATTATTGACTTCAACAGGCACTGGAGCTGATGCTATTGGTTTAACCGCCAATGCTGGTGGTATTGACATTAATGCCGGAACTGGTGGTATTACTATTGATACTACAGGATCATTAAGTTTAGATTCTAGTGCAACTGGGGCATCAAGTAACTTAACTCATGTTGGTAGCACTGGAAATGATTTAACAGTTTCTTGCACAAGTGGTTCTTTGAACTTACTAGGTGGTGAAGCTGTTGCTGATGCTGTTAGAATTAATACAACTAATACAAGTGGTGGTATTGATATTGATGCGGGTACGCGTGGTTTAGCCATTGATACTACAGGTTCTTTGAGTTTGGATTCTAGTTTGACTACAGGTCCTAGTAATTTAACTCATGTGGGTGGTGTTGGACATGATTTAACAGTTGAATGTGTATCTGGTTCTTTGAATTTAATTAGTGGAGAAGCACATACAGAAGCTATTAAAATTGAGGCTCGTGATGATGCCGGTGGTATTAAGATAAATTCTGGAACTGGTGGTATTGATGTAGATACTACAGGTTATTTATATATTAATACTGGTTCTGGGGGCATAGACATAATAAGTGATGGTTATATTAGTTTAAATTCTAATACTGTTGATGAGGAATGCAACTTAACTCATGCGGGTGGTGTTGGTAATGATTTATTAATTTCGTGTACACTTGGTTCTCTCAACTTAAGAGGTGGAGAAGCGGCTGTTGATGCGGTTAGAATTAATACTACTCATTTAAATGGTGGTATTGATATTGATGCTGGTACTGGTGGTATTGCGATTGACACAACTGGATCATTAAGTTTAGATTCTAGTGCGACTAGTGCATCAAGTAACTTAACCCACGTTGGTAGCGCTGGAAATGATTTAACAGTCTCTTGCACAAGTGGTTCTTTGAACTTACTAGGTGGTGAAGCGATTAATAATGCTGTTAGAATTAATACTACTAATGCGGTTGGTGGTATTGATATTGATGCGGGTACAGGTGGCATAGCAGTTGATTCAACTGGTGTTATTGATATTAATGCAACTGGAGCTTTGACATTAGATTCTAGTGCAACTGGCGCATCAAGTAACTTAACCCATGTTGGTAGTGCTGGAAATGATTTAACTGTCTCTTGCACAAGTGGTTCTTTGAACTTATTAGGTGGTGAAGCAATTAATAATGCTGTTAGAATTAATACTACTAATGCGGCTGGTGGTATTGATATTGATGCTGGTACAGGTGGTTTAACTATTGACACAACTGGAACATTGAGTTTAGATTCAAGCGCGACAACGGCACCAAGTAATTTAACTCATGTTGGTAGCGCTGGAAATGATTTAACAGTTTCTTGCACAAGCGGTTCTTTGAACTTAATTGGTGGTGAAGCTATTAATAATGCTGTAACTATTAATACTACTAATGTTGCAGGTGGTATTGATATTGATGCTGGAACTGGTGGTATTGCAATAGATACAACTGGTCCATTAAGTTTAGATTCAAGTGCGACGGGTGCGGGAAGTAATTTAACCCATGTAGGTTCTGTTGGAAATGATTTAACAGTTTCGTGTGGCGCTGGATCTCTTCTTTTACGAGGTGGAGAAGCAGCTGTTGATGCTGTTAGAATCAATGCTTTCGACACAGCTGGTGGTATTGATATTGATGCTGGAACGGGTGGTTTAACTATTGACACAACTGGATCATTAAGTTTAGATTCAAGTGCGACAGCGGCACCAAGTAATTTAACTCACGTTGGTAGCGCTGGAAATGATTTAACCGTTTCTTGTACAAGTGGTTCTTTAAATTTAATTGGTGGCGAAGCGGTCAATAATGCAGTAACTATTAATACTACTAACGTCGCAGGTGGTATTGATATTGATGCTGGAACTGGTGGTATTGCTGTTGATACTACTGGATCATTAAGTTTAACTGGTAATTCAGCAACTAGTAACGCTGTCAGAATTAATAGTAACAATGCCGCAGGTGGTATTGATATTGATGCTGGAACTGGAGGTGTTGCAATTGATACAACGGGGTCATTAAGTTTAGATTCTAGTGCAACTGGAGCATCAAGTAACTTAACCCACGTTGGTAGCGCTGGAAATGATTTAACCGTTTCTTGTACAGCGGGTTCTTTGAACTTAATTGGTGGTGAAGCGATTAATAATGCTGTTAGAATTAATACTACTAATGCGGCTGGTGGTATTGACATTGATGCTGGTACAGGTGGCATAGCGGTTGATTCAACTGGTGTTATTGATATTAATGCAACTGGAGCTTTAACATTAGATTCTAGTGCAACTGGAGCATCAAGTAACTTAACTCACGCAGGTAGCGCTGGAAATGATTTAACTGTCTCTTGTACAAGTGGTTCTTTGAACTTATTAGGTGGTGAAGCGATTAATAATGCTGTTAGAATTAATACTACTAATGCGGCTGGTGGTATTGATATTGATGCTGGTACAGGTGGTTTAACTATTGATACAACTGGAACATTGAGTTTAGATTCTAGCGCAACTGGAGCATCAAGTAACTTAACTCACGTTGGTAGCGCTGGAAATGATTTAACAGTTTCTTGCACAAGCGGTTCTTTGAACTTAATTGGTGGTGAAGCTATTAATAATGCTGTAACTATTAATACTACTAATGCGGCTGGTGGTATTGACATTGATGCGGGTACTGGTGGTATTGCAATAGATACAACTGGACCATTAAGTTTAGATTCTAGTGCAACTGGAGCATCAAGTAACTTAACCCACGTTGGTAGCGCTGGAAATGATTTAACGGTTTCTTGTACAAGTGGTTCTTTGAACTTACTAGGTGGTGAAGCAATTAATAATGCTGTTAGAATTAATACTACTAATGTTGCGGGTGGTATTGATATTGATGCTGGAACTGGTGGCATAGCTGTTGATTCAACTGGTGTTATTGACATTAATGCAACTGGAGCTTTAACATTAGATTCTAGTGCAACTGGAGCATCAAGTAACTTAACTCACGCAGGTAGCGCTGGAAATGATTTAACTGTCTCTTGCACAAGTGGTTCTGTGAACTTGAGAGGTGGAGAAGCCGCTGTTGATGCTGTTAAAATTAATACTACACATGCAAACGGTGGTATAGATATTGATGCCGGTACTGGTGGTTTAACTATTGATACTACAGGAGCATTAAGTTTGACTGGTAATGCAGCAACTAATAATGCCGTTAAAATTAATAGTAATAATGCCGCAGGTGGTATTGATATTGATTCTGGAACAGGTGGTATTACTATAGATACTACAGGAGCTTTAGATGTTACAGTTGGAACCGGTGGTATTACATTTAGTACAAGTGGAACATTTAGTATTGATTCTACTATTGCAGCTGGAGCATCAAACATTACTCATATAGGTGCATCCGGGCAAGATTTAACAGTATCATGCACTAATGGATCTCTTATTTTGGCAGCTGGTGAAAATGTAGCTGATGCCGTTAGAATTAATGCTTCAGATACTGATGGTGGTATTGATATTGATGCCGGATCCGGAGGTATTACAATAGATACAACAGGTCCATTAAGTTTAACTAATACAACAAGTGGTATTACAATAGACACAAGTGGTACTTTTAGTATTGATTCATCTACTTCAGATGGTGCATCTAATGTTACCCATGTTGGGTCCGCTGGAAATGATTTAACGGTGTCATGCACAGGAGGCTCATTGAACTTATTAGGTGGTGAAGCCATTAATAATGCTGTTAGAATTAACACTATTAATGCAGCGGGTGGTATTGATATTGATGCTGGTACAGGTGGTATTGCTATTGATACAACTGGATCATTAAGTTTGACTGGTAATTCAGCAACTGGTAATGCCGTTAGAATTAATAGTAACAATGCCGCAGGTGGTATTGATATTGATGCAGGAACTGGGGGTATAGCCATTGATACGACTGGTGCATTAAGTTTGGATTCTAGTGCAACTACGGCATCTAGTAACTTGACTCATGCTGGTGGTGCAGGTCATGATCTAACAGTTTCTTGTACAAATGGTTCTTTGAACTTGACAGCTGGTGAAGCAGCCAATAATGCTATTACAATTACAGCTGGTGCAGGTGGTATTGACATTAATGCTAGTACAGGTGGTATAACTATTGATACTTCTGGAGCAATAAGTATTGATTCTGAAGCTAGTGGAGCACCAAGTAATTTAACTCATGTAGGTAGTGCCGGAAATGACTTAACAGTTTCTTGTACTGGAGGTTCATTGAACTTAAGAGGTGGGGAAGCGGCAGCTGATGCTGTAAGAATTAATACTATTAATGCAGCGGGTGGTATTGATATTGATGGTGGTACAGGTGGTATTACTATAGATACAACTGGATCATTAAGTTTGACTGGTAATTCAGCAACTGGTAATGCCGTTAGAATTAATAGTAACAATGCCGCAGGTGGTATTGATATTGATGCAGGAACTGGCGGTATTGCCATTGATACGACTGGATCATTAAGTTTAGATTCTAGTGCAACTGGAGCATCTAGTAATTTGACTCATGTAGGTAGTGCTGGAAATGATTTAACAGTTTCTTGTACAAATGGTTCTCTAAATTTAACCGCTGGTGAAGCAGCCAATAATGCTATTACAATTACAGCTGGTGCTGGTGGTATTGACATTAATGCTAGTACAGGCGGTATTACTATTGATACTTCTGGGGCAATAAGTATTGATTCTGAAGCTAGTGGAGCACCAAGTAATTTAACTCATGTGGGTAGTGCCGGAAATGATTTAACAGTTTCTTGTACTGGAGGTTCATTGAACTTAAGAGGTGGTGAAGCGGTTGCAGATGCCGTTAGAATTAACACTATTAATGCAGCGGGTGGTATTGATATTGATGGTGGTTCAGCGGGTATTACTATAGATACAACTGGATCATTAAGTTTAGATTCTAGTGCAATTGCGGCATCTAGTAATTTAACTCATGCTGGTGGTGCTGGACATGATCTAACAGTTTCTTGTACAAATGGTTCTCTAAACTTAACCGCTGGTGAAGCAGCAAATAATGCTATTGCTATTACGGCAAGTGCTGGTGGTATTACAATGTCAACAGCATCTCAAGTAAGTATCACTGGTGATCTTTTGACAACATCTAATACAGGCGCAACCGGAACTAATGTTACCGCTGTAGAACATGGAACTTCTAGATTACATTTAACTGTATTAACATTAACCAACGTTGATCTCGGAGCTATTGCAAGTGCTGCTGATCAGGCAAAAGGAGTTTTAATCTACACTTTACCCGCTGGTGCTATAATAGTAAAACACTCATATATGTCAGTAGGATTGACTAATGCTGATGGGACAATCAACGGGGATACTCCAGATATTGGTCTAGGTACAGCAATGGCAACTGGTGCGGTTAACGTACTGGGAGGAACTCCACAATTTGAAGATGTTTTAGTAGGTCAAACCGCTGCCAACGTTACAGGCACAGCAACAGTTAAGACAACAATACCACAATTGATAATAGAATCTGGTGATGATCACACTATTTATTTGAACATTGCTGATGGTTGGGCGGGTTCTGATACAAGTGTAAAAGCCAATGGTAGTGTAGTTCTTGAATGGACCTACATGGAAGGAACTGTATTAGGTTAAATAATCTAATAAATAAGCTTTCAAAATAAAACATAAAAAAATAAAAATCTTTATTGTTTATCAACAACATTCAAAATTAAATTACTATCTGGTTTAGATTCTTCAGGTTGAATAGTATGTACTGATGATGGAGTCTTTTGACCTGCTTGAGTAACTGGTGATACTTGTGTAGAAGGTTGTGTAACTTTACTTTGTGTATTTGGAGTTAGTTGTTGTTGTTGTTGTTGTTGTTGTTGTTGTTCATTTCTGTGTACTTGGGGCATTACAGCATTTCCAGTATTAATAAAATATTCTAATGCTTTCCAAATTGTTCCAGCTTCTTTTAAAGTATATGCGTTTCGATGATAAGCTAATACGACAGCATTAATTAATAATTGCAAATGACTAATTTGAACTGTTTGTGGTACTTGAGATTCTTTATTTTCAGATTGGTTCATGATAATATAATAAGTTTTACTTTATCTTTTCTTAAGTTTTTTTAAATAAATACAAATGTGTAAGTTTGTTTTTTATTTTCTACCTTTATTATAAATAATAAAACACTATACATATGAGTGGAGGGATATTACAATTAGCATTATATGGAAAACAAGATGTCTTTATTAGTGGAAATCCTCAAATTACATTTTTCAAAATAATTTATCGTCGTCATACTAATTTTTCTATTGAACAGACTGAACAAGAATTTTCATCTGACGCAGATTTTGGTAAAATTGCAACAGCTACCATTGCGCGCAATGGTGATCTCATACATAAGATGTATCTAATGCTAACCTTACCAGCTCTTAATCAATCACAAGATGGAGCTTCATGGCAAGGTTATGTCAACTCAATTGGACACGCAATAATTAAACGAGTTGATCTTGTTATAGGAGGACAACCTATTGAACGTCATTATGGTGAATGGCTAGAAATGTGGTCAGAATTATCATTAACTGATACACAAAAAATTAATTTTAATAGTATGATAGGAAAATATGAATCAGATACATCTCTTGAAACTAATGCACTCACTGAGAGAACTTATTATATTCCATTACAATTTTGGTTTTGCCGTAATCAAGGGTTAGCATTGCCATTAATAGCTCTTACACAACATGAAATAGAGGTTAAATTTGAGTTCAGACCTTTAACTGAAATGGTTAAATCAAATGTTTCTATAACAAGTCCATTGGATTCTGATTCAAGAACTGTTTCTTTTGTGGATGCTAAGTTATTAATTGATTATGTTTTCTTGGATAATGATGAAAGACGTTTTTTTGCTCAACAACCACATGAATATCTTATTGAACAAATTCAATATCAAGGGCATAAAGAAATTGAAGGTAATACTGGTAATCAAAAAATTAGATTCTCTTTTAACAATCCAGTTAAAGAATTAGTATGGGGTATTACTACTGATTCTAACTTATCAACACATACTGTAACTGGCAATAATCACTTGAAATTTTCATCAACATCTGGTTCAGATACATTTTCAACACTCAGAATACAATTTAATGGTACTGATAGATTTGCCCCCAGAAAATCTAATTATTTTAGAACAGTTCAGCCATATGAACATCATTCAGCTAATCCCAGAAAACACGTTTATTGTTATAGTTTTGCTATTAAACCCGAAGAACATCAACCTAGTGGATCAGTAAATATGAGTCGTCTAAATAATAGCGATTTCTTCTTCACATTCACACAATCAGATGTCGTTGATTCAAAATTCAAATTATTCGCTATTAGTTATAATGTTGCTAGAATTGTTTCTGGTATGTTCGGATTGGCATACTAAAAAGTAACTTTAAAATATTTTAATTATTTTAATTATGTTTACATACACATTCAAGAGCATTCGGAAGTTTTCGTCAAATTTACGAAATAACACTTGAAATCCTAGAATAATTAAATTGACTTTCGTGATGATTACGAAAACTTCCGACATCTTTTGACAGTTTATGTGCGACCCTATTTGAAAACGCTAACGAAGTGTCATAATTCAAAAAAACACTTGGAAATCACTCTATAAAACCCTAGTGCAATTGATATTTTTATCGATTCATGACCTTTTCTAGTACAATAAAGTAAAAATTTTAGATTGTTCTAGTTGTTAAAGTAACTGGAATAATACTTTTTAAAAACTTTCTAGATAAACAAAGTAAAAATTTTAGATTGTTCTAGTTGTTAAAGTAACTGGAATAATATATTTTAAAAACTTTCTAGATAAACAAAGTAAAAATTTTAGATTGTTCTAGTTGTAATTCAATCTAGAATAATACTTTTTAAAAACTTTCTGGATAAACAAAGTAAAAATTTTAGATTGTTCCAGTTGTAATTCAATCTAGAATAATACTTTTTAAAAACTTTCTAGATAAACAAAGTAAAAATTTTAAAATGTTCTAGTTTTTAAAGTAACTGGAATAATACTTTTTAAAAACTTTCTGGATAAACAAAGTAAAAATTTTAAAATGTTCTAGTTGTAATTCAATCTAGAATAATATATTTTAAAAACTTTCTAGATAAACAAAGTAAAAATTTTAAAATGTTCTAGTTGTTAAAGTAACTGGAATAATATATTTTAAAAACTTTCTAGATAAACAAAGTAAAAATTTTAGATTGTTCTAGTTGTTAAAGTAACTGGAATAATATATTTTAAAAACTTTCTAGATAAACAAAGTAAAAATTTTAGATTGTTCTAGTTGTAATTCAATCTAGAATAATACTTTTTAAAAACTTTCTGGATAAACAAAGTAAAAATTTTAGATTGTTCTAGTTGTTTTACATTTTAGACATCACTTTCGTTACCGTATGGATTATAATTTTTGAAGTGATTTTTAAGGTTATTATTTAAATAGTCATAATAAGTTAATCCACATTTGTTAATTTGTTTGTAATCAGCTCCATCATCTAATAATAATTGTATTAGTGGTGCATAATTTCTCTTTGATAATGTTATTAAAATACTATTACCCCATTCTGGAGATTTTATATAGTTATAAATGGATAATGATGTAATAACATTAAGATGAATATCACATTTTTCTTTTAAAAACACTAATAATGTATATAATTGTTGATTACTAAGTGTTGAACGTTTATTGAGACATAAATAAGAGACTATACTTGAATGTATCCTTCCAACACCATATTTAGAACCATTAAGATTTTTGATAAATCTTTCTAGGTGTTTAGTGTCAACGTTTTCTTTAAATAATAATTCTACCATGACAGGTATAAATCGAATACAAGTCATTTTACAACATACATTATTAATCATAAAATGAATGTAATCCCTATGTTTGCCAGATGATAATAATGGTTCATATTGAAATTTGTAGTGATTATTGGCTAGTAAATAGTTATAATTATAATCTTCAATTTTAGTATTTAAAATATGTATAATTTCAGCAATTTCGTAAGGTGTAATACTATGATGATCAATTTGATTGTTATTAAAATTACATAATTGCATCACACGGTCAAAATCATCTTTGTAAAAAGCATTAATTATTTTATCAACTCTAGATGTTGTACACCCCATTTAGCTATTTTAATTTATATTTTCAAATACACACAAAACATTCATCAAATCAATTTTTTATTTTAAAAAAAAATTATTTAATAGTTTTAATACTTTTAATTTACATCAAACTAGATTATTACAGCAGACCAGATTCCCTCCACCATTTTCGAACATCATCTGGCATTCCCACAGCAACACGTTTTCCGATAGCATGAACATATATTGAATAATAATAAGAACACCCAACAGTGTCTCTGAATACTTTTTCACAATAGATCAGAGGCAATCCAGAATTTTTCCACCACTTCAAAACGTTAATGTGCCCGTAGCATGATGCGTCATTGAGGGCTTTCTTAGTATATTTCAAAGGTAATCCTGAGTTTTTCCACAATTCTAGGATACTAACTTTGTTATTACTTGAAGCTTCATCCATAGTTTCAGGGGTATATTTTAATGGCAACTTACTATCGAACCACAATTTAAGAACCTTATCATGTCCATATGATGAAGCACCATCCAATGCATGTGTAGAATATTTTAGTTCCAAACCACGTGTGACTCCGATGGTAAACCACCACTTTACGATGTGTTCACATCCATAAGTGGAAGCATAATCTAACGCATTTGAAGAATACTTAAATTCTAGACCATTTTCAATAAACCAATTCATAACATCAATTTTACCATTGAGAGATACGTCATCAATTAGTGTATAGTTATAAACGATTGGTAATCCGCTATCCTTCCAGAGGTTGAGTCCAGTAATATTGCCTTCGATTGCCAACCTCTGAAATGTATTTGTATGTTCAATTCTAGAATCGTTTGATGCTGCCAAAGATAGTCCGCTAGTAACCCACCATTTCAACACATTCACATTCTTATATGTTACAGCCTTATACAGACAATCATTTTCATTATAATCAAATGGTATCTTGGATTGCACAATCCATTCCAGAACGTCAACCTTACCCAAAATGCACAATTGAGCAAAATATTTTTCGGTTATCTTGAATTGCAATGTTTGAATTGTATTAATGTCATGCAATGGATATACCTCACCCAGAATAATTTTGTCTGATGACCATGTATAACTAGTGGATCCATAGTAAGTCAGATTCTCAAATGTTTTAGCGTTAGGTGGGACTTCAATTTCTCTAATAACATTAAAAATCTTTGTCATTCCACAGACATTATCATCACCATACAAACAATGTATATAATTCCAAGTGCTATAAGGAAATCCACCTGTGGTGTGTCCATAACTAATTTTGAATGGGTTTTCCAACATTTTCAATGAAGAACTAATTTCACTTTGGCTCATCAGACTCTTATTTTGTCTTTCCAATTCAGCCTTGGTTAGAACCATAAAGCATCTATCTGAATTCATATCTTTATATTTTATTAAACTCTAATATTTATTTCAATTTTTATATAATTCAATTGAATTCAAAATATCAAGTAAAATAGTCACTATGGCTATGATAAGAGTAATCCAGACTCGTATTTCCACCAATTAATCGCATCATAATTATAATTAGATGCATTACTATATGAATAACACAATTTATCATACTTTAATGGTAATCCACTATTGCGCCACCATTCTAAAACATTTACATGATTATTCATTGTTGCTTGTCTCATTGCTGTTTCACTATATTTTAATATCAATCCACTATTAAGCCACCATTCTAAAACATCTTGATGACCGTAAGCGGATGCTAAATTTATAGCACTATCATCATATTTGAGATGTAATCCTGAATTAAGCCACCAATTCAATACATGTATGTGACCATTCATTGATGCATTCTGAATTGCTTTTTCAGAATAAGTAAATGGCAATCCACTTTTGATCCACCAATTTAATACATCAATATTACCGATAAGACATGTGGAATCCAATGTTAAATATTTAAGATCAATATGTGTTGATGATAATAATCCTGAATTGAGCCACCAATTTAAAATATTAATATTGCCGTCAGACGATGCTTTTTCTAATTCTAGACCAGTATATTTTAAGTCTATACCAGAATTTTTCCACCAATCCAACATATTAACATCAGATGCGTGTTTGAGGATCCATACATAATATTTTAAAGGTAATCCTGAATTTTTCCACCAATCCAGGACATTAATATGACACTTTTTAAACGCATAGTCAAATGCACTTTCAGTATATTTTAATTCTAAACCACTATTAAGCCACCAGGTTAAAACATCAATTCTCTGACGTTTAGATGCTTGGTCCATTGCATATTCAGTATATTCTAATTTTAAACCACTATTAAGCCACCATATTAAAACATCTATATGACCATTTTCAGATGCATGATTTATTGCCGTTTCATCATATTTTAATTCTAAACCACTATTAAGCCACCATATTAAAACATTTACATGTCCGTATTTTGAAGCATAATATAATGCATTTGAAGAATATGAATATGAGTTTGGTTGTGTTGAGTTTTTCCAAAATTCTAGAATATCTACTTTACCATATTTACATGCACCATTTATATAATTTGAATCCATTTTCAATTTAAATTTTTTAACGGTTTTCAGATCATGTAAGGGATATTTTTTATGCAATATAATTTTATCCGTTCGGTATGTCCTAGTTAGAGCAATATAAGTAACTTTAGCATCTGATGGTATTTCAACTACTCTGATCCATGTTGGACTACCATACGCATATGTGTGCAAATGTTCCATATTTAATGGGCGTGTGTATTCAAAGTAGTTAATTTGACCATCACAATGATTTTTTTCAAATGAATCTTCTAAAATATTTAATCCATCTTTAAATTGATAAATTTTATCAGGATGTTTGTCCTTATTACTAGCACACCTACATCTATAACGTCCTGATGTGGACACAGTCTCGTTTTGATTTGCAACTGTAATATACATGTTTAGATTAAAGTTCGTTAATAGTTGTATGTGGAATCAATTTTTGAGATTAAAATATTATCCAAAAACAGAAAAAAATAATTAAAATTTTAAATAGTAATTTTAATATTTATAAAATATTTATAAAATAGGATCTGTTGGTTTTTTTGGGTATTTAGAATTTACAGGTAAACTTGAATGTTCCCACCAATTTGGAGTATTAAAAGGTTGATGGTTATGTGTAATAGGATCTTTGTTATTTATCATGTCAGCATAAAAACCCAAAGCTGATTTTTTAGACCAATCATAAATAATTTTAAAATTTTCCCACCATTTTAAAACATTAATATGACCATTTTTTGATGCCAAATCTAATGCTTTATTAGAATATTTTAAAGGTAATCCAGAGTTTTTCCACCATTCTAGAACATCAATACGTCCATTACCAGATGCTAAATCTAATGCACGATCAGAATATTTTAAAGGTAATTCAGAGTTTTTCCACCATTCTAGAACATCAATACGTCCATTACCAGATGCTAAATCTAATGCACGATCAGAATATTTTAAAGGTAATTCAGAGTTTTTCCACCATTCTAGAACATCAATACGCCCATTACCAGATGCCAAATCTAATGCACGATCAGAATATTTTAAAGGTAATCCAGAGTTTTTCCACCATTCTAGAACATCAATACGTCCATTGCAAGATGCTAACTCTAATGTACGATCAGAATATTTTAAAGGTAATTCAGAGTTTTTCCACCATTCTAGAACATCAATACGCCCATTACCAGATGCCAAATCTAATGCACGATCAGAATATTTTAAAGGTAATTCAGAGTTTTTCCACCATTCTAGAACATTTAAGTGACCATTACCAGATGCCAAATCTAATGCACGATCAGAATATTTTAAAGGTAATCCAGAGTTTTTCCACCATTCTAGAACATTTAAGTGACCATTACCAGATGCCAAATCTAATGTATCCTCCGAATATTTTAAAGGTAATCCAGAGTTTTTCCACCATTCTAGAACATCAATACGCCCATTACCAGATGCCAAATCTAATGCACGATCAGAAATATTTTAAAGGTAATCCAGAGTTTTTCCACCATTCTAGAACATTGATGTGACCTCCTCCAGATGCACAATCTAATGTATCCTCCGAATATTTTAAAGGTAATCCAGAGTTTTTCCACCATTCTAGAACATCAATACGCCCATTACCAGATGCCAAATCTAATGCACGATCAGAATATTTTAAAGGTAATCCAGAGTTTTTCCACCATTCTAGAACATTGATATGACCTCCTCCAGATGCCCACTCCAATGCTTTATCAGAATATTTTAAAGGTAATCCAGAGTTTTTCCACCATTCTAGAACATTGATATGACCATTACCAGACGCACAATCCATTACTGACATAGAATATTCTAATTGTAATCCAGAATTTTTCCACCATTCTAGAACATTGATATGACCAAATTCAGATGCCAAATCCATTGCATAGTTTGAATATGCTAATTGTAATTCAGAGTTTTTCAACCATTCTAGAACATCAATATGACCATACATAGATGCGGAATCTATATAATTTGGTGTAATTTTGAGATTAAATTTTTTAATGGTTTCTGGATCAAATAATGGATATTCTTCACATAATATAATCTTATCAGTTCTCCATTTTTTGGAATGAATACAAGGATCTTGAACAACTTGGGCATCGTCTGGTATTCTAACAGTCACCAATAGTTCTCCATAACCATAATAATCAGGAATATTATCAATATTAGTGTAATAAAGACCACCCGGAACACAAGAACCTTTTGGTTCAAATGGTTTATCTAAAATATTTAATCCAATTTTATATGTAAAACCATTATGACATTTGTCACTTCTAATAATTTTTATAAGAGTATCTCCTGAATTCATCTAACAAATATAAAAAAATAAATGTTTAATAGTTCATTCAATTTTTTTTAATCTAAATCACAGTATTGTGTTTTATGGGTTTTGAGTTATTTTGAAAATAATATCATTATTTCCTTCTGCAGCAACTGCAAAGTATGTTTCGTTAAAAAGTTGTTTTTGTGTATTTAGTGAGTATTTTAGAGGTAATCCTGAATTTTTCCACCATTGTAAAACATTATTATAAGAATATTGATCACACTTGGATAATTCTTTTGCTAGTGCTTTTTCCGAATATTTCAAAGGTAATCCAGATTCTTTCCACCACCGTAAAACCTCAACATAACCTTTATGAGATGCCCAGTCCATTGAATCTTCATCATATTTTAATTCTAACCCACTACCGATCCACCAGTCAAAAACACTTCTGTTAAAAACATATTCATTACCAATCATAGGATATGCAAAACCAGCATAATTTAGTGCGTATGTATTATATTTTAGGGGTAATCCTGAGTTTTTCCACCAATTTAAAATATCGATATTAGCATTTGCGGATGCATTATGAATAGGCCAATTGGAATATTTTAATTCTAATCCGGAATTGAGCCACCAATTTAGGACATCAATATGACATTTGTATGATGCTACATCGATGGCATTTTCAGAATATTTTAGGTGTAATCCAGATTTAAGCCACCAGTTCAAAACACCAATTTGACATTCTGATGAAGCATAATCAATTGCGGTATGATCATATTTGAATGGCAATCCACTTTTAAGCCACCAATCTAGGATATTAACATGACCATGTTCAGATGCGATAGCCAATGCTTTTTGACTATACTTAAATGGTATCTTATTTTTCATCAGCCATTGTAAAATATCTACTTTACCATATTTGCATATTCCATTCACATAGTCAGGTGTAACAACTATATTTAGATCAATAATGGTGTTTAAATCATATAGTGGATATTGCTTGCACAATATAATTTTATCAGTTTTCCATTGAGGTGCAAAAGAATGTACTGGATACATATCGACAATTTTAGCATCAGGTGGGATCTTGACGACAGTTACCCATCCACCATTATCACCTGGATCACATGTTAAGGCATGATGTTTAAGAATATTATATGTGTTGGTGCAAACAAATCCACCTTTCCCCTTTACATCTTTTTCAGAAAACGAACTATATAAAACATCAGAGCCAAATTTATAGCTCGAAAGATCATTTTGTTCTGTTATCTTCTTACTAATGATAATATTTGGAGTATCTTTTAGTTGTTCCATTATCTTCGTTTTACTAATGATAACAAAAGTATTTGCCGCAGTGGAAGCCATTTTATATTATGAAAAGTATATCACAATAATGTAATTTCAATTTTTCAACAGAAAAATAAACCTAAATATTAATATAACCATTAAAAATACTGGGATATTGGATGATAAGGGATCATATTGATTTAATACTTTTGCTAAATCTTCAGAATATTTTTAAGGGTAATTTGATAGTAATGCGGAGTAATTTGATAGTAATCCAGAGTTTTCCCACCAATTTAAAACATTTAGATCATTCGCAGTTGTTGTTGAATCTAATGTTTTTTCGGTATATTTAAAAGTTAATCCACTATTTAACCACCATTCTTGTAAATTAATGTAACCATTGTCATATGCATTAAATAATGCGTTTTCAGAATATTTTAAAGTTAATCCACTATTCAACCACCATTCTAGAACATTAATGTGACCATTTACACATGCATTAAATAATGCATTTTCAGAATATTTTAAAGGTAACCCACTTTCGAACCACCATATTAAAACATTAACACGACCTTCCCCTGACGCAAAATCCAATGCATTTTCAGAATATTTTAATTCTAACCCTGAGTTTTTCCAGGATTTTAGAACATCAATATGACCCTCCCCTGACGCATAATCCAATGCCTCTTCATCGTATGTTAAAAGTGACCCATGTTTGAACCACCATTCTAAAACATTAACATGACCATTTCTAGACACATCATTAATAGTCCATCTTGTTAAACATTTCACAGAAAACTCATTTTTAAGAAGCCATTCTAGAACATCAAGATGACCATTCACAGATGCAGTATCAAACAATACTCCTCCGTTATAATTATATTTAATATCTAACCCCATATTTTTCCACCATTCTAGAATATCAATTTTATTAAGTCCACACGCATTATTTATATATCGATCTGTAATTTCGAGGTTAAATTTTTTAATAGTTTCTAAATCATACAGTGGATATGGTTTACTTAATATAATTTTTTTTGTTTTCCATGTAGTGGTGCCGTAACGTATTGTGGTCGGAAGTTTTTGTTGCTCTTTATTAGGTATAATTGCAATCCTGAGCCAATTCTGTTCTTTTGTGTAATATAAGTTATGTAGTAAATTACTTTTATTAGTATAATTAAAGTACATCGGATCTGATTCATCTATAATATTAAGTCCAGTTTTTAGACGATTACACTTATTATCGCTTGCAAGTGTATAATAAATATTTTCTCCAGAATGCATGTAGGATATATAAAAAAAATAAATATTTTTTATTTTAATCAATTTTTAAAATACTAAATATAGTCTAAATTATCCAAATGCATTTTCTTGAAAAATATTAAGAATATCTAAATTGTAATCCAGAGTTTTTCCACCATTCTAGAACATCAACTTGTTTATTTTTATTTTTACATACATTATACATCAATATATTATAATCATATTTTAGAGATAATCCACTATTTAACCACCATTTTAAAACATCCAGATGACCATTCATAGTCGCCGAATGTAAAGCAAATTCTAAATATTTTAATAGTAATCCAGAGTTTTTCCACCATTCTAGAACATTAATATGGTTATTCATAGAAGCCAACCCCATTGCTTTTTCTGAATATTTTAAACATAATCCACTTTTGCACCACCATTCTAGAACATTCTGATGGCCATTCATAGAGGCATGATCCATCGCTTTTTCAGAATATTTTAAACGTAATTTGGAGTTTTTCCAACATTCTAGGACAACCAGATGACCATATGCGGATGCATAATCCATTGCATCTTCTGAATAGTTTAAAGGCAATCCACTATTAAACAACCATTCTAGAACATTAACATGACCATGTATAGATGTATATTTAAGATAATCAGGTGTAATTTTGAGATTAAATTTTTCAATAGTTTTTACATCAAATAATGGATACTCTTCGCATAATATAATTTGATCAGTTCTCCATTTTTCTCCACAAGTTTTATCGGAATCTTGTACAACTAGTGCATCATCTGGTATTTTAATAATTACAATTAGTTCTCCGTAACTATAATAATTATGAACATTATTCATATTAGTATAATAAAAACCACCTGAAACACAAGAACCTTTTGGTTGAAAAGGCTTATTTAAGATATTGAATCCAGTTTTATATACAAAATCATTATGACATTTGTCACTCCTAATAATTTTTACAAGGGTTTCTCCTGAATACATTTATAAGATATAAAAAAATAAATGTTGTTTATTTTGTTCAATTTTTAATATACAAAATATTAGCCAAAAACATATTGAAAAGATAATGTTTTTATCTTTTTGGATCGGGGGGACATAACCAACCCAATACATCAAATTGATTATATTCGCAAGCACAATGTATTATTACAAGTTCATAATGTTCTAATTGAACAAATGTTGTGTCTCTAAGAAATTTTAAAAGAGCAACTGTCATTTTACCATTGACACATGCTTCGATAATATAATCAGGTGTAATTTTGAGATTAAATTTTTCAATAGTTTTTACATCAAATAATGGATACTCTTCGCATAATATAATTTTATCAGTTCTCCATTTTTTTCCATAAGTTTCATCTGGATCTTGTACAATTTGTGCATCATCTGGTATTTTAACAATCACTAATAATGTTCCATAGTGATAATAGTTATGACCCCTATTAAGAGTAGTATAATAAAAACCACCTGGAACACAAGAATCTTTAGGGTTAGAGTTAAATGACTTATGTAAAATATTTAATCCAGTTTTATATACGAAATCTCGTTGTTGTTTGTCTTGTTTAATAATTTTTACAAGGGTTTCTTCCGAATAAGTTGTCTTTCCAGAATGCATTTAGGAAATATAAAAAATATAAATGTTGTTTAATTTTTTCAATTTTTAGTATGCAAAATATTAGCCAAAAATGTAATTTTAGAGCAATATAACACCCTTAGTATTTTACTTTTACTAAATCTCAAATAATTTTAAATTCTCAGGGGGATGTAACTCTTCTGTGGTATAAAATATTATTTAGACAGGTAATTTATAAATATTTCCAGTCATATATAAGAATCCCATATCATATTTTAATTTTAATCCAGATTTTTTCCACCAATTTACAACTTTTGAATCATTATATGCAATAGCATGATTTAATGGTTCATCTGAATATTTTAACGGTAATCCTGATGTTTTCCACCATTCCAAAATATTAATATGACTATAGTATGATGCATATTTTATAGCATCTGAATCATATTCAAGTGGTAATCCACTATTTTTCCACCATTCTAGAATATCAATTTTGCCTAATTTGCATGCATAAGATATATAATCAGCTGTGATTTTTAGGTTAAATTTTTTAATGGTTTTTAGATCATATAATGGATATCTTTTACTTAATATAATTTGTCGAACTGCTCCACAAGATTTATTATTACCACATTTACATAATTCTTTTTGGTTTGAAGGTATAATTACAATTCTAATCCATGCACTCCATTTTGTATATGATGTATGTACACTATTTTTATTTGTATAAACAAACTTGTCATGAGGAGAACTACTTTTAGGATAAACATTGAGACCAGTTTTATATTTTTTCGCACCATCTACAGGCACTATGGGCATTGTATATTCTTCACAATCTGATGTAATAATTAGATAAATTTTATCTGAATTCATTTTAGAAATATAAAAAATATAATTTAATTTTAATCAATTTTTGACGTATCAAATAAGATCTCAAAAATAACTAAACATTTATTATTTTATCTTTAAGCTGTAGTATATCTGAAACCTACATATGGATTAGTACAATCAAGATCACCCTCAAAAATATTTAGACCAGGATTTAATTTTAGATTATTCATACCCTTGGGCAACCATCTACTCACAAATGTTACGTAAGTATCTTTACAATATTTCTCAGGTACATTATGATTTGTTGCTTCGTTTGTTGATGATGTTTCGTTTTTAGAAGACATTTTATGTTATACAAAACAATCAATAGAGTTCAATTTTTATATATATATATATTGTTTGTGTAAAATGTCTAAAAGTCATGTAATCTAATATGTTATATTCTCAAAACAATGTGTCTTGAACATTTACTAACTAGTTTTACAAACTTTGAGAGTTTACAACTCAACATAAACTCTCTAACGGATCGATCATCTGGTTTAAGATTTTGTTGCTTAATCCACTCAATATCCTCTTCAGTATATTTTATTTCAACATTACTGTCAAACCATGTTTTCATAGTTTCACGATTACATGCATAATCCAATGTATTCTCAGAATATTTTAGAGGTAATCCAGAATTGAACCACCATTTTAAAACTTCAATTTGTCCATCTCTAGATGCATAATTTAAAGAATTTTCAGAATATTTTAGTGGCAATCCGCTATTGCGCCACCACTCTAATACATCAACAAGACCACATGATGAGGCCATATCCATTGATTTTTCAGAATATTTTAGTGGTAATCCACTATGTTTCCACCATTCTAGAGTTTTAACAAATTTTTTAGATTGTTCTTCGAAACTAGGTCTATATTGTGCATTCGGAATATCTTTATATTCTAAAATATTATCAGAATCAACTATAAATGCGAGTGATCTTTCATCATAAGAATCTTTAGATTCAAATGCGAATCCAGATTGTTTCAGCCATTCTAGTAATTCATAATGACCGCTTAGGGAAGCTTCATTTATAACACTTTCGAGATAATCACAAGATGGATCTGCTATCATGTATGGTGTACAATTAAACTCATCAAATTTAAGTCCTATTTTTTTGAACCATTCTAATACTTTAATTTGTCCCGACATTGATGCAAATAAAATTATGGCATGAATTTGGGGGTCAGTAAAACTATTATTATTATATTTAAGACACCAGTCAAGTACATTTATATGACCATTGATGCTTGCCGGAAACATAATATTATACTCTTGAAATTCTATATCTAATCCAGCGTTTTTCCACCATTCTAATACATTAACATTACCAACTGATGATGCAAAATATAAAGCTGAAAAACCCAATGGATCACTATAAACATCATTATTAATGTAAAATTCACTTAAATCATCATTGTTATCTTTAAACCATGACAAAACATCTGTTTTTCCATAGACACATGCAAATATAATATGTATAAACTTTAGTTTCATATTACATTTGGTTACAGTTTTAATATCGCATAGAGGGTATTTTTCACTTAAAATAATTTTGCTAGTAGTAAATCCATTATGTTTCATATGATTGGGTCTCATAACAAATCTAACCCATAATTTTTGAGGAGGAATTCTGCCAAACTTTAAAATATATTCTACTAAATTACTAAAATAATCAAAGTTATGGATTTTTTCAAAATACTTATCAACGTCGTAAGAACTAAATACTTTTGTACTTAAACAATCAAAACATTCAGGGTGTTCTTTGGCAAAATTAGAATATTCAAGTTTATATTTATTTATATAGTTGGCTAATCTTTTTTTAGTATATTTATTCATACCGGTTTTAAATCTAAAATTTTCATAAATTTCAGCATTATGCGTGATTTTGATATGCATATTATTTTATCATAAACATATAATGTTAATAATTGAGATCAATTTTTTTGTTTTTTGCGTTCAACACATCTTTTTAACATTTTAGAATGAGTTTCAACTTTTTCCTTCATCCATTATTCATACTGGAATCACCCAGTTTGTATTTTTTGGAAATCTATAAAAAATCGATTTAAGTTATTGATATTGGTTAAGTGAGTACATTAGTATGAATATTAAAGTAATAAAAGAGGAAACTTGGAAGTTCCCTCCAACTTTGAACAGACAAGGATTTTCTAAATTTCCACATGATTTGAAGACTATTATGTATATTGAGTCGGATGATTTTCCTCACAAAGTTATAATGACAAGTGATTTACATAGTCATTCAATAGAACTTTTTAGAAGATTAGAGACCGTCATAAATTTGAGTGATTTTCATGTAATTACGGCTGGTGATATGTCAGGTACATTAGTAAGAGGACCAGATAGTGATTCTGATACAACACCATTTTATAAAGAAATATTACCAAAGGTTAAATCTCTATATTTGGTACAAGGTAATCATGATTTACCTCCAAGTGGTTCATTACATCTCCGAAATATATTAACAAATAAGGATGGTTCAAAGTCGTATTTAGAGGATGGTAAAATACAGGATACTTCGTATGGTATTATAGGTGGTGTTCATGGTATTATTTCTAATAAACCGCATCCATATAAAAAATCAGCAGGTGTATATTTTGGTGATTTGAAAAAATTCAATAAAGATAAAAATAGACCAGATATATTGATTACACATGATACACCTAGATTCTTTTATAACAATCAGCAATTTATAGGTAATGATAGTATTTATGATGAAGTGTTACGTATAAGACCAAAAATGTATTTGTATGGACATTGTCATCATCATTTGTTTCATACGGTACATAATAAAATAAATTTTTTCAATTTGGATGGTCGAGTATTAATTTGGAACTGTAAACCACAAGAAAATCCAGTAAATATGTAAATTAATTAGAAAGTGTTGAAAGTAAAAGGTGTAAAGTATTAAGAGGTTATATCAATAAAGTATAATGCGAATGATATAATAATAATAATAAATCCTGAAGTCATCATACGACCATCTTTAGTTAGTATGTGCCATATGTCGAACATTATTTTTTGTACATTTGGTAATCCATTTTTAATTTTTGAGGTATAATCAGCATCATATTCTGATGTTGATGTTGATTCGAGTAGATCTTGATTATCTTCTAGGAGATTATTAAAATCTTCATTGTTTTTTTCTGTAGAATATATGGATAAATTTGTTAAATCTGAAATGATTGAATAAAAATCATCAGCTGCATTTCTCAATATATTATTTTGTATTGAAGTATTTTTAATTTTATCTTTAATATCTTTATTGGCTAAAGTATTCAGTGGTGTCAAAGTTTTGACCTCCTTATCATGAAGAATTTTATGATATTGTTCCAGTTGTTGGTCATATACACTGTACATATCTGGTTGACGATCTATTTCAACTTTACCTAGATTTTGATCTGTAGATTGATCCTCTACATCAATATGTGGTACCAGGTCTTGACAATTTTCTATTTTAATATTTTGATTATTAGTTGTATCACATTTATGCAATTTGAGAGCATATTGAACTATATCAAGTAAAAGTGTTTTACCAAATCCGAACATTTGATCAATTTTGGAGTCATCTTGGTTAATTTTAGGTGTTAATTCAGGATTATCTTGTAGTGATAAAAATGTTTCTTTTTTATTGGTTGTGTTGAGTGGGTTTGCTGATGTTTTGCTGTTATATAGGCATATATACTTTTGTTTAAGACTTAGTAATTCTTGATATTTTAGTTTTAATTGACCACATTTTTCGGGTTCACTTAATAGATCGATGTTGGAACATTTATCTTTAGTACAATGTATGTATTTCGCAATAAATTCTCTAAATGATGGGTTATTAAATATACAAAATCTTGCTATTGGAGCAAGTTGATATACATCAGATGTTCTAAAAGTATTTTTAAGAGTATCTTCTAGTTGATTGATATATATTTCTAAAGGTTCCCAAAAAGTATGATATAAATTATTATTAAATAAATATTTAAATAATGGTGGAGAATCTTGTACTTGCCGCATTGAAAATTTAGCTGGTAAATAACATTGATCTAATTTTGTACTTCTAATTAATAATTCATCTAGAGTTGGTGATGACCACCATTGATCTAATGATATATTTTGTAAATTCAAATGCAAATCCATTATGGAATCATATTGGAAGAAAATGAGATATACACATAAATCATCAAAAATCTGAATGACTTGTTGATTGAGATCAAGTATAATATTTTCTATAATAATTTTTTGATACTTTTGGTTATTAGTTTTTTTCTCAATCCATGTTTTTAATAATTTAGATCTCTGTAATTTATTAAGATTATTATTAAGGTTGATTAATTGGTCATAATATGGTGTTAATTGGAAGTAATTATCATTATCTAGTTCATCTATTTTTCTGTAAAGTTGTTGAAGGGACATAATGCTAGGGCTTCTAATCCAAATATAAGAATCATTATCTGGAACTTTTTCTAGTGTTTTATCTGGATTTTGTGTTGCTTGATTTATTATATCAAACCACATATCAAAGTTATCGTGTTGAATTTTTTGTATTAGTTTGATGTTCGATTCAGACCATAAATACCATTGATTATCTTTGATTTTGATATAATATGTTTGAGATTTTTGGGAGTAAATTACAGTATATGGTTCAAATGATGAAAAATCGCGTTTAGTTAATTGTTTTTGTCCTTCCCAATAATTATCGAATATTTCTGTTAAATTTGCGAAAGATTTTGTAACTTTTCTGAGACCATATTGAGTTATAAAGGTTTGTATTTTGTCGAGTATCCAATTATATTTAAGATATTTGTCTTTTTCTAGATGATATTTTTGTCTAAATTTATTGAGTTGTGTTTCCCGAACGGAACTAGATTTATATAATTGTATAGGATTGAGAATTTGTGTATTTTTTGCATAATTAATGAATTCATATGGATCAATATCAATAAAATAAACGTCTCTTAATAAGAGATAACGTAAAACAATTTGGAATTGTGTATTGTTGAGTGGTGGTTTTAGTTTTAGTCGAGTTCTGTCTTGGTTGAGGTTGGCTAAACTGGAAATAGAGTTGATTTTGGGGTTATCTATAATTATTTGGTTTGCGATGGTTTGATTATCTAATAATAATCCGAGTAATTCATTAAATTCTAGGTTTGTTTCTTGTGATTCAAAATTTTCGTGAATAATTTCTGTATTGTTTCTATTTCTACTTCTATATTTTGACCAACATAGAGCCAATATTAAAATAATTATTATAATCCAATAATAGAGTGTGGATTTACTTTCAATTTCCATTTTATCTTATTGCTAGAAAAATATCTTTGATATCTTTAATGCAACGACTTATTTTATTATTTTTATAAAAATATCTATCTAAATTAATAATGGATCAAATAAAACAATGTGAATTTGAAAAAATTAACACATGTCAAGGGAAAAATAGTGGAGGTCATGTAGGAACTATACATAGTATCCCAAATGGTTATTGTGCAAAACTTGATGGTCCTGGTAGTAGAGAATTTGATTTTTATAAAGATCATAATGAAAAGGGGTTTAAACCATTAGATAAATTTATAACTGAATTTGATGGATATTGTGTTGATAAAAAATTAAAGAATAAATATGTTGTTATTAAAAATGTCAAGGATAAATTTGAAAAAGCATGGGAAATGGATATTAAAATAGGATTAAGAAGTGCAAATAGATATGAATTAAGGGATCGTATGGGTGTTTTGACTCGTGGATTAAAAAAATATTATCATAACTTGTTGGATAATTATTTTAGTATTACTGGAACATATGGATTTCGTGTTGAGAATTTTTCTAGAGATAAAAAGTATCAATATTTGAATAGTAAAAATATGCAACCTGGACACGTCTTTAGAATTTATTTTCAATATGATACAACTGGGAAAATTTTAAAAAATTTTATAAAAAAAATAGAAGACTTTTATGATATTATTATGGAAGATGGGTTTGAGCCTTATTTTATGATAGGTAGTAGTTTATTATTTGTATATGATAAGAACAATGCTGCCAATGGGAATTATAATGTTGATATTATAATGATTGATTTTAATCATTCTAGTATTGTAGACATTTCTAATTTTACACCTAGAAATAAACATTTTTTATATGTTAATGAGTATCGTTATGGTGTTCTAACAATTATTAAAGAGTTGAAGCATTATTTTATAGATATAAATCCGAATAAGAGTTTATTTACTAGAAAACCACAAAATTCTCAGAAAGTTAGTAAAAAGAAAAAAGATAAAGATTATATAATAAATGGGATTAAAATGCATAATAAAAAATTTACAGTAAAAAAGAGATTTTAAAGTATTCCAGTTGTGTTTACATAGCACATTCAAAGGCTTTCGGATATTTTCGTGAATTTTACGAAAATAAACCTGGAATATCTAAAATTATTAAATTGAAATTCGTAATCATCACGAAAACTTCCGAAAACTTTTGACATTTTATGTGCGATTTTTTGAATCATGAATGGGTGTCACAACTGGAAAAAACATTCAGAAAACATACTATAAAACCCATTGGGGAAATGAAATTTTTATTGAATCATCGTGATTTTGGCAAAATTAATCTTTAAATTTTAGAATTTTAGAATGTTCTAGTTGTTATTCAATCTAGAATAATATTTTTTAAAAACTTTCTAGTTAAACAAAGTAAAATTTTTAGAGTGTTCTAGTTGTAATAACATCTAGAACAATATTTTTAAAAACTTTCTAGTTAAACAAAGTAAAATTTTTAGAATGTTCTAGTTGTTTAAAAAAAAATAGTTTTATTTGGAGTGCGTTTAGAAAAATATCTTAGAGAATAAATAAAGAATGAGTGATCTTAAGGATTGTAGTTTTGATAAAGTCAATAAATGTCAAGGTAAAAACAGTGGTGGTCATGCTGGTACTATCAGAAGTGTTCCTGGTGGTTTATGTGCCAAATTAACTAAAAATGAAGGTGGTAATGAGGTTAAATTTTATCAAAAACATCAGGAAAATGGTTTTAAAGATTTAAATAATTTTATTCCAAAGTTTGGTGGATTCTGTATTGACCCTGAAACTGATAAAAAGTATATTTCAGTTGAAAATATTAAAGATGGATTTGATGAACCATGGGAAATGGATGTCAAGATAGGATTAAGAAGTGCTAGTAGAAATGAATTAAGAGGAAGAATGGGTAATTTTAGGGGAGCTTTGAAGAAACAAGTACATATTTTAATGGATAATTATTTTAGTACATCAGGTGAATATGGGTTTCGAGTTGAAAATTTTTCAAGAGATAAAGAATATCAAAAATTGGAAAGTAAAAAAATGTTACCAGGTCACATATTTAAAATTTATTTTCAGTATGACACAACAGGAAAAATTCTTAAAAATTTTATTAAAAAAATAGAAGAATTTTATAAAATAATTATGAAAGATGGATTCGATAATTATTTTTTAATAGCTAGTAGTTTGTTGTTTGTATATGATAAAAATAATGCTGTTAATAAAAATTATAATGTCAGTATCAAAATGATAGATTTTGATCATTCAACTATTGCCGACATTTCTAAATTATCTCATAGTAATAAACATTTTCTAAGAGTTAATGAATATCGTTATGGTGCATTAACTTTAATGAAGGAACTAAAATATTATTTAATTGATAGAAATCCTGATAAAAGTTTATTTGGTAGAAGTATGTTGTCAAAATCATATAAATCTGTTAAGAATACTAAAAGAAAAAATAGAGATGATGTGATTAAAGCTATTAAAAAACATCGTAACAGTTTTACAACTAAAAAACGATATTAAAAAACCTTATAAAAAATCATAATTAAGGGGTATAAAATCTTTTTATATATTTTTAATAAAAACAAATTTATTTACAATGATAGATTTTATGATGGATGATGGATATTATGATAATGGAAAAAAATCAGACAAATTAATATTGGAACTAGGGGATAAATTTGTATGGGATTTAAATTTTACTAGAGTAGGTCAATATTATTTTACGCTTTCACTTGATATTAAAAATAAAATTAAAATTAAAAAGGGGAATTTAAAGATAGGAATAATTCAAGATAATGGACCAATTTATATAGGTCTTTCTAAAGAACTTGGAAAAATAAAAAAAGGATTATTTGAAGTGCAATGTGGTAAAATAATAGTAGATGATCCAGCTATTTATAATGTATTTATAGAAAGTGAATTATCATCTATTGAAGTAAGTAAATTAATTATTAAATATTTCCCAATACCAATGCAAGGAACATCTGATGGTTTGAGTATTAGTGGTATTAAAAATAAGGATCCAGCGGTAGTATTATCATGTATCAGTGATGAAAAAAAACATTCTAAGGTTGTTATACTGAGACCGAATGATGTTGCTGTTTCAGTTTCAATACAAAATGATTCTTGGGCTTATTATCAAAGTTTTAGGTTAATTAGAAATTATCCATTTACCTATTATGGTATAAATTTTGGTTTGGGTAATATTGGTATAAAGTATAATGAAAATATGTTAAAACCGTTATTAACGCTGACTATTTCTAAAAAATATGGGATTGATGTAATTAATCGTGATGTGGATTTTGAAACAATTAATTTGGATGGGAGTCAATATTTGAGGTTTGAGAAAGATATTGAGGTTTTGGATCAATTTATTTTTTTAATAAGAGTAAAACAGTTGGATTTAGAGGGTTCTAGTTCTAGTAGATTAGAATATGAATTTTATTATGGTAATGTGGAGAAATTATTAAAACATGTTTTGACAGTGAGATTTAAGACAGGAATTGATAAAAAAATTTATGAATTTTATATAGAAAATTTGGGATATATAAATGGACATATTTACCAACGAGAATTACATGTTGATCCTTTATGGATTTTATCACATGATTTAAAATCAGCTAAAATTATAACGAAACATGCTTTTATTTTAAAAGAACAAAATGCTAGATGTACTGTTAAAGAAGATGTATATTATCATATTAAATATGCTGGATTAGGATATAGTGGTGATCAAGAAACTAATATGGAAATATTGGGGTCTAATTTGGTAAAGATGCCGCGTTTAGGATTAAAAAGGATGTGAATTATTTGTAATAATTTTTTCTAGTATGGATAATAAAATGTCATCAAGGTTGTCTTTTAGTGGGTTATCGAATGATTTTTCTGATAGAGTTCAAGAATATAAAAATGGTCGCATAGTATTAAATGATGGTCAGAGATATATACCATATGAAACTTATACAGGATCATCACAACCACAAACAAATTTTAATGATACTTTAAAAGGTATTCATCAACCAACTAAGGTATCAAATTTATTTTTCTCTAAAGAAAATGTGGATTTAATTCAACAAGAAATAATAAAAAATGTGTATCAGCAAATGGGTGAGGTGATAAGTAGACAATCTGATCTTAACTTGCAAATTATAATGAAATCATATTATTTACAATATGCTAAAAATTTACCTTGCCAAATTAGAGAACAGGTTAATGAATTAAACCAAATGGTTATTAAAGAATGTGTAAAAATAATTATACCAAATATTCAACAAACAATTGGTTACCGTAGGGATTTAACTAAAATGCCAGTTACACTAGATAGACCAATAAATATGAGCCAATCTGGTACTAAAATGTTATATGATAAGATAGCATTTTAAGATATATATGACATTTGGTGTTCTAGGTGGTATTGGTCTAGTTCTTTGTTGAGATGTTTTGTTTCAATTTCAGAAATTCTGTATTTAAGTTCTTCCATTTGTAGCCATTTGTGTCTTTCTTTTTCATTTTTTTCGTCTAAGAGATCATCATGTAGATCTTTTAGTTCTTCTTTTAATTCTTCTTTAACGTGTATTTTGATAGTTTCAGTTAGTGTCTCTTTTAGATTTGTTGGTGATTGTTGTAATTTATTTTTACGTTTTAATTCAGTAGTTGATGCATCAACATCATCATATTTAGTATTACTTTGTCTATTGGATAAACATATTCTTTTTCTAGGATGATCTGGATGTTCAAGTTCATTATACAATTCTTTATGTAATTCTTTAAGATTGTTAATTTCTTGATAAATAAATTGATTTTGTTGTGAAATAATGTCAATTTTATTATTAAGTAATTCTAAAAAAGCTATAATGTTTTGGTTAAGATTATTGGGATTAAGTTTGGATTCATTTAATTCATTCATTTAGATTTATGATTTACATGATATTAAAAGATATATCAATCAATTTTATTGAATGTATTGTGAAATGAAACTGCGGCAAAAAAGTTAAAAAAATAAATGTATCTTAAGTATTAAAGTAATTAAGTATTAAAGTAATTAATAACATATATGAGTGATTCTGAGGATAATAAATGCAAAAATTTAGATACTTTTTTTGATATTAAAAAGGAAGATAGTCCTAAAGATAAAGAAGATGTAAAATTTGATTATAAAAATATTGGTGAAAAATTTCAAATGGATTGGGAATATCAAGAAATAATAGAACAAGCAAAAGGGTTGAGTAAGACTGAACACTTAGAAATATTTAAAATAATAGAGAATAATGATGATAATTATACTGTTAATGATAATGGAGTGTTTGTTGCATTAAATAAAATTAAACCAGATACGTTAGAGAGTATTAAAAATAGTATTAATTTTTATTTAGCAAATAGGGAAAGACTTCAAATAGATCAAGTTGAAAGAAATTCTATTCGTGAAATAATGAATTGTCAAAATCAAGAAAAAAGTAATGTCAAAGTGTTTAATAAGATTTTTCGTCAACCAGAAAAAAATTGAAGATCTAATTTAAGAATAATTATGATCAACTCAATTAATATAATAATTAATATAATGTTAAGTTGTCAAAAAATTACAGAAACTTTATCAAAATTTGAAGGTGGTCAAATTTTCAAAATTGATAATTTTAATCCTCTTTTCGAACAATCTAGTGATTTCGACCAAAAGTATTTACAATTGGTTGAAGATAAAATAAAAGAAAATGGATGGGTTGATCCAGCAATAGATTCGCAAAACTTTCCAGATCATCAGTATCCTGTTAAAAATTATCAATCTCATGATAATCAAGTTGGAGGTCAAGAACAAAAAAGTATTAATCTCAATTATCGAGAACATCAAACATGTGATTTACCTAATGAGCTATTGTGTTTAATCAGTCCAGAAAGACACAAAAATATTTATTTTTATGGTATGAAGGGACCTGATAGTTTTTTGGCGAGTGTTTTGTTGGCTAAAGATCCTGGATATTGGTTTCAACATCGTAAAAAGAGAAATGAATATGCAAATGAGTTAAAAACAACCTTTAATATTAAACATCATGATTTGTTTCGTGAAATTGAAGCAAAAAAAGGGTCTATTGGGGTAAATTATAAGGATAAAATCTTTGAGAATGATTTTCCTCAAGGGGTTGACAGTGATAAATCCATTGAATTACAATTTTTAATAGGTCATAGTTTCAATGTCAATATTTTAGTATTAGATCTATCTACTAAGAAAGGTCATTTTGCAACTGATTGGGACCCAATACAAAGCACTGTTATTTTAATAAAAGATGTAAAAACATATTTACCTATTTTAAGTGGTAGTGGTGAAGCTCCCAATTTCACCTCTGAGGAAGTCAAAGAATTTGACAAAGGATTTCAAATAACTTACCCAATCAAAATGGAAGTTTGCACAAAATCTAAACCTAAAACTCATAAACCTATGTCTAAAGAAACCACTAACGAAACACCTAAGGTAACTTCAAAGGAAACACCTAAGGAAACACCTAAGGAAACACCTAAGGAAACACCTAAGGAAACGCCTAAGGAAACACTTAAGGATATTAAACTATTGGATATAAATAGTTATAAAGTGAGTGATTTATTGGATCTTGCGAAGACATTAAAAGTGGATTACATGAAGAGGAATGCGGATGGGAAAAAAACAAAACAAACAAAAGCTGAATTATATAATAATATTTCCAATGCATTAAAAACTTCTATAAAAAATTGATTTGACCAAGATTGTAATAATAAAAAAAAATAATGTTTATTAGAGAGTATTATCCAATATTTATTTCTGAAAATGATAAAATTAGAAAAAGAGCTTATTATTATTACATAAATGGTTGGGGAAACAATCAAAAAATTAATTTTGAAAGAGCTACAAAAGTTCAAATAAAAATAGACAAATGGTCACAATATATACATAATGATAGTCATTATAATATGTTAAGAATTCATGGAAAACATTACATTTCTGGTTACATAGATGATTATGATTTTGGTTCTGATGATGAAGATCCTGATCCTTTAGAAAGAAGTAACATTTATTTGTGTGATGATCAATCTGGAGATAAGATAAAAAGATTATATAAATCAAGCAAATGTTGTAATCATAAGGAACGTGAAGGGAAATATTACTTTTATTATAAGCGTCATACTAATCCAGTACCTGGTTTAGGCCCTTTGTGTGATGATTGTTTAGCCGAACTTGATGAAAATAAAATTAAAGATTATGATGTTATGATGGCAAATATTATTAATTCAGAAATTTATAATACCTTAAATACTATAATTTAGATGTTATTATGTATATAGCATATGTATATAAAGAGTATTTTACTTTAGTATTTTTTTAAATATTTTTTTTGATTGAAATAAAAGTAGTTTTTTCATAAAAATAATATAATATAATAAGTAAGAAGAATCATTTAATATGAAGTTTAACAAGCAGACAAATGAAAAGGGAAGATTAATAGAACTCATAAAGAAATCACATCAAAATAAGAATATTGAACTGGAAGCTTTGATTCATCATGAGGGTTGTCATAAACTGATTAAGTATGATGATTTTTTATCATGTTTGAGTCGTATTAAGAATCAAAAGGAATTTAAATCATTAACTCCTAAGGAAGTCTTAAATATAACTTTTAGACCAGATTCTAAATATAGATGTTTGAGAGTTTCTATAATAGGTCGTGAAACTGTCAGATCATTTTGTTCGCATGGACGTATAAAAGATTTGGGTTCAAATGTTAGATATTATCATAAAGAGATTCAAAAAGACAGTAATGGTAAAATAGAAAGAGTCGATTTAAGTGATTACAAAGTTAGATTTAACCTTAAGGAGGAAAGAGATCTAGGAGAGGATCATGAGTTAGTAAAGGAAATACAATCACAATGGTTTGAAGTTCCTAAATTTTTCCGTTATAAAAAGATATTTACATTTGAAACATTGAATGGACTATTTAGAAATGATTTCGCGATCGTTAAAGAATCTAGAAACGAAATTAAAGAAATGTATATTTCAGAGGTTCGTAAATATAATTTAGAAGATTTAGTATTAAAACCGGATTCATTCAAAGGTAAATTTAGTGCTTGGTGGCATACTGTTAAAAATAAGCCTAAAGAATTGGTTAAAGTGTGTGATCAACCAGTTTATTATCAATCATTTCAAAAATCAGGTACATTGGATGGTAGACCATCATATGAAATTGAAGTTGAATATTTAGGTAATCAAAAGGGGCAAATTATGTTATCAGAAGAGGAAGTTTTATCTAAGTTTGTTCAGTTAGTTGGAATACATTTACAGGCAATTCAAAAAAGTTATTTTGTCATGGGTGAATCAGAAAAAGATCAAGTTATTAGAACTTATCAACAATTAACTGGATTAAAAGGATCAAATTTATTTAAGGCACCATTACCTATTACGGTTGAGGTAGGTCATTTACAGAGATTGACTAATCGTCAATATCTCGATAATAATAATTTGAATTTAAGAAAAAATTATTTGGTTACTGAAAAAGCTGATGGAGAACGTAATTTATTATATGTTGATCCAGTTGGTTCTATGTATTTCATTAATCGTCAAAATTTGATTCGTAAGCTGGGTGTCAAGATGCCTGATTTAGCGAGTACTTTAATTGATGGCGAATATTTGAGTGATCAAAATTTATTTATGGTATTTGATGCTTATTTTTTCCAAGGTGATGGTGTATGGAAACAAGTGTTTGATCCTAGATATGAAGCTGTTAAAAAATTTGTTGAATATGTGAAGAAAAATATGGATGTTTCTAATAAAACTAATGGTAATGATATAAAATATCCATTGAATGTGGATCGTAAGGTATTTTACCGAGGTGATATTACGATGAGAAAGGATAAAGTAAGTTTAGATGAATCTCATTATGATACTTTAATATTTGACGCATGTAAAAAGATTTTGAAGCAAGTTAGCGTTTCACAAGGAGGTTTATTGGATGTTGGACATCAATTTAGTTATAATGTTGATGGTTTAATCTTTGTGCCTTTAAATTTGCATGTTGGTCAAGATTATATTGGGCATAATGTGACTGAGTATAGTATGACACAATCATGGAATAGAACTTTTAAATGGAAACCACCAAAGATGAACTCGATTGATATGGTTACAGAAGTGTATCATCCTTCTACATCTGTTGATTTTAATGAACAATATTATAATGGTATTCCATATCGTCAAGTTATCCTGAAAGTAAATTATCAACCTGATTATCATAATCGTTACAATTCTCAAAGAGTACTAAATGAAGGTATATCAAATACTCCTGGTTTAAAGGCATTTACACCCAATTATCCTTTTGTTGGACATATAGATTATAATGGGCATTTAGTGGATGAAAGTTATATTGCATGGGTTCCTGTAGATTTAGCAGGTAATATGATTGCTTTGGATAAAAGTGCAATTCAAGATGGTGAAGTTGTTGAATATGCATATGATATGAATGAAGATGATATACAATTTAGATGGAAACCTTTGAGAGTGCGTGCGAATAAGAAAGCAAATGGATATCATACAGCAATTAATGTGTGGAGATCAATTCATAATCCTATTTCAACTGAAATGATTATAGGTGATGTTGATATTCCTCAATCTGAAACGTATTATCAATCTAATACTAAACGTAGTGAATATTATTTGAAGGAAATGAAATCATTTCATAACTTTGTGAAGAGTCGTTTATTGGATCATATAAGTCAAGATAAAAAACGCCCTTACATTTTAGATCTATGTTGTGGTAAATTAGGTGATTTATATAAATGGAAGAATCAAAAAGCAAATTTTGTATTAGCGGTTGATTCATGTCCTGATGGGTTAGATAATTATAATGATGGTGGTGCTGTTAGAGCTTTAATGGCTCAAGAACATAATTCTAATTTCAAACGACTTAATTCAAATTTAATGGTTGTTCTAGCTGATTGTACAAAACCTCTTAATACTGGAGAAGCCGGATTAAATGCATTAAATGAATATTATCTAAAGGTCTTATATGGTGGTGTTGATTTAGGTGATTATAGTAAATTGGGGCGTTTATCTGGTCATGCTTTACAAAAATTTGATATAGTAACATGTCATTTTGCGATTCATTATTTCTTTAATAATTATGAGAGATTAACTGGATTTTTGGATAATGTTCATCAAAATTTAAGAACAAATGGATATTTTATTGGAACATGCTTGGATGGTCAAAGTTTGTATGAGAAATTGGGTAAATCTAAAACGGGTGTGATTAGTAAATTTCAGGATCCAGATGAACAGCAATTGATTTGGAGAATTATTAAAAAATATAATAATACTGGATCTCAAATGCCTTCTGATGAAAATTCGCTTGGTATGGAGATTGATGTGGATTTGGAAAATATTAATAATACCAGTCATGAGTATCTAGTTAATTTTGATTTCCTAGTTTCACTCCTTAATCAATATGGATTAGAATTAGTTGATAGTAAATTATTCAATGAAATTCCTAACTCAATGTTAGAAGAATTTTATGATAATGTTAAATCTGAAGGACATATTTTAAAATCCAAACATATGGCTCTAGAATATAGTTTATTACATCGTTGGTTTATATTTCAAAAGAAGAGTCTAGCTGTTGAGGGACCATCATTAACTGCTCAAGAAGAAGCTGAAATATTAAATGCTGGTGTTACTGATTTAGATGATAACAATAATAATAGTGATAATAACAGTGATCATGATGATAAATCTGTCGAACTTGAAGTTCCTGATTTGGAGGAAGTTGAAGGTTTTGATAGTCAAAAAGTTAAAATGAGTGGTAAAGATAATATTAGTAAATATAGAGTTGAATATGATTATGATGATGAATCTGAAGATGATGAAATAGATTCTTGAGAATCTTGATTAGTTAAATATTGATATACTCGTTTACTTATAATAGGTCCTAGTTTTCTTTTTTTTCCAGTTGATGTATTAACTTCCAAGTTTGATAACATTAACTCTTTTTCTTTTTCCTCTTTATCTTTATTCATATAGTTTATTACTAAATTACTTATAGAATTGTATTGTTTAATTATTAATGTTGCAATGGAAACGGATACACCTGGAATTTGAGCTAATTGTAATATAGAACAATTTAATGGAGTTAAATTATCCTTTTTTTTCATTTTAATGGTTGATAAATATTCTTGTGTATTATTATCACAAGTGACATTTACATTATCATTTTTATCATTTATATTATCATTTAAAAAAGATGTTAGGATTGCTGGATCTTTATTTTCTATTTTTTCATGTATTCTTCTAAGAAAATATATTGTTTCCTCCATATTTGAAAAAAATAATACTGGAATACCGTCTCTATAAAGTGTATTTATGATCATACCAAATATTGTTTTCATTTTCCCTGGTGATTGATCAATATTACCTTCTAGTATATATAAAATTCTATTACGAGGGATTCCACATTCTAATAATCTTTTCTTCTGATTACGGTATCTTCCGTCATCAATAGAAGCTATTAGGTCAGGTATTTTTTTCCTTTCAATTAATATGAATGGTTTATTTTGATATTTAAATAAAATATCACCTAGATCTAGGTTTTCATATATTGCTTCTGTTGTAAAAATAGATTTCAAATCTTTTTCACGATTATCTATGATAAAACTCATTACTTTTAATTTAGTTTAATTTGGTTAAATCTAAACTCATAAAAAGATATATTTTTAGATGTTTTAGATGTTAAACAAAATTAAAAATTGAAACCATTCGTTGTAATAAAATATTATTCACAAATGTCAGAACAACAATATGTATTTCCTGGGTATTCCCAGACAACCCAAAACCTTCTTGAAGGGATTTTGGAAGAAAGATCTCATGATTATGATCATGAACTGACTGATCAACCGGAAACACCGGAAACACCGTGTAAGACTCAACAGAGTGTACATGTACAGCAACAACCACAACCACAACGGAAGCGAACTGAGATCAAGCAAGGGACTCCGCAGTTTCTTGAGCGTTTCAAGATTACTCCCTCAAAGAAGAGAAAGAAGAGCCTGCACGGACCTTCACCCCTGGTGCATTGTATGTCGATCCCCCTTTCTTGTGAAGATTATGATGCTGGCGATCAAGAAATGGCTGACTCTGATCCTTACGGATTGAATCCGGAAACGCACGTTTTTTGGGGAGATCTAGACCCAAATTTGCAGCAGCAGACGCTGATGGATACTTTTTGGGAGAATTCAGATCCGAATGGTGCTCTCCAGTCTGTTGTTGAAATTACTCACCATCAATATTGGTGATCAAATATAAAATACTATATATATATATATAAACTCATTTATATGTACATATTTTTTTTGCATTTTTACTATAAAATAAGTATGGATAAAATTGATCTTAATTTACAAAACAAAACAGAAGATTAGATAATATAAATATGGCTAGTTCAGATACTGTCATAGTGGCTCAACTTTATTGTAAGAAAGCTAAAGTAAATACACATATTGATAATATGACTAATAGAACTATTGTATTGACTCTTGAAAATCAAGAACATTGGATAAGTTATTATGATGGTCATAAATTTATAAAAAAATTTGGACCACTGAGTTCAGTTGAAATTGAACATAAATATGCTTCAATTAATACTTTAATGATAATTGATCACATAAACAAAAAAACAACCACAAATGAAATTGTATCATATTCTTGTGACAAAATGTCATTCAAAATTACTTTACGTAATAAAACTGATTTTATGTGCCTTTATCTAAACTATGATGATTATAAAACGGATCCATTACAGTTGCAAAAACATAATTTAAAAAACTTTGTCGAAAAATTAATAACAACCATGCCACATAATGATTAAATAAGGTTATTCATTATATTTATAATGAATGGCGAGTTTTTCTAAAATTTCATTACTTTTTCCACGTTCTGGTATATCACTTAACATAAATTTGATAACTATATCAAATACTCCTTCTAACAATTTATTTTTATGCCCATTATAAGTTTGCCAACTTTTATTTTTTTTATAATCAACTGGAAATTCAAGATCTAATGGATTTTTATTAAAAGAATTGCAATTTAATAATTTCCAAAAAAGAACTCCTAATGCCCATACATCAGCCTTTTTAGCAAAATAAAGATATATAGAATTTCTAGTTTGATTTTTAGATAAACTCTTTATTTTTTTTGCTAGAACATCCAAGTTATCATTTTCTGGTGGATTTGCTATACCTAAATCCAAAGTATTACAAAATTTATAATAATAGTCAGTTTGATTATTGTTTTCTTGTAATGGTAACGCAATATATTTACCACAAGAAACCGCAAAATCAGATAATCTTAAATCCTCTATTAAAGAATCATTATAAATTATATGTATTGTTTCCGGATTAATATTTCTATGAGCAACTCCCTTTTTATGTATATAATTAATAGCTAAAAGAAGTCTAAACATAATCATTGTTATTATTTTCTGATATAAATTCCAGTCCATTTCAGGTAGATTTTTATAAAATGATGCTAGAGTTTGTCCATTGGGTTTTTCTAAAAGTAAATATAAATAATCTTGTGTTAATTTGAAATTAATACATCTATAAATATGTTTTTGACTGCTAGTAAATTTTGATAAATATCTAATAAAGTTTATTTCCACTAAAAGATTATTAAAATTTTCTATATTTTTTTTGGAAATTATTTTTAATAAAACATCTTTATTTTGGTATTTGGCGTAATACACTTTCGTTTCATTTTCATCACCAATATAATTTTTAAGAGAACATGACGATCCAAAAACATTTATAATCTCTTTTTCAATTTCCATTTATATTTCAGTTACTATTTACATTTTAACTAGAAAACTTTTATATAAAAAACATTTATATTGAATATAATACCAAGTTTCCTAAGTTCGCAAAAAAATGCAATGCACAATGCGCATAAGTTGAAATCCAATAACGTTTCTTTGCATAATAATAATGTCCGATTGGATAAAAACTGATAGCCGAAAACATTAGTACATAATATTCCATCATATACTTCGATTCATAGGCATGATATATTTGATACATTAAGACAAAATTAACGTATAGTATATCCAAATTGCGTCTCCAAGAGTAAGTTGGATTTTTCCAATAATTTATAGATGTTAAGAAAACACCTCCAGAACACATGGCAAAATCATATCTACCATTATATACTGCATACATAGATGTTCCAAGAGATAAAAATGAAAATTTTAAAATAAGTTCGCACTGTTTAGGGTACAATATACAATCCATAGTTTTTATTTATTAAAAAACCTTTATACACTTTTAAATTCAAGATCTAGGTTGTTCAGTATATGTGAACTTAGGCATTATTGAACCAACTTGTGTATCATTGGTTAATTCTAATGCTTGTGTTGGTGTTCCACGATCAAACACTCCAGATGGTAAACATTTATTTTTGCATCCTAAGCACACTGGAGGTCTTTTCTGAGGTACATTCCATCCATTAGGATTTTGGTATTGATAACCACTATGATATTCTTTCATTCCTGGTTTATGTTCAAAACTATTTTTGAATAATTCTCGATTTTTGTTTGGTCCTTCATGGCATAATTTTGATTCTCCTTTTTGTTTAAGTTCTTGATTTTTACTCAGATGAATATTAGTTTTTGCTGTATTAAAAAAATCATTCTCAGGATCATAGTGATTTTCTTCCATTTCATTCTCATCCCATACCGTATTATTTCTAGTATCCCACGTCTTATTATCCCACGTCATATCATCCAATGAATGTCCACTATTATCACCGAATCCCAAATTAAACCCACTATTATCTATTTGGGTTTGAATTTGGTTCATCATGTTGCCTTGACCATACATACTAGTAGAGAATTGATTAACCATATTCATAATTTCAGGACCTAATCCTAGTTCAAGTCTATGAGTTTGCTTACTATCATCATTATTGCCTCTCGAAATAACAATATTTGGATGGAAATAATTGCTTGGTCCTTCTCCACCTATTTGCGAAATATTAGGTATACGGGGAGTTAAATCTAAATCTCGTCCATGATGAATACCTTTATGACGCACCCATGGCATTTTTTCATTAGAACTATTAGATTTAGCATTATCGTCTGGAGCTGCTTCATAATCTTGATCAGTCATATGTCTCGATTCAGTAACTTCAGATGACCCCATAGGTCTCAAACTATTATTAATCAATTTGATAGATTCAGGAGTTGGTGTATGTAATGATGGTACTTGAACATTAGAAATTTCCTGGATATTAGCATTATTATTACTATTAATATTGGCTTGCGTATTGGGGACTTCTTGGACATTAGATTGCATGGTATTAGATTGCATATTTGGAACTTCTTGTGGATTGGAATTGGAAGTTTGTGGTATTTCTTCTTCAGTTTGAGGACTTGTTATAATTATATCAGAAGGTTCTTCTTGACCTGGGGTCGGGGTTGGTTCTGACATTGATTCTTGAAATCCTTCTGTCAAATTGAAACCATATCCATAAGAAAATACACATCCAACTATAAAAAATAATCCTACTAATAATAAAACGAAATTAGGATCTGATAAATTAAATTTCATATTATAATAAATAAAGAATAAAATTCTTAAGATTTGAAAAGATAAACCAAATAAATATCAATCTTTTTCTTCAGATAATTTGTTAGTTATGTCTAATGGTGTTTGTTGAGTTATTTCTTTATGGCTATTTTCATCTGCATAATTCATCACTAGCTTAATGCAATGTTGACAACAAAAAACACTACTAAAATAGACCAGTTATCAGGTAATTTCATATTATAATATCAAAGAATTAAAATAAAACTAATGAACGTGTTAGTTAATCGTTAAGAAAAGGGATTGAGTTGAGTGTTATTTTTTATAATTTGGTCCATCATACATCTATTAATAGCTAGATTAACTTCTTTATTATCTTCTATAATTTTTTTACATTCTTCTTTAGTAGATCTATCATATATACCATAACTACATTCATTATACTTGACATCTGTTAAGGCATTTTCGCGATTACATTTATGTTGTAAAGGTAATACTGGTTCATTATCTTTAGTAATAGGATTTAATTGAGGACACATTGTAGGTTTATTATTTGAATAATCATCAAGACTATTAAAAATGATTGGATTTGTTTTATTGATAGGTAATTTAGTATTTAGGAGATAATATTTATTACCATCTGTTAGGAGACGATCTGGGCATTTATCACAAAAATCACCATCAATAAATCTTTCAATGGCATTTGATCTTAAGAACCAACAAAGACAAAAAGCTAAAACTATTAATCCAATTAATTTTTGTTGTATGCTCCATTTTTCAAATTTAAACATATTTACTTAAATTTAAGAAAAAAAACTCCTTGAATCTTAAAGACATAAAAAATAAATATGAATTTTCTTATTTTGCCGCATCAATTATTTGATCCTAAATATTTGCCAAAAGGTATTTCAGCAATTTATTTGTATGAACATCCGCAATATTTCACGCAATATAAATATAATAAAAAAAGGTTAGTAATGCATCGGGGTAGTATGCAATATTATCTAGATCTTTTAAAGAAGAAAAAGTATTCTGTAAAATATATAGAATTTGGGGAAAAACTTCCACAACTAGAATGGACACTTTTTGATCCAATCGATAAAATTAAAATCCCTAAAGCAACTTATATAGAATCTCCTAATTTCTTACTGACAAAAGAACAATATATTGAATATCGGGAAAAAAAGAGTACTAAATTCTTTTTTAATGCATTTTACACATGGGGTAAAGAGCAAATTAACATTATTCCTAAAATTAAATCACAAGATAGAGAGAATAGAAAAACCATGCCTAATAATTTGAAGGTTCCTGATATACTTTCGAATAATAATAGTACAGATAAAAAGTATATTACTGAAGCGATTGAATATGTTGAAAAATATTTTAAAAATAATTATGGGGATACAGAGGATTATCAATTTCCTATAAGCCATCAAACAGCAAAAAAATGGTTAATGGATTTTATTGAAAATAAATTAAATAAATTTGGTGATTATCAAGATTATATTATGGAAAATCAACCCTATCTATATCATAGTCTCTTATCTACTAGTATTAATATTGGTCTAATAAATCCAACTGAAATAATAGATCTCATAAGACCATTGAAGGATAAAATTAATATTAATAGTTATGAAGGATATATCCGTCAATTATTTTGGAGAGAATATCAGCGATTTTGTTATATTCACTTTGATTTTTCTAAACTCAACTATTTTGGTAACAACAAAAAATTAACAGCCAGTTGGTATAATGGTACTACCGGTATACCTCCAGTAGATGATACTATTAAAATGGCCTTTAAGTATGGTTATTTACATCATATCTTAAGATTAATGGTAATAGGGAATTGGATGAATTTAACAGGAATAGACCCTAGAGAAGGTTTCAAATGGTTCATGGAATTCAGTTGCGATAGCTATGAATGGGTCATGGAACAAAATGTTTTAGATATGGTTTTCTGTGTATCCGGAGGACAAACTATGCGTAAACCATATATATCTAGTAGTAATTATATAATAAAGATGAGTTCATATAAGAAGGGTGAGTGGTCTGATAAATGGGATCTCATGTATCAAACGTTTTTAAAGGAGAAAAAAGATAAATTATTACCTAGATTTGCGTATGCTTTTGCTATCAGGTATAAATAGTAAAATTTTGATTATTTTTGCCGTTGATCTTTGAGTTTAACTTCCGCATATCCAGATTTTTTTTCTAAATATAATTGCGTTAAATCTGGATATTTTTTATTTAAATAAACAGCGGATTCTAAAGCATCTTTTTTACGATCTCTATTATGTGCTTGCATACCTCCAGGTGTTTTATAATATGTAGTTACAGCAGAGATATTATTAAATCGTAGGACTCCATTATCTTTAGTATAATGTTGCAGTGTTCTTTCAACATCTTCTTTTTCATCTATAGTGAGTACTAAGTCATCATCATGACGATTTATTTGTCCCCATACGGTGCCAACTATTAATCTTAAATCTGTTGTTATGTGATGATTCATAAAGTAAGGGTTATTAATTGGGTAAATTCCCCATAAATATAAATTTTTATCACGTAGGGTTTGGAAAGCTTTGGTTGCAAATTTATCTAGATCAGTGAGTGGTTTTAAGAAATTTTGTTTTCTAAAACTTTGTGTGTATTGTCGTCTGGGGTTATTAATTTTTTTTTGTGTTTTTTTTCGTTGTGTTTGTTGAAATTTACTAAAATCAGCATGGTTGATAACTTTATTTGCTAAAATTTTTAATTCACTGATGTCGTCATCTAGTTGTAATATTTCTTGATTCTCTGGAAAAAATTTAGTAATGAAATTTCTTTGATTTTTTAATCCCTTTTTACCAACAATAAGATGACCATATAAAGCAGGATTTAAATAATCATGATATATTTTTTGTTCATTTTGATCAGCCACAAAAACATATATCCGTTTCTTAGGGATATTATATTTATTTAACATACTTAGTGTTTTTTGTTCTAATATTGAATATCTTTGATATGAAGGTATTGCTATAACATATGACATATTTCTATTTGATATGTATAGAGATAAAAGTGATTATTCAAAAACGTATTGTAAATAATTTATAAATAAAAGGTAAAAAATTAAATCCATGACATTATTATTAAATTATTCCAAAGGACGACGATGCAAATCTGGTTCAATTGTGGTTTGCATCCATGGACTAACTTGAACTTGGGGATTTGGTGGCGCCGAGCGAAGATCATAACTTGGATTACGACGACTAGATCCGACAGTTCCAACACCAATATGGTGTCCAGCATTCAAATAGTTTTGATCAGTAAGTGCTCCTTGACCTGATGGAACCACTTTAGCATAAAGACTATCAGCGCCACCTGGTAAAAGATCTTGAGAACTTAATACATCTTTGGGGTAACACTCATTTGGCATATTAGGCATTCCACTTACATTATTTTGAACTGGTGCCATAGCCTGGGGATATTCTTGGACTTGTCCATTGACTTCATTCACTTGTTCTTGATTTTCTTGGGTTCCTTGAGTTCCATTTTGATCTTCAATGGGAGATCTTTGATCATAGTTGTAGAATCCTTCTTCCATGTTAGCACCATTTAGTTGAGTCGGGGTGGTTTCTTCTCCAGTTGTGACTGCATTATCGTAGTAATAAGTCTTGAATAAAAAGATAAGTAAAATACCACATCCAACCACAATTACTAAACGAGTTAGTTCTTCATTTTTTAGATTAAACATTTAGTTGCTATTATATTAATAAGACAGAAAAATTTTTCTCAATTTATTCACAATTAATTAATTAAACGTAAATTAATTATTTTTATTTTTAATTATTTTTATTGTAAATGGTTTTTGATCTGACCGTGGATTTGGAGGATCTGCTCTTAAATGAACATTTTTTTGTTTACTATGAATACCTGAAAAATCTGTTTGGGAATGATTTTTAGGATATAAAAAATTTAAATTCCCCAGATCACTATCTTCCTTTTTTAAATATTTATTATCCACATCAGTCGATTTTAAAATACTTTTCTTATCCAAACGATACGGACGACTCATATAACTGTCTTCTTTTTTAATATTTTCTAATTCATATTTAATCGGTTCCCTAAGGTTAATCGAATCTGAATATTTACCATCTATTATTTTCGACTTGTCATATGGTTTATTAAATACTTCCGGATCATTAGGATCATATTCTGGAGGACTTTCCATCACATTCTCGAACCCTTCTTTATTTTTATCACCAAAACCATTATATATTATAATATATAATACATATCCTAACAATAATAACGTTAATACTTCCGAAAAATTATTAAGCATTTTTACTTACATAATAGATTAAAATATACTTTATTAACCATTCCGGTGTATAAAAGTAAAAATATTAAAGTGTTCTAGATGTAATCAATCTAGAATAATACTTTTTAAAAACTTTCTAGGATACAAAAGTAAAAATATTAGAATGTTCTAGATGTAATCAATCTAGAATAATACTTTTTAAAAACTTTCTAGGATAC